ATTTGTATAGACTCTACTACTATGAGTTGATTGTCTTATTCCACCGTTAGCGTTATCTCCATCACTAACATGAAATGTACCAGCAGCTGATTGTTCATCACTTCCTACACTTAATATAGTTTTATTACCAGATGTCTGACCTACGGCGCTTTTATTAATAAAACTTTGACCGTAAGAACTTACTCTTGTTTGTTCGATTGGAGAGGCTTCTCCTGTATATAATGCTAAGTAACCATCAGCTCCTGACTCATACACCCGTGCTAAATAATCGCCATCAGCCTGTGTCACACCAGCAGAGGTAGACGATATTTTGAACCTTCTTGTTGCTCCTACATTAAACGCCATTGAATCATCTGCATGATTGTAGTCTACAGCACCTCTATAACCTGCTGTTCCGCCAGTACCATCTGCAAATTTTAATTGACCGTTAGAAACTGATCCTGAAACTATGCTTATACCAGTATCGCCTGAACCGCCTACAACTAAATTTCTTGCTGATGCATTGTAGTCAGAAGGATTACTAATCCCGATACCAACATTGCCTCTATCTAAAACAAGATTATTATTATACGAAGTGCCATTGTTTTTAGTATTAAAATTATAAGTAACAACTCCACCACCAGGAATAGCTGTATCAAGTTCTAAATAAAAATTATCTTCTGAAGAGCCATAAGACCATCTTTGAGCATTTGTGTTATCTACAAATTTTACATCTAATGGAGCTGCTGGAGAAGTCGTTCCAATTCCAACATTGCCTGAACCATCAATGGTCATTCTAGTACTACCAGCATTAGTATGGAATTTTAAGTTTCTACTTCCATCGTAGCTCATTCCACCATCATAAGCATCAGTATTATCACCAACTGCTCTAGCAAAAGCATATCTACCAGTAGATGTTCCTGCAAAAACTGACATACCTTGATCACCTGAACCTGTACCAACAACTAATTTATTAGCGTTTGAAGACATACCACCAGGATTTGAATTTCCAATTCCAACACTGTCATTACCACCATCAACAAACAGCATATGACTGTTGTTATTTGATTCAACTCTAAAGTCTAGGTCTACAGAACTTTCATTTACAACAAGTTCAGTGCCATTAGAAGAATACAGTAAGGGAATAAAAGTTCCTGACTTGTTGATTGCTAGTTCAAAGTAACCAGTATGGCTAGCAGCAACAGCATCATCACCACCACCTGAAATACGTACTCCTTCAACTAAAGCTCCGTTAGTATCTTTTCTACCTATATACACATAGTTAGCACCAATTCCTGCGCCAGAGTAATCTCTGTAAAAACCTGTGTTTTCATAATCTCCAACTACATTTAAAACTTTACTAAGACTAGTCGTTCCAATACTAACTTTTGAACCCACCAACAAGTTTTCATTACTATCAATAGTAATAGCTGTAGATGTAGAATTATCGATAATTCCGGGAGTACTTGAAAGCTCTGCTGGTATTTTAGTGTTGGCCATGATTAGATTCCTTAGTTTTCGTTTGCTGTTCTTTTAGCTTCTTTTATTGCATCAGTCCATACTGCACTTGCAATACCTTGAACCTCTGTAGACTCACCTGATATATCTGTATCTGTATGAGTCCAAGTATCATCATCGTTCTTTACAGAGCTTACACATTCTAATGCGTGTCTATGAAAAGACCTTGAAAGCTCTACGCCATCTTCTTTGATGATTGTAGCTGTTCTTATTTGTATATTTTTGTAGTCTCCTACAACTTCTATTTTATCTTCTATTATTTCTTTTATTAATGCCATTCTATTTTTTTCCTTTGTCCGTACCTAGAATCCACTAGGTATATTAGTTATTATGAATTTGTTTTGTAACACCCAAATATTGTAAAGAAGGTGTCGTTATCTAGTCTATTTGATGTAAATATATTATCACCACCTTGCAGTAATCTTGTACCAAAATCTGTGCCATTATTTCTTACGAAAGCAAACCCTTGGTATGAGTCTGCTGTATTAGGCTGATTTCCTAAAAAGAAATTCATTCTGAATTCTTGATATCCTCCTGTAGGTTTACCCGAAAAAGGCAAACCAAATATTCTCAATTCACCACTAGCAGTTCCTCCTACAGCACTTAACTTTCCTGAAAGATGTATAAAAACTAAGTCCCCTATTTTTGTGTATACAGCTGTTGGACCATATTGCCACGTTTGTGTAGATAACGAAATAGTATTGTTCCTTAAATCAGGAGTCCAAGTACCTTCTTCATAATCGTCAAGTTTGTTTGCTGCGGCTGAGCCTCCTACATATAATCCTTGTGCATAAATATTTCTAACTTCTGCATTTACTCCACCTATATCTTTTGTATGTTGTTGTGTAGGTTGAAAGCTACCATTAGCAAACATTTTCCAATGTTCTGTTGTATTAGTAGTAAATCCTAAGAAATCTCCATTATGATGATACCTAATAATACCAGCATCAGAGTTATCTTTATCTCCAAAATTAATAGCACTATCTGATGCGCTACCTCCAATAATTCCTATATGACAACCTTGCGATGAGTTAAAGTTTCTTTGTGCAATAATAACTTCTCCACTAGGGAAAGATGGTGTTCCTTCAGTTCCATCATGTACTACATGTAATCCTTTAGTAGATGTTTGTGGCTGACTAGTTCCAATTCCAACTCGTCCATTAGTATCTATGGTTACACGAGTCGTACCATTAGTATTTAATCCTAGATTATGATTTGAGATTGTGCCTATTTTTCCATTTGCTGATTGTGCTTGTAAGTGTATTTTTGCACCTGATGTTCTTTCAACATAGATATCACCATTTCCACCACCTGTTCCTTTAACATGAAGTTCTCCATCAGGAGAGGTTTCTCCAATTCCAACATTTCCTGATGAATCTATTCTCATGCGTTCATAGCCACCACTGTTAGCTTCGCCATTTGCTCCACTTGATGTAGTCCATAAACTTAAGTAGCCGCCATAGTCTCCATCAGCTGCAGTTGTCTGCTTCCCACCGCTTATATAACCCATCTGATATTGTCCGCTAGAAGCTGAATTTCCCATATAACCAGATATTGACAACCATCCGCCTTCAGTAACTGATGTATTTGTATTTTCTAAATTTAAATTACCATCACGTCCACGACCATAGTCACCATTAGAGTCAGACATACGAACATCTAATTTAGCGACAGGACTACTCGTTCCAATTCCAACATTGCCACCAGCTTTAAATCTAATAGATTGAGATTCTGCACCACCTACATCAAGTAGTATATCTCTATAAGCGGATGCAGCTCTATCATATGAAGCTATATAGTTTGTATTTGCAATACTAAAAACAGTAGTATCAGGTGTAAATTCAAAACCCCCTGCACCACTATTTGAGATAACTAAATTTGCTTGTGGCGAAGTCGATCCAATTCCAACTCTGCCTGTTTCTCCAATTCTGACCTTCTCTGTAGCAGCATCTGTTCCTGTTGAAGTGTATAAAGATAAATAACCACCCCAAGCAGAGTTTTGTCTACCTGAAAGTATAGAAGCTCTTATAGGATTTGATGAAGCATTTGAATTTGTATTAGTAAAGTTTAATCTACCTGTTTGCGCATCATTAACTGCTCCATCAGCTTTACTTGTTATAACACCTGAAACATCTATAGATGTATCAAAGGTAGCAGCACCTGTAAATGCTGGACTCGCCAATGGAGCTTTCAATGCAATACTATCGGTAACGGTTGTGCTAAAATTTTCGTCATCACCAAGTGCGGCCGCTAATTCATTGAGTGTATTTAAAGCTGCAGGCGAACTATCAACTAATGCTGTTATTTCCTGTTGAACAAAAGCAGTCGTTGCAGGAGCAGTTGTATTCGTTCCTGAACTTGCTGTTGTCAGAGTAATTTGATCTGGTGTTATTACTCCATCTGCTATTAGTTTTACTTTTGTTGCCATTTATATTATCCTTCTAATGCTTCTATTCTTGCTTTAAGTACTTCATTTTCTGCTTTTAATTCTTGTATTGCTTTTATAAAGTGTGATGTCCATTCTTTACTAAAGTAGTCAACTTGTTGAGCTTTTATATCTCCAGCTTCTACATCAGGTAATTGTCCTTCATAATTATCAATATCTTCTTGAGTCCAAACGGCATCTTTTTCTCCTCTAACAAATTCAGGAAATACTTCTTGAATTTCATGAGCAATCACACCAAGCTCTGTTAAATCTGGAGTATCAACATGATTATAACTTACAACTCTTAATGCATTTATTTTATCTAATGAACCAGTTAAATTGGCAACATTATTTTTTAATCTATAATCCGAGAAATTTCCTCCAGTATATCCATTAGTTCCTGCATATATTGTACCACCACTCTGCGAACTATTATTAATCCTATATTGGAAAGCAGCTACTTGTCCATTAACGTTTCTATTGTTTTGTAAAAATACTTCAGCCCCAGCTGAGTTGTATGCAAACGTTTGAAATATTCTTCCAGTATCTGAAAGTAAAAACAAACCATCATCTACGTTATAAGAGTGGTTTCCTGGCATTGCAACATTGTTATTATGATACAATCTTAACACACCTGCTTCAGTATAGCCTGGTTGACCACCACTATTTACCTGCAGATCTGCATAATCATCACTCGAAGCTCTTACTGCAATACCAAAACCAACAGCGCTATCTCTCACAATTGCTAAACCTGGGTCTCCACTATCTGTAGACCTAAGTATCATATCATAACTATCAGAAGTTCCTGCAGTTGTTTGTGTTATAACTCCTGTAGAAGACATAGCTAATCTTGTAGAACCGCCAGATTCCCAAGTATATCCTGAAGAAGCAGCATTAAACTGTAAAGAACCACCACTACCACGAATCCAGTTTGTGGCATTATTTATACTGACTCCTCCAGTGCTTCCTAATACTAATCTACATTGTGATTCAGATTGAAGATGCATATTTCCACTAGTTGTGACATATGCTCTTGTTGAACCAGCTGGCATAAGTCTTATGTCATTTCCTTCATTTCCTATTTCAGCAGATCCGGCTGGATCAGTAAATTCAATAGCTGCAACAGAATCTGTACTTTCAAACTTAGCTACTACATTTGAGCCACCACTGTTTACATGTAAAGGCCTATCAGGATCGGTTTCTCCAATTCCTACTCTATCAAGTGGACCTTCAGTCATATTAATGTAATTTCTACCGAGAGCAGTAGCAGTATAGACGCTAGTTACACCTAAATTAGCCATTGCCGCTCTTGCACCATATATACTACTTCCTTGATGGGTAAAGAATCTAACTTTAATAGTATAGTCATTTCCAGTCGAAACTATATGAGACACTCTTATAGCATATCTTGAATTAGTGGAATCCCAATAAAAGTCTCCTAAAGCAATATTATCTTTTATTGTTCCTAAAGTTGAAGTTACTTGACCTTTATTTAAATAAATAGCATTGTTTGGGTTAGTACCAACTGCATATACTTTTGTTAGTTTTCCCGCAGTATTTTGATTAGAATAAGTACCAGTAATTTCTACTTCAATATATCCCCATATAGAAACATTTCCTATATAGATATCAACATTAGCATTTGCAACACCATTTACAAAATTACAATAAAGATGACTTTTTGCTTCGTTATCAAAATTTAATATTCCTCTACTTTGAATATTTCCGTTTACATCTAAAGGAAAATCTGGAGAACTTGTTGCGATACCAACATCACTTTCTAAAGAAATATCTGTAAAACCTTCTCCAACTTGAAGTAACGACCCGTTAGCTGCACCTTCTAGAGCTCTATGATTTGAAAAATATATACGATTATTACCACCTTGTAAATTTAGACCTTCTCCTGATCCACTTATATCTAATAGTTGATCAGGAGATGTGTTATTGGAACCTATTCCAATTCTACCTGTACTTCCATCAATAAACATCCTTGTAGTATTACCAGCATTTTTAAAGTAAAAATCTTCTGCTCTTAAATTAGCATTGTTATACGTAGTATTTGATTGACTGTACCAAGACAATAAATTATCGTTTAGTAAAATAGCACCACTATTTTCTATACGAATTCTTTCGAAAGAATTAGTTCGTATTAATAAGTCATGATTTGATATTGTTCCTACATATCCGGTAGTACCGCCTGAGCTTAATTGAGTTGTTGCGCCAGAGCTCTCTTCTGCAGTAATTCTTGCAGTTGTAAGAGCTGGAGTTGTAAGATGTATACCTTTGTTAAAGTCCCACTCATCGTTTGTACCATCGTAAATAATAGTAGCACTTGCACCATCAACTGTAAGTCCTGCTCCGTTTGCTGCAGCTGCATTAGCTGCTCCTGATGCTAATGTAAGATTTAAATCATCTACTGTCATTGTAGTAGAATTAATTGTGGTTGTTGTACCATCAACTTGAAGATTACCGGCAATCACAAGTGTTCCAGTATTATTGCCATGAGCTGCTGGGTCAATTGTAAATGTTGCAGGACCTCTTAGATATCCTGTTGTTGTAATATTACCAGTTGATATATCACCGAGTGTAGAAATAGCACCTTCAATAGCAGCATTAGTTAATTGTAATACACCTGTTGAATTATCATAAGTTAAGTTACCACCAGTAACAGATACTGAGGCTCTTGCTCTTGCATTTGTAAAATAGGTATTAGAACTACCTTCAGATACATTATCTGTAGTAATACCTGTTAAATGAGAAGATGAGATAGCTCCTGATGCAATATGAGTTGATTCAATTGCTCCAGTTCCTATAACGTCTGATGTGATTTTTGTTAATGCCATATTACTTATTTATATCCTATTCGCTATAAGTTGGAAATTCTGTCATTACTAAAAAGCCATCTGAATCAATTTCAGGCGTTATTGTAGATATACAGTCTCTTAATTCTTGTCTATATGTTCTTTGTGCTTCAGTCATTGTACGATCTGATAAACCCCAAAAATCAGTAGCCTTTAATTCAGCATCTCTAATTTCTCTTAATCTTCTTGTTAATTCTTCTACTGGTGCATCCTGAGGATATTGGTAGCTTGTCATTATTAATATATCTGAAATCATATTTTTTCCTAAAATGTAGTTATTCTTCCCATGTAGTTAGTTGCATTGCCCCACAACCCACCAATTGTTACTGTAATTACTTCACTTCCACTTGGTATAGTTGCAGAGCAAGTTAATCCACTATTATGTAAAGTTACAACTGAGAGCGAGTTAGTAGAATTTGTATCTATTATTATTAAAGCTTTTACATACTTGAAAAGATAGCTAGTTACATTTACTTCAAACATGAAAGAATTTGTTTCTGATGCTTGGTCACTAACTCCTGGGTGTGTAGCTAAATCTTCAAAATTAAAAGCAAACCCACTCCCAGCTGATGAATAAGGAATATTAATATATCTTGGAGTTCCGTCTGAATTGCCTTGTTTTACTTGAAGAGTTGACTTAATATCTCCACCTACATGTAATCTTGCAGTGGGGTTATCATTATAACCATCCCAGCCTCCACTTCCAGCAGATCCTCCGTAACCAATTCCTACATTACCATTTGCATGAATACCTATATAAGCTTTATTAGGTACACCACCAGCTGCTGCACTTCGCTCTAATGACCAACCGCCCCAGTTTGAAGAACCATAATTATTAGTTCTCATTGCCCAGTTTCTGTTAGAGCTATAAGTATGTGTAGAAGTCTGCGCTATATCTGAGCCTATAGCAGCTGATACATCTAAAATCGCAGTAGGATTATCAGTTCCAATTCCAACTTTGCCTGTAGAAGTGATACGCATTGACTCTGCCCACGAAATAGTTCCATCATTACTGCCACTTGTTGCTCTTCTCCACCTCGTAGTTCCTGACTGCATATCAAATAATGTAGCAGTTCCTGATGAATTATATTTCCAACCACCAGAAGTCCACCTAGCGTTTTGAGACATAAATACTTCATCAGCTGAACCATTAGCAAAGAATGCAGATGACTCTCCTATTTGAATTGCATTATATCCAGTGTCCCAATCTGTTTTTGGTGTTACACCAATTCCAACTTTGCCTGAAGAATCAATACGCATGGCTTCTGTTGCAGATGAAGCACCATCTGCTGTAGTAAAAAATGACATTCTAGTTGGATAATCATTACTTGCCCAAGTAGCATCACCTTCAACCATAATTTTTGCAGCGTTATGAATACCAACTCCACCACTTGTTACGCCACCAAAATGCACACTACCTAAATCATCATTATTAACAATAGAGCCAAAACCTGTTTGTGATAAAGTAAGAACTGAACCACCATCAGAACCTGAACCACCTTCAGCAATATGTAATCCTGATTGAGGCGATGTCGTTCCAATTCCAACATTACCTGATGTATCAACAGTAACTTTAGTTGAAGCACTATCAGTTCCAGTTCTAATTTGTAATCCACTTCCTGTAGAACCTAAATATGTTACTCCATTACTAACACCTAACCAAGCATGAGCATCTGTAGTATCTGTTTCACTTAAATAAACAACAGGTTTAGTTCCTTGTACTTCTAAAACTCCATTAGGAGTTGCACTAAACTCAGCAGCATTTGGACTACTCGTTCCAATTCCTAAATTTCCGCCATTATCCATAACAATATCGCCGTCAGTTTTAAATCTTAATTTATATGCGTTGTTGGCTCCAATATATAGTTCATCTCCTGTGCCTCCATATAGAGTTATTGCATCACTACCGCCATCACCAATTGTGAGCGTTGAGTTAGTATCTGTATCTATTCTAACAGCGCCTCCAGACACATGAAGTTTTTCGGCTGGATTATCAGTTCCGATTCCAACCTCCCCTGAAGAATCAATAGTCATAAAGTTATTTACTGCATTAGCTCCTATATAACCTTTAAATTTTCCATTCGACCTAGTGTATTCCCACTTAGCCTGTCCACTTGTTGATTCGGTATTACCAAATGTTAAAGTAGAAGTTGTACCACTTACACTTTGTTTAACCCAATCGTTTGTTTGATCGTCAGAAACTAAAGTACTACCTGTAATAGATATACCTTTATTAATATCAAATACATCAGTTGTTTCATTCCATAAGAGACTTGCATTTGAACCGTCTACAATAATACCTGAACCACCAGATGCTGATTCAACTTGACCTGCACCTAATGTAATTGTTTGGTCTGTGACATCTAAATCTGTAACTGAAAGAGAGTTCACATCACCAGTAATATTTAAATCACCAGTTAAATTTAAATCACCTGTAAGAGATAAATCATTAAATGTTGGAGAATCTCCAGATGCGAGTGTTTGTCCACCAAGTGCCGCAGATGTAACTACGCCTGATGAACTGACTACTTCAGTACCACCTACAGTGATACCATTTTTAACTATGAAATTTTTATTTGCCATTTACCTTTTCACTCTCCAAGGTTTATATTATAATTCTATTTATACCGGAACAGCCGTTGAGATAACCTTTACTGGCATACTTGTTGCGCTTCCTGGTGTGATTTGTAGTAATATATTACCACCTGAAATTGTTGCATTGAATGTACCAAGTGAAGCATTATCAAATAATGTTCCATATTCTGTAATATAAACAGTTGTACCATCATGGATTAAATTAATCTCTGTTGAATGGTAATCTGTTCCTTGTGTACATTGTACTAAATATTTAACTGTTCTATATGTTGCAGCAGCATGTGTTGCAATTGTTGTTGCGCTTGTAGATGCTACAGTTGTTGATGTTAATGTATTACCAATAATTGCAGTATCATCAAACATTGCAATATCATCAATAGATGCAGTAGCTGGTTGCTGTAATTCAGTTGTTTTTGGTATGATAACTTCTATTGAATCACCAGCAGTAGGAGCAGTTGTAAATGATAATGTTGTACCACTTACTGTATATTCTGATTTTTCCTGATAAACTCCATCCATATAAACAAATGTATTATTTGCATTCATTGGAGCAAGTGTTAATGTAAAGTCAGTTTGATTTAAAACACCAGTAAAGTTATTTCTTACAAGAGCTTGACCTGATATGATATCACCTACTTGATGAACAACAAGTTCTTCTCCAGTGCCTGGTGCTCCAGACATTGTAATTGTTGCTCCACTTAATGAATAAGAATTTTTATTCTGATATACACCTTCTAAAAATACGATTAAGTTATCTTCTGAACTCGGTGTTGTGCTTAAAACAAAATTAACATCTGAATTATTACCAGTAAATAAATCAGTTGTGAATGGAGAATAAGATGTTCTCCCATCAATTGTTACTGTATCTGAAGATGCATCAGTTGTAATTGATACACCATTTTGTCCAACCAATGTTAATGTATCATTTGTACTATCTGCAGCAACTGTTGTTTGTCCACTTACTGCAATGTTACCAAATGCGTTAGCGCCAAGTTGACTATTAGTAATTGTAAGTGTATCTGTTCCAGCATTTGTTGTAAGTGTAATTCCTGCACCAGCAGAAATTGTTAATGTATCTGTTGAACTTGCTGCAACAATATTACTTTGACCTGAAACTGCAATTGTTTCAAATGCATTACCACCAGCTAATCCCCAACTTAAATTTCCTGAACCGTCAGTTTTAAGCGCGTATCCGGCTGTTCCATCTGAATTTGGTAATACCCAAATTTGGTCAGCAGATAAAGCAGGAGCTTCAAAGCCTACATAATTAGAACCTTCGTAAAATCTTAATTCATTTGCTGTACCATCAAGTGAAAGTGTACCTGATATATTAATATCTGAATTTAAATCAGATGCAGCTGATGTTGTTAAACCACCAGTTATATTAATACCATGTGAGAAATCAAACTCTGAATTTGTTTGGTCCCATAAAATTGTTGCATCGGTTGTGCCATTAACAGCATCTTGTATTGTAAGACCAGCGCCATCTGCAGTACCAGAAGTATCTCCTGAACCGGCATTTACTGTAATATTAATATCTTCTACATCAAGTGTTGCTGTATTTAAAGTTGTTGTACTACCTGAAACAGTTAAGTTACCACCAACAGTAACATTACCAGATGTTTCAATTGTTGCAACATTACCAGATGAAAGTCTTGAATCAATTAATGTATTTAAACTTGAACTAACTGCCTGGTTACTTCCATTACCAATAAAAATATCACCATCATCTAAATTAGGAACAGCATTACTTCTTCCAGCACCCATAATAAATATGGAACCCGCTGAATTATCTGACCTTGTGACCTTTGCTATTTTTTGTAATTTTGATGATTCACCTGTTGGTGCAGTATCTGTTAATGCACCAGCTGTAGTGGAAACAAATAATTCATCACCTTCTGAAAAACTTGATGTATCTAATCCACCTAATCTACCAAATGTGTATATTGAAACTGAGGCATTTAAACTTGCATCAGCAGAAACAATACCAAAGGCTGGCATTTTAGCTGCATCATTTGCATCTGCTTTGGAAACAACTGTCGTATTTCCAGAGATGCCTGATATATAAACAACCTCACCTTTTGATAAAGCTTCACCAGCTTGTCCTTTAAATAATGTTGCACCTCGTAAATCACCTTGTATATCTCCAGTGATAATTGCTTCACCAGCAACTGTTAAATCACCTGATATATCTAAATCTGCAGCATCTAATGTAGTAACATTTCGACTACCAATAATGACTTCTATTGAAGCACCATTAGGAACATTTGCATCAAAGGTTAATGTTGTACCTGAAACTGTATATGTATCTTTTTCCTGATAAACACCATCAACAAATACTATAGTATTTTCTTCTGTATCAGGATTTGTTGAAAGTGTATATGCTGCAGTTGAACCACTACCTGTAAAAGTATTGGTAACCATATCGCCAGTACCAAGTACTTTAACGAATGTTGATACTTGTAAAACATCACCAGCATTTGCTCCATTGACTAGGACTACTGATGTACTTGTTGTTGCAGTATAATCTGTTCCATTCTCTAATAGAACACCATTTAAAAAGACTTGTAAAAATGTTGGAACATAGGAAAGGGTCTGTGAGTTATCATCAGAACCTGAAAAACTTGTTTGGTTATTTGTGGCCGTATAAACATATTCTTTATAAACTGCAGTTTGCTGTTGAGCACCTCCGCCTCCTGATGCTCCAATCTCTACAATTGATTCTGTGCCACTTACACTTTTCTTAAGGTATAACTTACCATCATAGGTGTTAATTGCTAACTCACCTAGGTTTAATGCACTTGTAGTTGGAATTGCGCCTGCGGTTGCTGAACGCCTAAGTCTAATGTCTGTATTACGGGCCAATTTTGGCTTCTCCTATGTCAAACTCTATATAGAGTTAATTTAAAATGTTCACCCTGTATATACAGGAATTATATAGTATTATTTATATTAGTAGGTTCCGCCATCTATGATATTAGAAAATGCAGGAACTCCACCACTATCAGCTTGTAATAAAGAACCATCGGCACTTGAAGCTGCTGTAACATCTAATGCGTTACTTCCGTCACCATATAAAACACCATTATCAGTAAATGATGATACACCAGTACCACCGTGAGCAACTGCAAGGTCATTTGTTAATGTGACTGTTCCTGTAACATCTAAATTATCATCAACAGTAACTGTTCCGCCTGCTGAATCAATTGTTAAATTGCCTGATACTGTATCAATTTCGTTATCGCCAGTAAGACCAATTTTAATATTACCAATGTCTGCACCTGTTGCATATACATCACCGAATTCTGCATCACTCCAAGGAGTAGAGAAATCATCTGATGATACTGTTTCATCTTTAGTAAATACAAATCTTTCTGTTTGAATATCGAAACCGAAGAAACCTGTTGCAACTGCTGAACCTGTTCCCCACTTAAATCTTACACCACGATCAAGACCGTCTGATGTATTTGAAGTAGTATTATCTGCTAATGCAATTACTGGGTCATCAATAGTAACTGTTGTTGATTCTACTGTAGTTGTTGTACCTTGAACTGTTAAGTTACCAGCAATAACAACTGTATCAGATGAAGCGTTACCTAAGTTAACATTACCATTAACATTTAAAGTACCATCAATTAAAGTATTACCTGTAGCACCTGCAACTGTAAATTTACTTGAACCTACATCTAAATCTGTTGTTACTGTTAAGTCATTACCTATTGTAACATCATCTGGTAAACCAATTTGAAGTGTTACATCAGTACCACTTTTTGAAGATGCTGTTACGATTTCATTTGCTGTACCAGTAATTTGTAAATCATCTGTTAATAAATCAACATCACCTGTACCAGAATCACCATCAACTGTAAGAGCAGTAGCAACTGCAACTGTAGCAGCAGCTGTTAATCTACCTTGTTGGTCAACTGTAAATGTTGGTATTTGTGTTTGTGAACCATATGAGCCTGGAGTAACAGAAGTATCATCTAGGTCAATCTCAATTGTATTACCTGAACCTGTTGTTGTAATACCAGTGTCACCTGAAATAGTAAGCGATTCTGAATCTAAGTCTATAGATAACGCACCACCATTATCGCCTTGGAAGTCTAAATCTTGAGCAGTAACTTCAGTATCAATATAAGTCTTAACAGCTAATGCTGTAACTAATTGACTATCAGAAGCTCCTGATAAAGTTGTTGATGTAGAAATACTTGTTACTGTTTGACCACTACCACCTGTTGCTTCAAGAGCTAAAGTACCTATATTTAATTCATCAAGGTGTTTATTACCATCAACGATTAAAGCGCTATTTGCTGTTGTTGTTCCATGTACATGGTCTAATAAACCAGTAAAATACTTACCACCGATTAAATCAACCGATGCAGCAATACCGTTTGTTTCTGTACCTGTACCAATATATAATCTATCACCATTGTTCGCTTGTGTACCAGCAACATATGAATAAGCTAATTCACCTGTCTTAAGATTACTAGGAGCTGTGGTGGTAGAACCCGTATTAAGGATTTTCATCCTAGTTAAATTTGCCATTTTAGTATGTGCCTCCGATTATATTCGTGTTTTGGTTGCCTAAGTCTGTTGTAGCATCCCATTTTGTTGTTGTTCCATTGTATAGTAAAACGGCTCCGTCTTCAGTACCTGTAGCATTAATGTCAGTTAAATCTGTTAATGCGACGTTACCTACTTTAAGAGTTTGCGCAACTATCTTATTTGGATCTTTACGTATTTTAGCTTTTATATTTGCCATTTTATATTGTTGTTACTCCTGGAGTAATTTCTAATTGTCCTTCTAAAACTCTAGTCTTTGTTCCGCCTGAACTTGTTATCTCTACATCGTAAACATAACGTCCAGCTTTCATAGCATTTGTTTGAGCATTTGTCAAACTAATATTAAGCACTCCAGCCGTTTCTGGAGATGCAACTGATACTGCAAAGTTTACAGCTGTTGATGATGAATATGTCTTTCTTATTTGTCCAGCTCCTGAGTAGCCAGTAAGATTTAAATTATCACCATCACTATCAGTAACGTCTATAGAAGCTGAATAATCTGCTCCTTGATCGACTACTATGTTGGAATAAACTGCCATTTTTTTCCTTTATACCTTCTTATTTATACTTTTTAATTCTTCAATCTCTGATCTTAGAGATTTATTTTCATCTTTTAATTCTTTAATTGCTTCAATAAACAATGCAGATAACTGGTTATAATCAACTGTCTTATGAGTATCATCACTATTAAGTTCTTTAACTTCTTTAACAGCTCTAGGTAATACCTTTTCTACATTCTGAGCAATAACACCAGCTGATTCTTTACCATCTTTAATCCAATCAAAAGTAACACCGTCTAATTGGCATACTTTATCAAGTGCATTTTCAACAGTAACAATATTTGTTTTTAATTTTTTATCTGAGTTTGTAGAAGTAGAAAATGCGACAATATCTGAATCAACATGTAGATCACCGTCAGATTCTATTTGCATTTCAACGTTGTTACCAAATACCCACTGAACAGAAGTACTGGCTGACATATTAGTATATGTTGTACTGCTATATCCTATTCTAGTAACTTCACCTCTTAAATCTGGTTCAACACTAAATGTTGTACCACTAAGATCTAAACCAGTTCCAGCTGAATATGTTGTATTAGTATTGGTATCTGTTGAATCAATTCTAAATGTTCCAGTTGATGGTTCAGTAATATTTACATTTGTACCACTTTGTAGAGTAATATTACCAGTTCTATAAGCTCCACTATCTTCTCTTATTTGAGTAACTGTGTTAGTATTAGTTACAGTTTCTGTAGCTGATGTAATGCTAGTAATATGTCCATGTGTATCAAGACCAATATCTTGAATATATGTTCTACCACTATTATTTACTGATCCTTGACTTGATGTATCAGCGTGATTAACAGTAATAGTTGCACTACTTGCTTGGTCAGTTGTAAATGAGCCACCACCTGTCAATGATGTTCCAGCTGAAATACTTATTGTAGCATTATTAGGTATAGTATTTGTATTATCAGAAGCTGGTAAAGTAACTGTTTTTGTATTAACTCCAGTTAAATGTCCTTGTGAACTTGTTGAAACACTATCAATTACAGTAAATGACTGACCATAACTTCTTGATTGAGCACTTGTAGAATCAGATCTACTTACATTATCATGTGTTATTGATATTGTACCAGCTGTAGATTGGTTAGCTGTAAATGTTCCAGAACCACCTAGTACTCCAGTACCTTGAACTGTTAATGTACCATTACCTAATGTAAATGAACCGGTTGAAGCTGCAGTTACGTGACCATGAGTATCAAAAGTTAAATCTTGAACAAAGGTTGTACCACTTGCATTTATATTACCAACACTTGATGTATTAGCATGATTAAATGTTATATTATTGTTTGTGGCGCTGTAAGCTACATCTATTGAAGTTCCGCCAGTAAATGAAACTCTTTCATTTTCAGTGATAGTACCTCTATTAGTACCTCCAACTGTAAGAGCCCATCCGTCATATGTATCAATAGTGGCTGAACCAACCGCTGTCACGTGACCGTTTCCATCAATTGTTAAATCTTGAATAACTGTATTACCACTATTATTTACACTGGTTGCTCCAGTACTTGTATGATTAAGAGTAATTGTATCGCCACTTCTTACTGAAGTTAAACTACTTCCACCAAAAATTGTAAGTGTATCATTATTACTATTAGCTGTTGCAGTACCACCTGAGTTAGCAGTAATATTTTTAAAGATATTCTGTGATGAACCTTTATCTGTATTTGTATATGTTACAGCAAAGCCTGATACGCTTTCACTTAATCCAGTTCCTGCAGTAAATGTTAAGTTATCGCCAGGACCAAAATCTGAACCTTCAATTTGAGGAGTTGCAAGTGTAGCTGATGATAATATTAATGAACCATCTGCTTCCCATCTGTCTGTTGCATAGTTATATACAATTGAGTGAGCACCTGTGACGCCTGAAGCAACTCCACTTGGACTTGTAATTGGACCAACCTCTAAACCAAATCCTCCACTAGTTGGCTCTGAACTTAAATCATTACCAGCCAATACTAATGTATCTTCAACTTCTAATGTTGAAGTGTTTAAAATTGTTTGAGTACCTTGAACAGTTAAATTACCTGTGACAGTTAGATTATTTCCAATTGTGACATTACTTGGTAAACCAATAGCTAAAACATTATTGTTTATATTAGTTTCAATTTCTCCAGATGTACCATTTACTGTAAGTGTTTCACCTAAATTAATAAGATGAGTTGTTCCTGTTTCAGCATCAATACTTATTCCTGTATTTACTAATTTACTATTTGGTATTGAACCTGCTAATTTAGAAGCAGCAATACTTCCTGCCAACATACTATTTTCTACTGAACCAGCTTGAATTGTTGCAGTTAATGTAGTATTACCTGTTAAATTTGTTAAAGTTGCGGTACCACCTAAATCTCCGCCTAAAGTAATTTGTGGGTCAGCTGTTAAAGCAAAATCAAAGTTTTGATTTGATGAATCCCATGTTACGCTAATACCTGTTTCTGTATTATTTGCAATTAAATCTTTTGCATTATAGAATGTTATAAGATCTGCAGTATTTGTTGAACCATTATCAGCCATTCCAACAACTTGCCATGCTCTTTCAGGAGTTGATGATACTAAAGCTTCATTCCATTGTAATTTTACATCATGATTAGTCATAGAACCTGATGGAGTGATATGATCTCTATCTACTTGAAGACCCATTTGAGCAACTTCACCATCAAGGTTTAAGAATGCAGAACCAAAGTTTGCAACACCACCAGCTGCTGATACAAGTAATGTACCATCTGATATATCTAAAACTGTTCCTGGTCCAAAATCAAATGTTCCATTACCACCTGCAGTTGTATAATTAATATTACCTGAAAGTGATTGACCGCTAGCTGTTGTGTTTGTAATATCTAGTTTTTCTGAAGCAAGTTCTCTTAAACCAGCTGATAAATCAGTAGCTGATAAACCTGTAAGAGTCATATTACCTATATCTGCTTCATGTTCGTTAATAGCACCTGTATGAGTATTTGCGCTTGTATTTAATGCAGCACTTCCTAACTCAGAATGTAATTGAGATAAAGCTCCTGTAATACTATTATTGCCTGAAGCAATAGTTGTGATACCTATATTACCTATTTGCGCTTCGTGTTCTGCAATTGCTCCACTTACTGTACTAGCTGATGTTCCCATAGCATTTGTACTAATTGTTCCTAATTCAGCGTCTAATTCGTTAACGGCTGCAGTTAAAGTAGAACCTGTAGTTGTAAGAGAATTATTACCTTGTAAAGCGTCTAATTCGTTGATAGCATCTGTTAAATCGCTTGCAGTTGTTGTTAATGACATATCACCGATATCAGTTTCATGTTCATTTACTGCAGTAATCAAATCATTTGCTGTTGTATTTAATGTATAGTTACTTAAGTTACCTCTTACAGCTGCTTCTAATTCGTTAATAGCTCCAACTGCTGTACTTGTATGCGTAGTACCTAATGAAGTATGAGCTCCTAATTCTGCTCTTACTTCTTCAATAGCGTCTTGGAAACCAGTAGATGATAACCCACCGAATATAACATTACCTGTGCCATATAAATCTGTTTCATGCTCGTTAATCGCATTTACTGTATTACCTGCATCTGTTGATAAATTTTCTGTTACACCAATGTCATCTTGTAATTCATTAATAGCATCTACTAAACTTGTAGCTATTATTTGAATTGAATCGCCGACACTTGCTGGTGTTATAAGTTCTATTAATATACCATGACTAGCATTTATTACTGTATTTGAACTAATTTTTACAGCAGATATTCTTTTTAATGGTTCAGTATGTGGTATACCTAAGTTTTGAGAATCACTAAATGTACCGGTAAATGATTTAAATCTTAATTGTGTATTATCTGCAGATAAAAGAACTCCTGAGAATCCGCCTGATTGAGTAAGTACTGCGTCTTCTACAAACTCAGATGGTATAGTAGGTGAACCGGTTAATGTAACCTTTAAAGCATAATTAGGTACGATAAACTCATTTGCAGATAGACCTTGTAATAATTCAGTACTATCACTCTTAACTCTTACAGCTCCTGTTCTAAATGCTTCAGCGACTCCAGTAGTTCTATCAATAGTTTGTTCTGGAAATACTTCGAATCTTCCAGATATCTCAAAATGCTTTTGACCTGCTGTTGCTGTAAATTCGTATGTCTTATCGGTTATACTACTTGATAAGAGTTTATTATCACCAACTTTATCGATCGAAAGTTCATTAGTTTTTTGTCTAAACTCTTCTAATGTATTTGCTTTTAATATTCTGATTTCGTCTCTTATAGCCATTATTTACTACCTAATTTTTTTATAATCTTTTTAAGTTCTTCTATATCTGATTTCATTTTTTCGATTTCAGAATCTTTATTTGCTAACTTAGCTAATTGCTCTCTTCTATTTGAAAAAGCTGAACTATTAGTATTTATAACAGCATTCGTGACTGTATCTTTTTCAAAATCAGGAAGTTCATTTACTTTTTTCTTATTTGGCATTATAATTCCTATGTTGCACAGATTGCTCTAAAATCTTTTATTCTTGGTGGAGTAGAAGATACTGTTGAACGTAATACTATTTTAAACTGTATAGTACCAAAACTACCTGTTGGGTCTATATCGTATCTTACTTCAGAAAAACCAGTTTCATTAACTGGTATAGATTCTACTGGAGAAGCCGCAACAAATGCTACATCATTAATGTTTGAAGATGAACCACCTTCTAATGTTCTATAGTATAAATCTATATTTGCTGAACCTGGTCTACTTGCATTTAAGAAAATAGTTGCAGTATCTGCTTCTTCATTAAGTTCTACCTTTTTAGTAATATATCTTGTAAGTTCTGCTCCGCCTGAAGTTACTGCTTCAGATCCACCGTTTGAACTTACTATGTTTTGTATTGTATGGACTGAAGCTCTGTTCATGTCTATTACAGGAGATAAAGCTTCGTTTGTTGTACTAAGTACGCATCTTATTGAAAGAGACTTATTACCACTCATATTGTTTGATTCTTGTATTGAAGAACCAATCATTTTTGGAGCATCAAATACATAGTTTTTATTTGGTAATATTTCAAATTCATTTGATGGCTGATGAGCTGCTTCTGAACCATCGATACTTTGTGAGCTATAAATTGTAGCAAAGAATCTAAGAGATGTACCAGGTATTTGTAAGTTTTGAAGCACTGGATACATGACATCAATATGTCTATTTTCAGTTGCTGTTACAGATGAACCACCACCTGCTCCTGTGGCTGAAGCATTATTACTACCAGTTGCAGTAATTGAATAACTATCATGAGTAATATTGCTTATTGTATATGTACCATCAATATCACTGCCTGTAATACCGTTAGTAGTTGCTGCGCCATCTATTGTTACTTTAGATGTTGAATCATGCATACCATGATTTTTATGAGTAACTGTAATTACTTTAGAACCACTTGTTGTTGAGAGTGGATTACCTACGAGTTTACGTACTGGTAATATATCATTAACTAATGTGATTTCAGCAGATGAACCAGTAAATGAAGCTCTGTTTAATTTAAACTTAAGATCTTTACTTTGTTCTGGAGTCCATGTTGAAGCATTTTGAGATGTAAAGAATACACCACCGTATGGTTGTTTTGTAATTCTTTCAGCGGTATTTGTTAAATCAAATCCACCCATTTCAGCTACATATACTTCATAGTTATCACATTGAGATGTAATTACTATTGCATATTCAGTATCCTGAGCTAAATAAACTGGATAGTCGAAAGCAAAGTTTGTTGCTGTTGATGCATCAGCTGATACGTTAACTGATGATGGATATAAAATCTTATCAGCTCCTGGAACGATTCTTTGTGTTGGTGTACCATTTTGAGTTGTTCTTAAAGTAACTCTTACTGGTATTGATGTATCTTTTGTTTTAAAGAATAAGTCAACTGATTTTGCAAAGATACCACCTTGCTTATCAATAAGAATAGTTTCTGCTAATGGATCTACCCATTCAGTTGTTTCAGATACTTGACTATCTACTATAGTTCTATCATCGTTTAATTCTGATTGAACTAATCTTGGAACCTTTGTTGATACTACTCTACTTTCTACTGATTCTAATAATCCTTGAGCATGATACTGAGCTTCGGCATAGGTTGTTTCGCTATCCTTATTGTTTGTAGAACTGTCTGTAAGTCTAAATTCTCTTACACCAGTTTGGAACTTAAGCGCGGCATTTCTTGGTATGATAAACGAACCTTCCACTATGCCCGAAGCGTCTGTAATTAAATTGCCATTTGATGGATGTACTGTTGTTCCTTCAAATGTATCTACATTTGTTTGATCTGAGAATTCTGTAAAGCTTTCTTCTGCGCAGAAATCTGTAACGTTTACGCTATCAAAGAATGCATAAACCTGTGTACCTGGTTTTAAAAGCTGAGCTTTAAAGAATACTTTTCTTGATCTGATAAATGGTACAAAGTTAACTTCAACAACTCTTGTTCCATCTGTTCTTTGTACTGTATCAAATGCTAAATCAGTTCTTAAACCTGATCTTGATTGATTTTGAGTTGTTGTTCTTGTAGTTGTAGTTGTTTGACTTACGCCTAATCTACCAGTACCTAATCCAAAGAATCCTTCTTCTACAGCTAATCCTCTTCCTCTTAGGTCTACTCTATTACCTGTTTCTCTTGTATCAGAATCGACTTCAACTCCAGTCCAGTTTGTTTCCCATTCGTTCCAAACTGTTCCTAGAATACCTGCTTCTTCTGCCATTTGAGCAAACTGTTCGTATGCTGATGAATCATCAATAATAACATTAGGTCTTACGTCTGTCTCTTTCCATTCGTCTCCTTCTGGAGAAAGCTCTATTGTACCTGCCCAACTAAATACGTTATATGGATTTACATTTGAAGCAAATGATGAATATGGCTGATTAATATAGTTTGTAGATGTATGAGGCATAGTAACTATTGAGCCGTTTTTAACTGCTGTTCCTGAGTCACTTGCTTTTCTTACTAAGTTAGCATTTCTTTCATCAAACTTAGGTCTTAATAAACCATTTGTTTTATCAATTGATGCTGAATAGTCTGGATTACTTGAATCTGCTATGTTATGTCCTTTAAATCCATCTACTATAAATCCATTTTTTAATCTTGAGAATCCACCACTATCATATAATTCTATATCAGCTGCACTTTGTTCTAATAATGATAAAGATGTATAATATTCTAGGTTCTTAATTCTTTTATCTAGAGAACCGATATCTCTCATTGTATATCTTCGATTGTCTATAATTTCTGGTTTAACATCATCGATAGTATATACGTAAGGATTTAATTTTAAGTTGTATATACCCATAGCATCTTCAGGAGTTTCTGGAGCTTTAGGATTTAAACTTGGTACACCAATTTCTGTTTTGAATTCGCCTCTACGTGTAATATAGAGTTTATCGATTCTTGGCATGTAATGAGTAACTTCAGCAATTGCAGCATGACCTGGTTTAGGTGGCTGTGGATTTGAAGATCCAGTTGCAGTAAAGTTATCTGCTGCATCTGCTTTTCTTGGTCTAAAGTCTAAACAATCTCTTAATTGTACAAGACCTTGTTGACTACTAAATGCAGGAATTGTATCATAATCAGCTGTTGGATATGAATCAACTGTAAAGTAATCACCTGAACCATGCTCATAAAAATCAAATGTAACTACTATGTTACCAGATGGAGTAGAGAATCCTGGCTTAAGACTTATTTTACCAATGTCATAGAAGTTATCTCTTTGACCATTATCTAATGTAAATCTTTCTGTAATATCTACTGATTGAGCATCAACGACTGAAACAATTCTTATAATATCTGCTTTACCTAAACTTAATGAACCACCTGAAAGAGCTCCTGTTTTAGTAGAGTTATTTGTTCTTGTTTTTGTTTTATGTAAAAGGTTTTTCTGGACGTCTGCCATAACCTTAAGTTCAGCTGAACCCGGTGCAACTCCACTGACATCACTAAATGTTAATGATGTAGAACCGTCACTACCTGATGATATTGTTGGGGTTACATCAATAACTCCTGTTCCGAGTGAAGCTGTGATCGTTGATGTATTAATAAATGTACCTTGTCCAGAAGCAATACTAATAGTTGACCCACTTGTTTCAAATAATTGTTTTACAACATATACAGTATCTACAACTGCTGCGTTTGCGGCTGTGTAAAGAGTTTTAACAGCTGAATATGGAAGTTTAAATACTAATCCATTATTACCAACATCAAATAAATTACCAGCTAAAGCTAAATCACCAATAAATGCTTGTCCTGAATCAGCTTGTTCTATACTTCGTACTGCACTAAATGTTCCTGAGGTCATATTAATATCAAATAAGTACAGTCTTAATTCTGTGCCTACATATTCTATTGACCTTGCTCTTGCAGTACCAACAACTGAACCACCTTGTCCTGTTGCGTTATGTAAATTTAAAGTTGAAAAATCATTAACATCTGGCATACCTTTTACAGTTGAAGGTGTTAATTTAACATAGTTACCTACCGGTATACTTGTTGTTGCAACATTAACGTTATTAGTAGCATTTGCGCCTCTTGGCTTTTCTACGATAACATTTTTAGTTGTATTGTTTTGAACTCTAAATCCTTTAACATAAGCTACTGATGGGTCAACACCAATTGCTAATCTATCATTACCGAATGTTGTAGCAGCGCTTGTATTAGCTGCATCTCCATCAGCTATTATTTCGGCTGTTGTTCTATAACCATCATTAGTACCATCATTAAGATACTCTCTCTTTTGTATTTGAAAAGGTTCTACAACATAGTCGCCTGATTCTTCGAATGTTCTTCTTGCTAATCTTTCTGTTAACTCAGTATCTCCAGTTTTATCTGTTTTATCTACTGATGTTTTTCCGTCTTCTATAACAACAAGAGTAATATAACTATCTTCAGTTCTTGAAGAAAAGTTTAAAGACTCTTTAATAAGTGTTGTAGCAATTTTATATCTTGTTGCGCCTGGAGCCGCAGTATTTGGAACGCCTTGAGCGTTATCAAGTAAAGTAGTATCTGTAGTTGAATCAACAACAGATTCAGTAACTTTTAAACCAATAATATAGTTAGGTGTATTTGTATATTTGTCTAATATTAATGAACCAGCTGGAACATATGCAAATGTACCTGCTATAAAGTATACACCTTCTTCTATATTAATAGATGAACCTTGACCTGTAGGATTTGATATTGAAGACCCAGAGCCTCCACCAACTTTACCATATCTTACTGTACCTGCATCGGAACTTAACTCTTCACCAGCTGAAAAAGTTGATGTGGTATTATTAGTACCTGAGTTTGTATATTTTAAATATAAAGTAGCTGGATCTGAACCACCTGCTGCAATAACTTCTACAACTGTAGCAGTTACTCCGGTTGTAGCACCAGTAATAGTAGTACCTACAAATTCTGATAAATAGTTATCTGCGTTTAAAGCTCCAGCAGTACTATGAGTAAATGATGATTCTATTTTTATAAAATCGTACTGTACATTTAATGTAACTTTACCATTTACAACTCTTGAACCATCTTTAAACGCGAATTGACCATATCGATCAATTTGAGCTTGTAATGCTGTTTGTAATTGAGTAAGCTCTCTTGCTTGAACTGAATAGCCAGGTCTAAAAAGTATACGATGATAATTCTTTGTTTCATCAAAGTCATCGTAATACGGGGCTATACTATAATTTTTTACTACTGTTGTTGTCATAAATCTCTCTTCCTAATATTATTTATATTAGAATTCTATAATTACTTTTATATCTTCAATCTGTGTTGTGGTTCTGCTAATAGGGTCTCTGTTTTCTAAGAAAAGAATTTCGCCTGAAGATCTATCAACCTCTGGATTACCTACTGCGTTTGATGAAGCAAGAGCTCCTGTTTTTGAACTAGTTTGACCAACAACATCTTCTCCATCTGTAAATACTTTATATCCTGTTTTATCATTTTGATGATATCTAAGATAACCATTAGATGCGTCTATTTCTACTACATATGCTTGAGCACCTGATGTTTGTCCTACTACTAATTCATCAACTGTATAAGCTGCAGCGTCTGCTGTGACAGCGAGATCTAAATAAGAAGTTGCTTTTAAAGTATCAGCTGTTGCAATATTACCTGCAAGTGGAGTAGCGTTATAAACTCTTGGCTGATTAAATAACATAATTTGTCTAAAATCATTACCTACTGTTAAATCACCACCATCATTACCATCTAACTTAGAGTTTAATGACATGAAGAATGCACCAAGTTCTCTTACTGGGTCAACACCATGTCCGCCTTTAGGAGTTATAACTCCTCTTGCTCCAGCGTCTGAACCGCCGCCTCCAGAAAAAGTAATATCGAGTACGCTATAATTAGTACCTTTATTATTAACTGTTACAGATGCAAGAGTAGTACCAGATAAAACTGCTGTTCCTGTTGCACCAGTACCATCACCACTTATTGTTACTGTTGGCGCTGATGTATATCCAGTTCCACCAGCTGTTACTTCGATTCTTTCAACTCCACCTGCAGTTGATAAATCTTTTGAAGCTTTTTGGTTTAAGTATTGAGCATAATCTGCTTCACTTAATACAGCTTCTGCGTCGCTATTTTGAGCATATGCAAATGTAAGTATATCTGCTGCTGTTAAAGTTTGAGCTGTTGATAAAGTAAGAACTGAACCATTGATTGCTGAAACAGTTGGAGTTCCTGATATATTAGAACCTGTTACTGTCATACCGGTATTAATTTTGAAGTTAGTTTCTGTAAGTGTTACAAGAGTTGCTGAACTTGTACTTACTGAAACTGTTCCACTTCCACCTAAAGAAACGGTTTTAACTGGCATATAACTATTTGTTAAGAATTTTTCAGCGTCAGCTACTGAGATAGTATACATATATTTCCATGTATAACCATCTGATTCTGCTGTTGGAGCAGTTAATGTTTGAGTTGGCTGAATGCTTGAAGCTCCACCGCCTGCCTTAATACATTTATAAACTTTAAATTCTGATGTTACGATATAGAACGCTTTATCAAAAATACCAGCGTCATCTGAATCCCATGCATAGTATGAATTTCCTGATGTCCAAGTATGTCTTGGAACTACATGAGCAATATCAGTTGCTACAATCTTTTTCATACCGATTAGGTTTGCTCTTGCTTCTCCTAAATTATCTAAGTTATCGCCCGGAGTAAATGGTGTTGTATCAGTTGTATCTGAAGTCGTTAACGACCATACGTCTGATTTACCTATTGATACATAAACACTTGAACCGTCTACTTGGTCTTTAAAGTGTTGAGCGTTTAAAGTTCTAAAATTTGATGTTACTATTGCTGGCATGCTGCTTCTCTCGTTGTTATTCTATGTGTACAAATGTACTTGTATTATAGTTATTTATATCAGTTGAGTCAATAGTTTGTAACGTTTTGTTGCCTAAAAACTCAATTGATTGATTAGTATTATAAAGCCTAGATGTATTATAGAAACTATCTGTGCCTTTCCTTTGTATGTAATTATTATTTATAATGGTTCTAAAATTAGGATTTACAACCTTTACTGTATGCTCTGGTAAGAATTTATCTGCATTACTTGTTGAAGTCATTATTGAACCAGCTGTTTGAAGCGGATTTGTTTTAACTTCTGTTATTAATGTATCAACATGATTATGATTACAATTAATTTCAGTTATATGTTTAAGATTAGGTACTCTTGCTTCACTATTTAAAGTACTTCCTAATCTTACAATTGGGTCTAATATATAGCCTGAACCAGCTTGTGTTATTGTAACACCACTTATTTCTCCATCAGAATTTAAACTAAATGTTGCTTCAGCTAATACGTTTGTACTTAATAAAATACCATCTGCATCTTTTGCTTGTGGCTCTGGAAATATTATTGTTGGCGCCGAAGAATAGTTTTTATTAGCAGTGTTTATAAATTCAACATCTGCAATTGAACCTGCATTTGTATTTCCTGCAACAGTACCAAAGAGTGAAGACCAATTAGAACCTTCAGATGTTATAACAATATTATCAATATCTAATCTTCCATTTGAATCAATACCAATACTTACTACTGGAGCAACACCGGTTTCGCCTTCAACGTCTATACCACTAAATGTAATAGCAGGTGTTGATGAATAACCGAATCCTGGCTCTACTATTTCTATACTTTGTAAAGCTCCGTCAAGTTTTGTTGCTGTTGCTGTAGCTGTTTCACCGGTGAATGAATGATCTGTACCTGAACCTACACCCGTAATATCAATTACTGATTCAGATCCACTTAAAGCTTTTAATTTAACTTTACTTCCAGTAGATGTATGTATTCTATATTGAGTGCCACTTACTAATCCAGAAATTGCTCCACCTGCACCTGAGCTATATGTAACTATTGAATTAACTGGTAAAACAGCTTGTTGTGCACTTGTAAGTTTAATTGTATCGTCTGCAATATTAACAATACCTTGTGCTAATACCTCGGCTTCGCTTCCATCAAATGTAATTGCTGTTGGAGCTGCAATAGAGAGAGTTGGTACATTATAATCCTGTCCACCGTTACCTATTGTAATTCCTGATACTGCTCCATTTGTAAGAGCTGCAGTTAATGTTGCTGTTGTAAACCCTGATGGAGTACCTGAATCAGATGATGTAATCGTAGGAACTGAAGTATAACCACTTCCTCCACTTGTTACTGTTACACTGTTAATAACACCGGTTTTTAAAGCGACTGAAACAGTAGCTGATTTATGTATCTTAGCTGTTGTTGTAGGTAAGAAAGATGAAGCAAACATTTCAACAAGTACTGGTATATCTTCAGGTCCTATAATACCTGGTTGAGTACCTGGCATACGACTTAAAGTTAAAGCATCTGTTAAAACAGCTCCTGTTAATTGTAAGAATATTAATATCTCAGCAAAGTATATAAATCCACTTGGATGTACTAATCTATCAAACGCAAGCTCCCAATCAGATAAATTTTTACCTGTTTTAATAAGGTATGAGAACTTTTGATATCTTAAACTATCTTGTACTTTAATACTATCAGATAAGAATCCTTTATTATCTAAGTATTGTCCACCTTTTGATAATGCTGGATTAATATCCCAGTTACCACTTGAAGGTATTAATGTTTTATCATATGGAAATTCAACTTCTGCAGTATCATTAAATAATATTTTAAAAAATATTTCTACAGAATCAGCTGATCCTCTTAACTTATAAAAATCTATTATTTGTTTATAAAGATTTCTTTTATTTACTGTTACTCCTCTTGGAATAGTAGCAGCAATTTCTTTTTGCATTAATTCTAAATAGCTTTCTCCATTTAAATCAATGTCCATTGCTTGTTCAATTGTATTCATTACATAAGATGGTCCAGGACCTACCCAGTATTTAACAATTGTATTTAATTTAGCAGTATAGTTATTATAAGATTCTAATCCATTGACAGTAAATGTCTTACCTATCTCAGATGTTGAAGTTGCAAGTGTACCTGGTAGTTCATTACCGTTTGTTATTGCTACATTGACATCAGTTAACGTTATATTTGTTGTTGTACCATCAGGAGCTGTTAAAATAAGAGTTGAATCTGCGCCTGACTCATCAGTAAAGAATCTATTATTTTCATTCTTAGGATCTGGTATTCTAAACTGAGCTTGATTATTTAAAATAATATCACTAAAGTCTTCATTTTCTTGATATATAAACTCATCCATGTTTTGAAAAGCGTAATAAGCTTCTAAGAATTGTTTAAGTTTAGTTTTGTCTGATAATATCTCAGTAGGTATCAATTGATCGATACGTATATCTTCTTTTGTTTGAGATAAACTTCCCTGTTCGACTTCGATCGCGCCAGGTGTTAATGTAGACTTATATGACATTATTTAAATCTTGATGTTGTGTTATAATTTATACTACCAGCTGAACCAGCAACTGCAATAGTATCTACTTCTGGTGTTATTGTAACGCTATTATTATCTATAGAAATTAATTCAGCTCTCTTTGGAGCAAGATCTAATGAGTTAGGTAATACTGTTATTTTAATTGCTGCTGTCGTATCAGGTCTAAAGTTATTTAAAGTAACAGTTCCTTTTTCGACATCAATGATACCTGCATCATTTACAACAGTTACATTAGATAATCCAACAACTTTATATACAATAACTTTTCTTTGTGTTGAACCACTTATAGGAACATCACCAAAGAAATGGTCTACATTATTAATTTTAAATGAAGATGATTTTAAAATAAATGCTGTTGATTGCCCTGATTGAAAGAATGGAGCAACAAAAGAAAGATCAAAATTATTATCTGAATTATTACTCGGTGTAATATTTTGAAACATTCTTGGTCTTACTATAGTATTTAATATTGATGGGTCTGAATTATCAATTGCTTTTGTTAATTGAGAATGCCTAAATACACCATCAAATTTATTTAAATTATTAAAGTTATAATCTGTTATTGTATCTCTTACAACTGATTGTAATTCAACAGAACTTCTATCAGTTAAGTTAGGATTATATTTAAATGCTGCATCTATTTCTAAATAAGTAAAGTTAGTATTTACAATTTCTGGTACAATAGAAACTACATTCTTACCTTTTAATATTGCGCCAGTAATATCTGTTTTTTCAGCGGTTGTAAGTGTTTCTGCTAATAAAGGTTTAATTGCGATATATACTTTACCGTAATCAGGTGGATCGTTATCTTCACCACCCCATGTTGATATAGAATCGATATTACTAAACTCTTTTTTAATAATCGCTGCGTAATCATCGGCTGTCACAGCTCTGTTTTGAGATATAAATGTTAATGGTGCGTTAAAACGTATAGATTCCATTGTTTCTTCTTCAGCTCCACCTGATGCAGCTGACGCTAATGTGACAGTAATACTACTATATCCATTGATATCATCTAACATATCAAAATTATTAGCACCGTTTGATTCTATACCTTCTGTAATAACATAATCAAGAGTTATAATGTTATTATTTGCTGGTTTAAATCCGGTAATACCATCACCGAAGTATACTTCAAAGAATCCACTTGGATTTTCTTGTAGATAATAAACCTTTGATGTTGAATCAACACCTCTTAATGATTCAAAAGGAGTGTATATATCGAATGAGCTTGACTCTTCGTTTGACTGTACTCTTACTCTTAATGTACTTGAATCTGCGTTATAATCGGTAAGTTGAAACTTTTGATTTTCTATATCATTATCAACTCTATATTTTAATTCTCTTACAGAACCTTCTGCAATAATAACATCATTAAATGTATATGTTGTACCTACTAATGTTGCTTGTTGAGTTTCTAATACCACGTATTGAAATTCTTCTCCACTTACAACAGTATTTAATTTAGTACCACGTGTTAATTCTAAAACAGTTGGTATTGTTCCTATTTCTCCAGATATATCGACAACAATATTAACTTTACCTCTTGGAGATAAAACTGATCTTGGTGTATAACCTAAAAGCTTTGCTCTTGTGACTACATTACCTCTTATCTGAGCTGAATCTAAGAATGATTCATTTAATGAGTAGTGAGCGTTTAATGCGTTATAATGAGTATTATAAGCTAATACATCTAATAAAACATTAAGGCCTGACCCATCAAAATCATAGTCACTAAACTCTGATTGTTGTTTTAAAAAGTTTTTTAAATTTTGCTTAATGTCTGCAAAATCTAATTCTGTTACATTTAAATTTGTTGCCATATTATCTTAACCTTCTTAACTCGATATTTACTGATGTTGCTTGATCGAATTCTTTTATTTTAAAATTTACTATAATACCATATGAATTCGCTTGAGTGTTATCAATTATATTAATTGATGATACTCTGATTCTTGGCTCGTAATTATCTAATACATTTTTTATGTTATCTCTTAACATAATTTCTGTAAATAAACCTGCAGGTTCAAATAATAAACCTCTTAGGTTAGCGCCTAAATCATCTTGAAATGGTCTCTCATAAAAATTAGAAACTAATAAATTTTTAACTGCATTTTTAATTGCAGCATCGTCTTTTAACGATACTATATCCTTACGTATAGGATGTATCTTTAAAGAAAGGTCTAAATCACTCCATGACTTTTTCTTTGCGACAACGCTCGCTTGTTCTAGCTTACCAGTTATTCGTTTACTGCCTGTATATAATCCTGCCATATATGTATTTATACTCTTTAATCGGCTTCTTCAACCGTAAATGCGTTAGGAAGTTGATTATCTATATCAATAACAACTGCTACTTCTTGTATACCTGCTGGTAATTCAATTGTTTTTGGTACTCCTATTATCTCTAAGAACTTACAAAAATCTAATGTTAAGAATGCAATAATATCATCTAGTCCTGGTATAGCTTCTATAGCAGCTGTTATTTTAGAAAGTACTTCTTTAAGTAGATACGCAAAATAATCTTGAGCAAAATTAATTAATTTTTTTATTAATCTATCTCTTTGAAATTCTGATATCTCTACCTTTTCAGTTATTTCACCGCCTAATATTTGTTCTATAGTAAAGGGCCCTATCTGTATATTTTTTAAATCTTCTATTTGTTGTTCTATATCTTTTTTCTCATCAGCAATAATAGCTTGTATCGCTAATTTAGCAGCTGCTCTTGGGTCAGTTGGTAAAGTAAAGCCTAATCCTAAATCTTGTAATCCTTGTATAAAATTGCCAGTTTGAAAGTCTTTTACTTTTTCTTTAAAGAAATCTTTTACTGTTTTCTTTTTAAAATCTAAACTATCAAACTTATCTTTATATAGTTTATATTCTGGCGGTAATAGGTCATATAAATTATCGATATCTAAATCAATACTATCAAATATTGTATTTAAATAAGTTCTATCAGTAGCAAATTTAATAACATCAACTTCTATACCAAGTATTTCAACTGTTATTTCAATAGATACTAGGTCAGCGACTATTTTTAATAATTGCGATTGTACATATGTACTAAACTCATCAACTAAACCTTGTACTCGTATCTCCCATTCTATTTCTGGTATTTCTAATTTTTTAAACTTAGGGTCATATGGATCGAATATAGGTTTTAAAGTTTCTAGTATATCTTTTATTTCTTCTATCTCGTACGTATACGCATGAGAAGCTAAACCTTTAAAATAATTTACTAAATTAGCTGGTGTAGGTAATAAAACTGCCGGGCATTCTAATTGCGGTATTGTTAATGTAGGAGTTGACATTAGATAATTCTTACTTTAACAGCAGATTTAATTTCTATACGTCCATCTTCTCTCATATGTATATATGATTTTATACCATTAACTTCTTTACCATGAGTAATTCTTATTTCTTCTTCGCCATCTGTATTATCAATTTCAATTAAATGACCAGCTTTTGATTTATATACCTTATTATCGTTTGATGATTGTGATGGTATATCTTTTACTCTATCTGTTTGAGTAGCGATTGAACCCATAACAATAGGGTCTTGAGCTGATGGTCCATCTCTAAAGAATCCTATAACCCATGAGCCGACTTCTAAATGATGATTACCACCATTACCTTGTATAGATGCTGATGTTGTTGGCATCATAACTGTAGCCCAAGGCAAATCTTCTACACTTACTGCATCCTCATCATAAAAACCAAAACATCTTACTTTAACTCTATTTAACTGTTCTTTATCATCAATATCTTCTACCACGCCAGTATACCATACAAAGGCTCCGTTTTTATATTGATCTGCCATTCTTCCTATCATATTATAATCCTTTTTCTAGTGGTGATATAAATGAATCTTTCTTTAATACTACATTCATCATATAACCGTCTTTACCAAAGTGATGAACGATTTGAGTAACTAAATGTTTACCAGAAAGTATCGTATCTATAAATTCACTATTTTCTTCTTGTTCAATTGTAATATCAGCATTTTTTATAATATTTAAATTTACAATCTTACCACATGAAAGACTAAAGTCACCTGGTATTACAATCTCTTGTTTAATTGTATCTAAATTATGATGATGAGCTTGTGATTTACCTAATGCATTAGTGTCAGTTACTTTATGATAGTTTCCTTTAATTATTGTATAAAAACCTGAATCATTTAGTAGACTATCGCGAAATTCATCGTGAGAATGTGTATTAATTGAAACATAATGTTGTTTAGTATCTTTAAAATCTGTCATATTAACTTCACCTATTTTAATATTACCACTTATAGGCGAGTGCTCGTTTAACATCATCATTTTAGTTTTATTATAATTAAAAGGTACTGGAGTTACTTTTTTAGTACTAATATCTATTTTATTAAGAACAGAGCCAAATGCTCCATTATATGCAGCTTTAAGTTTAGACATATTTAAATGAGAGTTCATTTTAGTTATTTTAGATTTCTCTTCATTAAAAACATTATATAAAGATTCTGCGCCACCTTTAAAGCTTTCATTAAACATAGGGTAGTTATTATAAGTAGCATATACGTTATCTTTGTTTTCTAATATTTTATTATAAGATGTAAATATAAGACCATCAGCTGGCGTTTCATAAAAATAAAATGGAGTACCAGCATCATAAGAGTTTCGTAAGAGCCAAGATATTGCTTGTAACGGTTGTATTCTTGGATATATACCTTTTATAATACCGTTTGATTTTGTTTTTATATCAATAGTTGATTGTAGTTCTTTAGATACTATACTTTTTATTAAACTAGATGCTGTATTACTAAAGCTTCTTTTTAAAAGTCTATAGTTATTTAAATAAACATGCTTTGATACACACTGTAATGTATAAGCTTTTGTAGATGGTTGTGGTGTTGAGTAATTTTTTAATTCAGCTACTCTTAATTTAAGTTCAAACTTTTTAATTTCGTATTTATCTTTTGAAGTTGGCTCAGCTCTTGATAAGATTATTTCAACATATTCATTACCCGCAATTCTTAATTCTTCAATTAAATTTAAAGCGTCATAAACAAATATATCAACTGTCATACCTGACTGATATAAACTTTCAGTAATTTTTATATCTTGAACAAGTTCAGTAATATCAATAGGTAAACCTGTATTAGATGTTATTGTACATACTTCAAGTCCATAACCTTTAGGCGTTGCTGTGACTGCTCCTGATGTTAAATTACTATTACTCATTAATTATTTCTTCAAACTTAGTAACAAACTCATTTATATATGCAGGGTCTACATATCTTATTTGAGATCTGCTATCATTTTTCATAATCTCTTGTTCTCTATTAGTAACATATAATAACTGATGATTAGGTATTCCACCCTCAATATGAATATCGTTTGTTACTGGTTTCTTATTTACATCTCCATTTTTATAAAAATAATGTGGAGCGTCAATATATTTAAACACTCTATATGTAGCAACTGAATCTTCAGATGTTGAACCTGTTATCTGTTCAGTTGTATTTGTTGAACCGGTTTGATCTCCTATAAAGGCACCTGTTGTATTTTGTACTATTAATTGACTTAAATCAGTTATTTTTTTAGTTAATGTACCACTTGCTCCACTTGTAGCACCCGTTAATGTTTCGCCTAATTTAAATCTGCCTGCTAAACTATTCCTATGGTCAGTAATAAGACCATCACTATCACGTACAATACTTGGACTTGTTTCTATTACATATCCTGAATATTGTTTTTCAATGTAATCATACAAGTCTTCTTGGCTCATTGGCCATGAACGATAACCATCATGTAAAAAATCATTAATAACAAAGAATGTCCAATAGTACTGTGATGTACCATATAATCTACCAGAAATAATATCAGGTCTTTCTCCGTTTTTAATATCATAAAACTTATATGCAGAATAATTATCAATAAACGTAGGTAATGGTCTTACACTTCTAAATAAGTCAACCATATTTTGTTTAATACCTGTACGATTAAAGTCGTATTCTATCTTTGGAAATTTATTAAAAAAACTCATTTATTTTTTTTCTCCTGATGGAACTGGATCGTTATGAAATCCATCTCTTTCTATTATAGTGTCATCATTTTCATATAAATCTTGTCTTATTAAAGATCTTTCTTCTTGGAATGAGAGTGAAAGCGATACTTCCAGAGGAGCCCCTGTTGATGCATGAACATTATTTGTTGATTCATTAAAAGTAGATTCTAAAGATGTAAGATAACATGGTTTAATTTTTGGCATATAATCATTTTCACGGCCTTCAGCCCAGAATTTTATATCAACTAATGGTGGATATGTTAATGCAACCGCTCCAGCTCTCTTAGGATATAAGAATTTTCTAAATGTTCTTTCTATGTTTTTTGCCATTTTTGATTCAGATGCTGATTCAGCTACAAGTTTAAATGTAAAACTAAAACTTCTTATATTTACATTTTCAAATGTTTGTCTTGTATATGGATTAGTAGCAACCCCAGCTTTAAGCGCTCCTTTACTTCTTACATTTAAACCAGTACTACGTCCGCTTAATTTTTCTTTAGAAATCAATGCAAGAGCTAATGCGTCTTGATTTGTTGATGTATTATTACCTTGAGCAAGTTGTTTAGCAAAATCTAAACCTCCTGAAAGTGTACCCATATCAAAATTACCGTAATTAGCTCCATCAGATACTGCTACTCCTGGAGGAAATGGTAAGAATATATTAACCAAACCTTTACCTTTAGTTTGTTTAATCATAAATTGCATAAAGGGATATCCTTGATTAGCACCATCTCTGATAGAATCTGGAAAATAATGATATTGGTTTTTTGATAAATCAACTCTTTCACCAGTTGCAGCATTTACTAAATTATCAGTAAGCTCACTTGCAGCTGTTATTAAACTTTTATCAGGTACCTTTGGATCTCCTGATTTAAAAGGTGGTGCGTTTCGTGATGGATTGTGATATAACTGATTGTGAAAATCGCCTGAATCTTGAGCCATTGTTTTTTCCTATATAAATATAATTAAACTATAGAGTTATTTATATGAGTTATCAAGGCAAATACAAAATAAAGCGACCAGAAAAGTACGCTGGCAATGCAAGTAAGGTAGTATATCGATCCTTATGGGAAAGACAAGCGTTTAAATGGTGCGAAAACAATCCGAAAGTCAAGATGTGGAATTCTGAAGAGGTAGTTGTACCTTATAAATGTAAGACAGATAACAAGTTACATCGTTATTTTGTTGACTTATTAATACAAATGGAAGATAAAAAAACTTATCTTATTGAGATTAAACCTAAGAATCAAACAACTCCACCTAAAACACGTACTCGTAAGACTAAAAAATATATAAACGAAGTTACTACATACGCAAAGAATATATCTAAATGGGAAGCAGCTCAAGAGTTTGCTGAACATAAAGGTTGGAAGTTTCAAGTATGGACAGAAGAAACTTTAAAAAATTTAGGGATAAAGATACTGTAGTTCTTTATAAATAGTTTATATGGCAAGTTTATTTGATACATTACAGGCAAATGCTTTTAGAGCTGGTATACGTACACGTACGAAAGAATCACAAGCATGGTTTAAAAGAAACGTAACTAACCTACAAGTATCACCAACTTCTATATTAAAAGATAAGGCACTTGATAAAACAGCTCAAAATATACGTGGCAATATGTACATGTATTTTTATGACCCTAAGCATAAAGAAACTTTACCATACTATGATAGGTTTCCTTTAACAATAATGGTTGATGGTGCACCTGGTGGATTCTATGGATTAAATCTACATTATCTTAATTACAATACAAGAGCAGCATTCTTAGATAACCTAATGGAATTTGGACCAGCTCAACCAAAAGAAAGTTCAAGGTTAACAAAACTGAGATACAATTTAATAAGTAGTGTACGTAAATATAAAGAATTCAAACCATGTTTTAAACATTACTTAGGCAAACATGTAGTATCTCAATTTAGTAGAGTGCCAATGACTGACTGGGAAATAGCTATATTCTTACCAGTAGAACAATTTAAGAAGAAGAGTAAAGGAAGTGTTTGGAATGAGAGCCTTAAAATAGCGAGACAGCCATGAGTAATATAGAAGATTTAAAAGCATTAATCAGTAAAAAAGGTGGCTTAGCAAAAGCAAATCGATTTAGAGTTATATTTACACCACCTGTTCAGACTCTTTTTAATTTAGATGGACAACAGGTTATAAGTTCTGTTATCTCAGGTAATTTTACTGCAAGGAATTTAATTAATGACCCAAGAGATATTAATTTACTTTGTGATGCAGTATCTATACCAGGCAAACAAATCAGTACACTGGATTACCAGGCTGAAAAACAATCAATAAAGATACCTTATGGATATATCCACGATGATATATCTTTAAGTTTTTTATTAACAAATGATTATTATATGAAAACAGTATTTGATACTTGGATAAATAGTATAATAAACATGGAAACTTATACAGTTGCTTATAAGAAAGACATTACATGTGATGTTATTATACAGCAATTGGATGAGAAAAACACGCCGATATATGGTGTGAAACTTGAGGGAGCATTTCCTACAACTATAAATGAATTAGTACTTTCGAACGAATCGTCAGATACTATTCAAAAGTTAAATGTGAGCTTTAGTTATGATAGGTACGTGCCAGAAGGCGCATTAAGTAGTACCGGTAGCGCAATAAGAAATGCGTTATCAATTTTTGGATAATATAATAGGAGAATTATTATGGCTTTACCAGAGCTAAATACCGCAAGGTATAAGGTAGAAGTACCGTCAACTGGACAAGAAATCAGTTATAGACCGTACTTAGTAAAAGAAGAAAAGCTTTTGATGATGGCTATGGAGTCAAATGATAGCAAGGTTATCATGCAGACAACAATAGATATTATTAAAGCTTGTGTATTTGATGATATTGATGTTGAAAGTTTAGCAATGTTTGACATTGAAACTTTATTTTTAGCATTAAGATCTAAATCAGTTGGTGAAAAGATTGATTTAAATATAAAATGCGAAGAGTGCCAACATGGTAACGAAGTACAAATAGACTTCGATGCAATAGAAGCACCAGTCGTTACAGATGATAATAAACAAATGATGTTAACAGATACTGTTGGCGTAGTTTTAAAATATCCTTCTGTAAAAGATATTGATAGTTTATCAAATCTTGGAGATAATGAAATGGATGCGGCTATGTCAATGTTAGTAGCTTGTATCGATAGTATCTTTGATGAAGATAATGTATATGATGCTAAGAGCGAGACAACAAAGGAATTAACGAATTTTGTTGAATCATTAAATTCAGAACAATTTCAAAATTTATCTGAATTCTTTGGGTCAATGCCCGCTCTATCAAGTTTGATTGAATTTAATTGTACATCATGTGGTAAGGCGAATAGCCAGGAGTTAAAAGGTCTTCAAAGTTTTTTTACGTAGGCCTTTCGCACGATAGTCTTGTTAACCATTATAAGACCAACTTCGCTATGATGCAGCACCACCATTACAGTTTAACTGAACTTGATAATATGGTACCGTGGGAAAGGGAGATATACGTTTCTTTATTAACGGATTGGATAGAAGAAGAAAATGAACGTTTAAAAAACGAACAAAGGAGATAATAATGGCTGATAATCAAGATAACAGCAGAAATGAAGTAGAAATTGATTTAGATAAGTACATGGCTATGATTGAGAAGCTTGATGAACAAGAAGACGCAATCAAAGAAATGAAAGAAGAAGCTCGGCTTGCAAAAGAACAGCTTGGTCCTCGTAAAAGAAAATTTATGGACTTGTTTATTGACGATAACGACTTGAATGAAAAAGCAATCATAGGATTTATTTCATTCTTCCTAATGGTAGTGTTTGGTATGACTGACTTAGTCACAGCACTTGTATGGGACATGGATTTAAAAGTTTCAGAAACAATATATACATCATTTGTTGTAGTAACACTTGGTGCATTTGGTATATCAGAAGCTGGCAAAGCATTCGGGAAATAGATAAATGGCAGATCAACCTAATCAAAAATCACTTGGCGACGTAGTAGAACAACTACAAGAATTAAACGACGCTACAGCAATGGCTCAAGAATCAGCGTATTATACGCAAGAGCTTAATGATTATATGAGAACGGAAGGTCGCAACTTAGACACGAGTCAATTATACGCTATAGAAGACCTTATAGAAGTATTAAAATCAGGCAAATTAGATGAATTAGAAGCTGAAAAAGAACAGTTACTCAGAGGAAGAATAGAAGCTAAACGTGATAATGAACGTAATGACCTATTAGAAACTATTGCAAAATATACATCTTTTAGTTATGAACAACTTAAAGAAGAATTTGGCGATAAAGGCCGTGGTACTATAGCAGGTATTATAATTAATACAGCGGTACGTGGTCTTCTTATCGGATTCTTTGCATCAGCATTCTTAGAACCATTTAAACTTATAGGGAAAGGTTTATCAGCAATTGGTACTAAAATTGGAAAGTTATTAGGCATGCAAGGATTCTTTAAAGGTTTAAGAGTAAGCATTCAAACTACTGTTACTAATGGATTCAAAGCTTTTACTGGTATATTTAAGTCAAAGGGTAATAAACCCCCTGGATTCTTAGCGAGATCGGTGAAGCAGTTAAAGCTTGTATTTATGGATTCATTCAGAATTATGACTACTATACTTGGTAACGTTACTAAAGTAGCTGCAGCAACTACTGGTTTTCTTGCTGGAAGGTTTAGAGCATTAGAATCATTAACTAAGCTTAAGTTTAGTTTTCCAGTAGATTCTAAATTAATGAAAGGTATTTCAAGAGCTCTTAATACATTGTTTAAACCATTAAATGGACTTATAAATTTATTTACTGGTCAAGCAAGTGTTGTTATTAAATCAGTTGATAAAGCTGGTAAAGCTTTAGGAACATCAAGTAAAGTTGTTAACAGTCTTGGATCGTCAATAGTAAATTTCTTTAAAGCTTTAAAGCCAATACAAACGGTGTTTGGATTCTTATCTAGAGTAGGTAACGCGTTTAAAGGTATAGGTCGAGTTCTTGGTAGATTCTTTGGTATATTTAACTTTATAGTTGGATTCTTTAAAGGATTTAAACAATATGAAGATGGGAGTTTCTTAACTAAAGTTTTTGCAGGTATTATGGGTGGCTTTAAACAAATGTTACTCATGGGCCCAATATTTCTCTTGGATGGTATTAGATTTATAACAGGTAAAATATTAGGATTCTTTGGATTTGAAAAAGCTGCAGAGTTTTTAGCATCATTTTCATTTACAAAAATAGTAGGTGATGCCTTTGATGCAGTCACTGATACTATTATAAACTTCTTTGCACGTATGAGAGATACTATTAGTGATATAGGATTTGGTGGTATTATAAAAAATATTACTATTAGTCTATTAAAAATATTTAAAAAGATCGCAACATTTCCTCAAGCAGTTGCTGCCGGCGGATTAGGAGCTATAGCTGCATCATTACCAGGTGGTAAAACACCAATGGAAGGATTTAAAGAAGGATTTGATAAAGTCTTTACTGCTGGAGATACTGCTTTAGATGGTCTTAAAGCAAAAGCTGACGGTATGGATAAAAAAGGAATGCTTATTGATGCAAAATCTAGAGAAGGTAAAGCATTAAAAGATCAAGTATTCTCAGGACCAAGAATGACTGATCAGGAAGCTGCAAGACGTGATACTGCATTATATAACATACAACAAAAAGCTGGTGATACAGTAACAGTAATATCAAACGCTGCTAATCAAGCAGTAGATGCTGTTGGTGGTATGTTGGCAAATACATACACATAAAAAAAGGACCCTTTCGAGTCCTTTCCAAAATTAATTAAAATTAACTTTCTTTAGCAAGTTTCGCAAAATAGCTAAGTGTATCATCTTCATCAGATGAATTGTCCGCTGGTGGAAAGCTCGTATCGGCTGATTCCATAGTCGGAGCTGGCGCTGAAGTTTGTTGCAACATTGGTTCTGGCGCTGCAGTATGTCCGGCTGTTACACCTAATACTTTATTTAACTTCATACTTAACTCATCATAAGTTTTGTAGTTCTCTGGTAATAAGAAATCACCAAGAGAATAGATTTTGTCATACACTTCAGTAAGTCTTGCTTCATCTCCACCGTGTAGGGCAGAAGCTGAAGAGAATTCTGATTTGTCATAGTTGACCCACCCTTCTACTTTTCTGATTTTAATTTTGAAGTCTGCACCTTCCCAGAAATCGTAAGGATTTACTGGTTCTTCATCAGCGAACTGAGGTTGCATGACATCCATAATCTTATCAAAGATTTTTTTACCAAACTTATAAAGAAATACCTTTCCTTCATTTTGTGGATTGTCCGGATCAGAGATAACTAATACGTTTGATACGTAATGTAACCTTCTTTTCCTTTCTCTTGCGAGAGCTTTATCTTCATCACGACCTGAATTCCAAAGTAAACCATTTGATTCGCTCACTGGATCTGGTTGTCCAATAGATGTTAAAGAGTTTTCGATATACCATAAGCCAGTTGGTCCTTTAAACCCGTGGTCCCAATACCTTACCCAAGGAAGATCTTCACCTTCTTTGGCTGGTAGGAATCTGACTACTGCATAACCGTTACCTGCTTTATCTCTGGTCGGTTTCCAGAATCTATCGTCAGCATAGCTGTTAGATTCTGTCTTTGTTGTTGATACTGCTTCCGCTGCTTTTACGAGTTTATCGATTGATGAGCCTCGCATGCTCTTTAGATTGTCTAATGACATATTATTTTCTCCATATATTTACTGAATTGTCCACGTTATACATTATATTATAGTTATATTATACCACATTATGTGGCATTTGTAAAGGTCTTTTTTAATAAATTTAAACATTTATTTCGATCGAACTTTACGAAAGGTTTGTATTTCATAATCTTTCTATAGATATCAGGCCAAATGATTGTATCTGTTATCTTATTATTTTCACGTTCTACAAACCCAAGTATTGAATCCAAGATTACGATTGTTTCCAACTGTATTTCTTCTTGCATCCAAAGCTTTATAATCAATGGATGATTGTTATCTTCTGCCGTTAAGAGAGAATCAAACGATATATCCATATCATTAAGTTTATTTATATCAGTTTGAAACTGATAGCTGAGAGATTCCATAATCTTTTTATGGTCTCTATAATACCTTTCGCCACCTTCGTTAAGCATATCACCGACATACTTAACATCGTTTTTAAAGTTTGCTATATAGAATTCTTTTAATTCAGATTCATATGTATTAGCAAGCTTGGCAAAGAAGTATTTATCCTTACGTTTAAAGAAGGATGTTGGCTTTACGTTTGTCTTATAATGGTATTTAACAGCATCATATCCATCTGTTTCGAAATGGAGTTTGAGCGCATTATACAATTTATAAGATTCAAACGGATCGTTCACTATACCATAACTCCTTCGTATAGAGCTTCTACATCTTCTATTTCGCCAACAACTTCGCTTAAGTTTTGCTTATGATGTATGTTAGCCATTTTTCTTAGATGCTTTTTATCAATTGCTACATCCTCTGCGCATGATTCAACTGCTTCTTTTATAAAAGCTTTTTCTGAATCGATACGCGTAAGAGAGTTTGATATCTCTTCAATGCATCCTTTGATTCTTTTTTTGTCTTCCACGCTTGATGGAATGATTACATTACTACTCATTTTTTCTCCTTTATAATGGTAATTTATTAGTTCGTTTGATTTTGATTAAATTTAAGCTAGCTGCTTCTTCTTCAATCTTTTGTTTTAAAGAATCTGTTAAAAGCTTCTTCATATTCTTATAGTCCATACCTCTTTGTTCAACTATATAAGCTGCTGAATCGATATAAGACATATTGTTATTAGCGACAAGATGTTCTACTGCTGCAGAAAATCTTTTCTTTGTCATTACTTTTTGTTCTACTGGATTATCTGACATAATTTTTTCCTTAAAATACTCTCATTAAAATACAGTCAGCATTTATTCTTCCTGTGGGTTTATCTATTTTAGTTGTTAACGTTTCCCATATCTTCTCAATTTGTTTTTCAGTCTTATTAAGAACCATTGGTAATATTTCATCAGGCTTTCTTAATGTAGCTTGTCGAGATTCTTTTTCAAAATTTCTTATAGATGTACCTGATATTTCAAAGCCACCTATTGATGATGTTACATACTCCATAAGCTTTTTATTCTTACAGTTATAAACATATAGTTTAGTTTTACCTGGTATCGCAACAGGATTAATAGATGTTAATTTAGCATCTAAGTTTTCTGCACAATACTTAAGCTTAGTTACTTGTTGATCTGAAGCTTTAACTTTTTTAACTTTAGTAGACCTTGTCGCTTTAAAAGAATCTCTTAGTCTTTCAAGATCGACAAATATCTCTTCAAGCTGTTTAAGCATCTTGCTCTTTTCGCCTTTCGTAAAATGAGAGTATGCTTCTACTGCTTGATCGCAATTCTTTTCATAAGCATCTTTGATATTATTATATTCAGTTTCGACAAGAGCTTTAAATATATTAATTGCGTTACCTTTAAGCTGATGTAGTTTAAATCGATTAAAAGCATTAAACTTTTGTTTAAATTCTCCTTCAAGCCAACCTTCAACTATAGTAGAATCAAAGTCATAATATATAGTGTCCATAACTTTCATACGAGTTCTTTCAGCTGGTGATATAATAACTACATCAGCCTTTTTAGCTTCTTCAACTTTCTTTTCTTTTAAAGCTACTTTGTATTGTTCATTGATAAAATCTTTTATAGAAGTGATTTGTTCTTCTGGATATTGCCAACCTCTATAATACATTTTAATCAACTTATTAACTTTCATAAATCTGTAGTCTTTAAGCCTTTTAAGTACTGATATTTTTTTCTTATCCCATCCCATTACGTCTTTACAGAACTGATGAGTTGTTGGCATATAATCTTTTTGTTTATAAAAATAGTTATACCAATGAACGCCTTTAGTCCAGTTTCCACCGGTAAAATCTGATTCACTTGTATATATTGGTTCTGGTCCAAGATACTTTTCATCAAGACTTGGTCCTCTTTTTCTTTTAGCCATATATTTCTCCTTATTAACTATATAGATCTATTATACCACATTCCTTATCAAATGTAAACGTTTTTTTAAAAAAATATGATTGAACTTCCGCGGGTGATAAGGAGTTGCGTTGATGAAGTTCAATCATAAAACTTATTAATTAATTCTTGTATTACGTATACAATACCGTTGCATATCATACAGAATAATATAAAATATAAAAAGTATTCCATTATTCCTTTTCCCAAGGTAATCGAATAGTTTTTCCTTCTTTTTGTTCTGAAGAAACATGAGCTGACATAAATGCAAACCATGCAGTACCTATCAGTAATAGTATACTAAATATTGTATTCATTAGTTTCTCCTCATTTTGCTGATATCCTCAGCTTCTTGTTGTGAAATAACTGGGACTGCATTTGACTTATGCATTGTAGCAATACCTTTGACAAGAGTACCTGTGTATTTCATTGTTTCTTTTTTAGTAGTATCAGATTTTGGATAGTTACCATCTTTCATATAGTCTTCCATAACTGATTTGTATTGAGCTGCTTGTTCAGCTCGTAGTTGGTCAAGAGTAGATACTTCAATAGTCATTGGTTTAAACTCAACAGGCTTTTTCTTTACTCTGTTAGAAGCATGCTTCTTTCTTTTTCTGCCGTGGATATCATATCGTAATGAACCCATATAAAAATTAGTTGCACCCATTACTTAGGACCTCCATTATGACCTATCATGGTTTTTTCTTTTTGCTTTTCTCTCCATGCTAAGAAATGAATTGCAACTTCTCTTGATGTGTGAGTTAGCGTACTCACCGGACGTCTTATTGTTTTTTTCATAATCTAAATATTTTACCTAAAATGTTATCAACCTCTGGGTCATTAAGATGACCTATGACATCAGATGTGATAGGAGTTGAATAACAAAGTTGACCTTCATGTAATACAGCAACTTCCCATTGCCCCTTTACATATCCATATGAACCTTTATGTTGAATAACGCTTGCACCATATCCATTAGGGAACTTATATACTTTTTGTATACCTCCCATCATTTTATTCTTTTCAATTAAATATTCGTTCATATGTATATTATACCATACTTTAAGTCAAATGTAAAGGATTATTTTCATTATTTTGGCCAAACGTCTGTAAAAGGTCATTGCCCTTAAGTTCATATTTGTCAAAGATAAAGGTTTCTCCTGTATTAATAAGTTTTCTTTCAACTCTTCCTGAGTTATATTCTATATCAACTACGCTTTTATTGCCTTGAGTATCTTGTGGTCGATCATCATAATACAAACTTGATAAGCTATGAGCATGTATTGATTTAACTTTACCTGCCCACTCTTCAGCTGCAATTTTTATTCTTTGCTTTTCTACTACTTTATCGTATTGGCCCATTTTCCCTTTTCTCCTTTTTCTGCAATTTTAATAAGTTCTCTTAGTTTCATATCCCATAACAATTTAAAGTCAGGATCGTTTGCTTTATCTCTTGCAGTTTGTAATGCAATAGCTCTTTGATGTCCTCTATTCATTAGTTCCACTCCTGGTCTAATTTAGAAGCGTCATATGCATGCATGATTGAACTATCTTCTAGATAACGAGATATGTTCTTTTCGCTATGATACATATTCTCTTCTTTGAAACAGTCTAAACCGCCTGGTGATTGTTTACCAGCCTTTTTAACTTGCTTAGTTAATTTAGATTGCTCTTTAATAATTGATTTTCTTGCGTCAAGCTTAGCAATCATTTCTTGCATATCTTTTTCTTCTTTATACTGATTAAGCTCAGCTTTTAGTAATTCAAATGTATTACTCATAGTATTTCTCCTTCAATTAAATTTGTATCTGAGAATCCGCCGCCAAAAGGTGCGTACTCTAATTTTGTTACATGACATTGGTTGTCATATGACTTTCTTTGTTTGCCTTGTACATATCCTGCAAGTGACTTTGCTTTTGCTTCGTTCTCTGCATATATGTATGACTCTGTTGTGATTAAATATCTTTCCATAATATACTCCTTAAAATGTTATGTTTCTTTCCATTTTTGGTTTTACTGTATTCAGTTTAAGCCAGGCATTTGCCTCTTTGTCGCCAACACATAAATCGCCGTCGTCCATTAAGAATTCTTTCTTATAGTTTTCACGGTTGTTAGTCCATGTCTCAGTTACTTCGAGAATTTCTTTTCTCATCCAACCATCTTCACGGTTGTCAGTAATTTTGATGAAATGAACATCACCAGTGAATTGGTCAAAACAAAAGTCAGTGATTGTTTCCCAGTCCTCACAAGCTTTTGCAGAATGTGGTACAACTGTAGAATCAATGATGTATTCCTCACAACCGCCATTGGACTCTGCCAAAGTAGTAGTGATGAATGGTCTAACTCTAGCTACGACTGTAGCAATTTCGTTAGAGTCCAACTCTCCACAGTTAGGAAGTACAAAGGTATTACCACCCTTGAACTTCATGTAAGGGTCCTCTTGAGTACCGTAGTTCTCTAGGTATTGCGTGTTTATTACTAATTTATTCATATCTTATACTCCTTATCAATTGAATATATAGTTATTATACCATAGTTGGGAGCAAATGTAAAGGATTATTTTCACTTTTTGGTGAAATAATTGTGAGAAAGTGTTGTTCTATTCTCAAGTATTGTCTCCGTCAGTATATTTTACTTTATTTTTATCAAACATTTTATTTGCTTGTCTTTGTAATGACTTTTCTACTTGTACGTCAAGCCAATTTCTAAACCATTGTCTTAATTTACCCATCTTAAAAGTTACCTTCTGCGACTTGTAGACAAGGGATTCCATTAGATCTCCACATGTCAACAACAGAATTTCTGTCGTCGAATATCATGTCTGGTTTCCAATCAGCTTTGATAAGCTCATTAAGAACTCTTTGTTTGAATTCATGGTCTGGCTCGTAGCTATCATCTGGTCTTAAAAACATATGACTCCAGAATTCGCCTCCTGCTGTTTTTAGCTGGCTTTCTGTAACTTCTCTATGTCTTTCGTTTCTTGCTGAAACAACTACTATTTGATGACCACTATCGTATAAACATGCAGCTAAATTAAATACATGCTCCATTGGTTTGTCAGTTTGCATCTCACTAGGGTCCATAAACTTATCCCAGTTAGGTGGTGTTTCATCAAGGAATTTTCTTCTTGTCTCTATATCCATAAGAGTTCCATCTACATCAAATATTATATTCATTATGCTACTACCTCTTGTAAATCGTTAACCCAATATCCAGACATTCCGATTGCTGAATTATCAGCTCCTTGTCCTTCATAAAACCATTCTAAATTAATACCTTTAAATGTTACGTAAGGTAAGATATATGTAGAATGATCAGCTAACCCATTAGGTTCAACTTCATCTTTATCATATGCTCTTACAGTTATATCAGTGTCATTAACTTCTTTGACATAGCCTTCGAAAGTTTTACCACTTGTTGTAAATTTGATGCCATCAAATTCTTGAACGATTTCTTTTATTGTTGTTATATTCATTTAAACTCCTTATCTTTTAAATTGTATAGGTATATTATACCCTAGTTGGGAGCAAATGTAAACGGTTCGAGTGAAAATAATTAAATTAATTACACAACAATCACTATGTCAGCAGTTTTAACCGCGTTTAGGACACGTTGTTGGATTTTTTTTAGATCTATTTACAATTTTATAATTATCGATAACAACAGAAGCCATAACAAGATTCATTACCCATATTTCTTCAGCACTCCATAGATCTAAATTAAAGAAACTACTTAATACAATTGATTTATGAATTAAGAGATTATCCCTATGTGGTACAGTTGGCAGTATTGGATTGGCTTCAGTTATACATGAATATTTTAATCCTTTTAACGTTGAATGGACATCTAATGCATTAAGTAAATACCATGTCAATAGAATCTCTCTATCTCTAGATTGGTGAGTATATTGTAACTTTCTCGGATTTTCCTTTAACACGGATTCTATCGATTTGTGTAAATACTCTTCGGTCTTTACAGCTTCTATAAGTTTCCGGTCCCAACAACACTCGAACCCCATCATAATTTCTTGTTTGGCCTTCGAGTCTAGCCCCGAGGTTAACGGCATCTCCAATGACGGAATAGTCAAATCTAGATTCTGAACCCATATTTCCGACAATACAAGTCCCGGTGTTGATACCAATGCCAATATCAATCCTAGGTAAACCTTGCTCTTCAAGTTGTTGTATAAGTTCATCAGCTGCCTCGCATATTTCGATCGATGTTTGTACAGCTTTAAAGGCATGGTCTTCACAATCAAGTGGAGCATTCCAAAATGCCATGATACAATCACCCATAAATTTATCTATAGTTCCACCGTTCTTTAAAACGATTTTTGTCATAGTATCTAAATAATTATTTATAAGAATTACAAGTCCTTCTGGGTCATCTTTGTTTTTATAATATTCTGATATAGGAGTGAATCCACATATATCCATAAACATAAAGGTCATCTCTTTTCTTTCTCCACCTAATCGTAAGAGTGATGGGTCTTTTTGTAATTGTTTAACTAAGTCAGGAGATACATATGTACCAAATTGTTTCTTTACTTGTTGTCTTAATACGAATTGTTTATAAAAATTATTGAAACTCGATGAGGTGAGTAAAAGTATATATATTATTAGAGTAGCTGATAAATCGAGGAGTATAGAAAATTCGTACCAGGCGTAATAAGAAGCAAAGCTTACAGCGATTGCAGAGCCGACGAAGGATACAGCACCGACCCATATCGGAAGATAGTATACAGTTAATACAATCAGAAGAGAACCAATCAGAATCATTGCAAGTTCAGCAAGATAAGTCCATTGAGGCCGTGATATAGGATTATCAGATATTATTGTCTGTAATGCATTTGCTTGTATTTGATGTGGATATAATAACCCAGCTGGAGTAGATACTTGAGGAACAATACCTTTTGCAGTAACTCCTATAATTGCTGTCTTTCCTTTTAAATCTGGTAATGGTTGTCCATCATAATCAATTGATTCAAAGTGTGTATTCCATTTTAACCATATACTACCTCTCTCATCTGTTGGTATTATAAAAGGTCTTAATACTATACTTTCAATTCCAGCTTCATTTAACTTTATTGTATACGATTTCTTATCTTGCATTGCTCTTACAGTTTCTAATGCAAATGATGGATATAAATCTCCGTTAACTTGAGACATTAATGGTATTCTTCTTGTAAGATTATCTACTTCAGGAGCTCCATTTAATAGACCTACTCCCCATGCATGTTTCTCTAATTCTTCTATATTTGTAATCAGTCCTTTATATCGATATGTAAGATCTAATGGATCTCCTGAATAACCAAATGTTGCATACCCTACATAAGGTGCTTTAGAACTTCTCCCATTTTGATCCGCATCTTGTGCAAGAATAATACCATTATCTTTTATCCAAGACGCAAAGATAGTGTCACCTCCGAAACGATCTTCTTCTGGAAACATTATAGTAAACCCTATCATGCCAGCATTCGAGTTCCTTAAATCAGAAATCACTGCTGCGTGATTCTGACGTGGCCAAGGGTATTGACCATAAGCTTCGAGTGAAGACTCGGATATATTAATCAACACTATATCGTTCGAATGTTCTACTGGAAGAGATTGTATATACTGATCGAATATGCTGAGCCTAAACTGTTCTAATAACTGAGGGTCTAGAATTCTTACACCTAAAAGTGTAATACCAAGTATAATAGTTGTCCATATTGAAGTTAAATATTTCATAAAGTGTAATACAAAGTGTTATACTAATTTCCTTGAGTAATTGATACTGTACAACCGCCTACTGTTTGACAATTTTGAGTTAATGAATAAGCTTGATTAATCGATCCTTGTTGTAATATATTTAATGTAGTTGCATATGAACCTTGTAATGTGATTTGAGAGTTATGAGAACCAGTTCCTTTTTGCATTATATTTGTATCTGAATAAGATGATGAGCCATAAAAATAAGTATGATTATAATGACTACCACTTCCTTCTTGCCATAGGTCATGGTCTACAGAATTAGCATGTAAGTCTAGGTTATGAGTATGTGTTCCATTCTGATATATATCAACGTCATTACTATTTCCCCATATATGTCTACCATAAGTCGCACCGTTTAATTGCATAACTGATTCGCTATTATTAGTACCATCAACATCACCACCCCATGATTTACCTGAACCCCAATAGGAAACCCAACCAATATAGTTACCACTTCCAGTTTGATTTAAGTTAAACACATTATTTTGATGATCGAATGAAAAATTAATTTCATTATCATATCCTATTTGAGTAACATCAATCTCAACATTATCTCCACCACCAACTTGTTCTATATGTACGTGGTTATCTCCTGCAAATGAAAGAGCACAAAATGAGATAAGCCATATATATGCTATCATTTTCATGAGTATACTCTCACTGTTTTTTTACCATTTGTCCAAATTGATACAAGAGTTTTTCTTTTTTCTTTCATTAGTTTACCTGCCTTATGTAAATATTTATATCGTCTCCACCATTCATTGTGATTGTTCCTTCATAACCATCAACAACAGTATTAAGATTAACTGAAGCTCCTGCTTCGAATATAAGATTTATGACACCATTAATATCTCTAAAGAATACAATACCTGAATCTTCTAAGAATATATTATATTGACTATCCTTATTCAGTCCAAGTTGAGCACCTTCAAGTTTAAATCCTGCTGTTCCACCAGTTGCTCCTTGTTTATCTCCAAGTACAACAGTTGTTTTAATTAATTCTTCTACAACATCTAAAAGGTCTGGTAAAAATTCACCAGCTAAAAAATCAACATCAATCCTACCATTTCGAGCGTCATAATCAGGATCGTTAGCATAATCATCAAAGTCTTTTTCTAATTCGTTATATTCTAAGTAATCTATATCAAGTAATCCTTGGTCTTTATTTGAATCATCCTTTACCTGTTCTTCTATAGCTTCTTTTACTTCTTTTGGTGGATTAACAATAAACATATTATCAATCATTGAAGGTGTAATACCACCGATAGTAACAGGTTTAGTTGGCATTGTATTTAACGAAGATACCATTGTTGCTTGATAAGCTTGATTAAGAGTTATAACTCCAGCTTCGTTTGTAACTGTAATCTCTCCTGATGGATCGCCATTTACATCAGGAAGTAACATAATTAATGACCTTCCAAGTTCATCAATTGTTGTTGTAAAATCTGTACCACGAATACCTATCGTGGCTGTTGGTGTTTGTATATCTATATTCGCTTTGTTTACTAATCCAAGAGAACCTGAAGCAAATCTTGCTGTTCCCATAGTAAACTTCATTGACATTTTAGAGAGTGATGGGTCTGGGTCATAATATATTTCATCAATTAACACTTCACTATGTTCTTTGATATCTAATTGAGCGTCATCTAAAAACTTTATTTTTAGTTTACCATTCGCCGTTTCAGCTACATCATTTAACTGAATATCAGGTTGTACCTCATCAGTTATTTTTATTTGTTCTTGTTGTCTTTTAATTTGCGTAGAACCGGACTGCTCTACAATAGAACCTATAGGGTCTGCCGAAACAAACCCTACAAGTATAAGATTAACTATCGTTAGCTGAATCTTTTTGATTGATTTGAATTGTTGCATTTTCACTATCCACATCAAGTGTTATAATACCCTTACAACTTGAAACTCCTGTAGGACACGTACCAGATATCTGGTTAATGTCTACATCAGCTCCGGAACCATCAAGAGTAAAATTAATCTCATTATAGTATCCATCTTTTTGTAAAGTATTAATATTATTTGTGCTACCTGTAACATCAAAGTTCCATATAACATCATCAGTTTCTATGTCAACATCAAATACGTTCGAACTACCTAAAACTGTTAAATCAAAATTTAATCTTTCCGCACTAAATAATGAACCTTGGTCTAGGTCCATAGTATTAGAGTCACCAGTTATATCAACTAAATAGTTTGAACTATCAGCTGAACCAGTTTCTCCAATCATCCAATCCCAAACATTATTATCACCATTCCACTCTAAAGTGTAAGATGAAGAATCTGCTGTGAGTTTACCAAAGAGTAAGTTTTCATTACCTATTTGGTCGATATTGAAAGTTAATGATGACCCAGTAATCGGCATAGCACTTGAACTACTGTCAAAGTTATCAAGTCCTATTTTGTTACCGTATCCTACTTGGTCAATATACAAAGTAAGTGTATCACCTACTTGAGCAATATTAATTTCATTATCATCAGATGCTGCTGCGAAAGAGTTTAAACTAAAAAATAAACTTAGGCCTAAAATATATTTTATCATGTTTCTTTTCCTTCTATTTTCCAAAATCTTCTATCATGACCTTGGTTGATTAATTCCAGTACTCCGGCCTCGATGGCTGTTCGTACTGCGTATGTCACTGACTCATTTTTACCCACTCCGTCTTCATACTCTATCAATTGTGTACCTTCTTCGATAAATCGAAAAATATCACCGCCACTTCCATAAGATAAGATAGTTTTCTTACTTTGGACGTTTAATAAAACTTCTCCAGTTAGAACAGATACTGCTCTAATTGAAACTGTTACAACATCTTTACGATATTGTCTGCTTATTCCTATACCTAACGTTCTAGCTCCACGGCCACCGGATAGGATGTTTGTATCATAACCTATTATACCACCTTCTATTATCATTCCAGCAAATAATAGTGGTTGTATACCTTGTGCTTCTTCTTCGCCTTTTGCTTTTGCAATATCTTGACGAGCACTTCTAATAATTTGTCTTTCTCTTACAAGGTTATCTAATCCTTGTCTCTCTACAACTCTAAACCAACTACCATTACCTGCGCTTTTAAGAGCATCAATTAACATTTCAGTACTACCTTGAGTAACTGCTGTAGAAAAATCGGCTATACCTTCTCTTGCTTTTCTTTGACCAGTTTTATCTGCAAATTGGTAAACTGCAACTACTGGTTTAGATTCAGCTGGTGGAAGTTGTAGTAGTTTTATAAATGATGGTAACTTAACAACTTCAGGTGCGTCAACACATATAAACGGTATTGCTCTTTCAAATGTTCTTCCTGAAGCTTTTGCATAGTTCCATAGGTCATGGTCATACTGTTCGCCCCATGTATCTTTATTACAATCCTGAGGATTTTCTGAGTATCTAGGTACAGCTGCGCAACTAGATAATAGGGCTATTGAAAGACTAACCGCCGTCAGCTGACGTACCATAATCGCTCCCGAAGTAACCTGTTCCTATAGGAATTTGAATAACAGTTTCAGTTCCATTTGCATCGATTATAGACATTTTAATATATTCTGAACCATCTTCATTGGTTATCACTTCATAAGTAACGACTGATCCTTCTAATGTAAAGGAACCAAATCTTACTGCGCCATCATTTTGAAACATACTCTCAACAAGTTGTTTTGACATTTGAGCATATATTCTACTTTCCAAGTTTCTTATAAACTTAGCAAGAGTAGTATTCTCAGCTTCTCTTTGCGCTGCTTTTTCTGCTGCAGCTAATGCTTCTTCTATAGATTTCTTACGAGAGAATTCTTGATTCTCTACAGTAAGATAATGAGAAGCAGTACCTATTCCACTAAAGGAAGGATTTTTAAATTTATGTACTATCTCTGCAGCACTTACACCAAGACTTGATATCGACAAAATAAATATTCCCATTAAGGTAAATGCTTCTGCTTTATACTTCATCTTTTCTATCTTGTTTTTTCTTTTCATTTTCTTTATATTCCAATACTGTATCTACTTTTTGCTGTAATCTTATAAGGTCTTGGTCTAACATTCTCATTTGGTCAATCACTTTTATTAATTGAAAATGCATTTTTTCTGTTGCAGGGTCTAAATGTTCTTGTATAAAGTTATAAACAAAATATACAAAATATCCTAAACCTACAACCATGACAGTTGGAAATCCATACTTACCTACTATATCAGCTATTTCCAGTTCCATACTAATCTCTTCTTACGTCGAGCTTTCCATCTTCAATAAAATTTTCTGCCCTAGCTATTCTTTCGACATCGGGTCTTAATTCCAATGCACTACTTACAAGTAAATCTATTTTAATCATTTCATTACTCATTGTTCTTGCTCTATTCTCAAGTGATGAACAAAACATTGTAAGAGTGTTTATGTCATCAACAACGCCTTCAAGTATTTGCTTTATTATAACAAATATAAAATATCCCATTACTAGAGCACCCGCAATAGGTAATCCTAGATCGGATATAAGCGTAAATATTTCACCCATTACTTAGTGAATGCTACTTTAACTGCTAATGATGTTGCAGCTCCTAAAAGAGTATCAGTTGCGGTTTTTTCAACTAATTCTACTGAACCAGCTGTCATTGTAAATGTACCTTTAGTACTACCACCAGCATCTTTTATAGTTATAAGCTGAATTGATGTTTTATTATTTACTACTCTTACTAATGTAGCGAAATTAACGTTAGTATCAGTTGCTAAATTAGTTTCTGATCCTTTAAGTTTTACTGTTGCCATGTTATTATTGTCCTATAAATTAACTTATATGGTTATTTATAATAGCTCGAAGGCTAAGACACATAAAAAAAGGGACTTTAAAGTCCCCTCTTATAAAAACTAATTTGCAAATTATTTTTTTGTCGTAGTTTTCTTTGCCCTAGGTTTTCTCGTAGGAGCTTTCTTAGCTACTGTTTTCTTAGCTGCAGGCTTTTTAGCCGCTGGCTTTTTCTTGACCGGAGCTTTCTTTTTCTTAGGTGGTGTTTTACCATCTACGAAAGCTTCGTTCTTAGCAGTAGTAGGGTCATCTTTTATATAATGTCCCTTTTCATTTCTTGCTCTAACTCCTGAACCGGGTTTCATTGAATCGTATATTGCATAACCAACTATGGCTACCACGACTCCAACAATCACTATGAATGATATATCCATAATATTTACCTCCATCATTTATTATATTTATAGTTAACGAATTCTTTCCAAGGGAAATAATCCTTTCTCTCATGGCAGTAAAAACGTCCTTTATAGTTCGCTTCTATACCTCTTCGAGTCTTTTCATTAGCCTCTCGGCTCTGTTTGTTACTTGCTTGTACCATCTTGAATCTCTGCCTTCTATAGCAGCCTCCTTCCAATCACCACACTGCAGCGCTGCATTGTGTTTATTAAATTTACTTAAGCGCGTAAGTCCCATATTGAACATCATGTTCGCAATGATCTGTTTCACTTCTTGAGGATATCCATCCCATCCGTCGTGTAATTTTTTACAATCTTCTATTACTATTTGTACATCTTGTTCGAAGCATTCGCTAACTCTATCCTCTGAGACTGGAGTACCCACCGGTAACCCATGTTCTCCGTCCCGTTCAAGAACGAGGTGACCAATTCCAAATGTTGGATAACCAAGATGGTCATTATAAATTTCATAAACTACTCCTTCGTCAATTTTTAGTGTTTCTTTTAATTGTTCAATATTCATTTTAACTCCTGTGGTCTTTATATATTGTTATTTTATTTATTGGCCGCCTGAACCTTCAGTTTCAGCAGTCATATCATATGTAAAGCTATATGTAAATGTGGGACTACCACTCTTTTCAAATATGAGTGAACCGCTACCGGTAGCAGATGCAAAACCTACATCGTCATAACCGCCTCCTGATTCAATAAGAAGCCTTATTGAGGTTGAACCTGGAGCTGTTAATATTGTACTTGCTGATGCAGATATAGTTCCACTTGTACTCGGTATGTCATTACCAGAATGACTAAAAGTTCCATGTCGTACGGTATATCCAGCAGCAGGGTTTGTTATAAGATAAACAGTTGTAGCAGAAGTAGGTGATAAGGTATCTCCTCCAGTTACATAAACTCTAATATTACCTGAGCTATTGTATTGAACGTTCCATCTTATAAATGCTTCAGCGTTTGAATCGCTTTCAAAACTGTCAGCAGATATAGAAGTATGTGAAGTGGTTGCGTACGTATTTACATATCCACCAAATTCACCCATTCCAAATGGAGCACCTGTGATACCACCACCCGGAGATGTGTAACCTGATATAGTAGATGTATGCGTAGTATTTCCAGCATTTTGAGATTGTGTTTGTAAAGAAACATTAGTACCACCTGGAAGCGTATTATTTACTTCTCCATAAATGTTAGCTAACGAAATATTAGTTGTTCCTATTGCCATTACTTAATTATCTCCGATATCATATCCTCAAAAGCTTCTACCTTTTCAGTTCTTCCTGGCCAGTAGATATAATCTTTTTCTGGGTTTGCTTTTAAATTACTAAGTAAAGGTAATATGGCATTATAGAGTTTATTTAATTTCTCTTCTGTTTGTTCAGCAGATTCTGATACTGCTGAAGCTTGAGTTGATAACTTTTGTACTGCTTCGAGTTCATTTTCATCAACAGCTGTAAAGCCGAAATCAAATTGGTCTATATCTATACTCATATTATTCCTTTGTTTTATACTTATATTTATACGCTGAAGGTATACCTTTTGGTGTTGGTTCAGTTATTGTTTCTTTTTTCTTCTTACCAAATATCTTATCCCAGTTATCTCCGTATGCGTTATCATTTGCAGTACTTCTTCTACCAGAACCTTTTCCACCATGCCATTGCTTCTTACTATCCATAATATATCCAATATGTTATCGCACCTGCTATTAATGCAATAGCTAAAACAATACTTAGAAGTTTTTTTCTAAATTTTGTTTTTTGTTTTTTGCGATATTCTTTTAAATTAAGAACTTCTTTAATCCTATCTAATTTCTTGGAAGACAACTCCACCTCTCCTGACTAACTCGTTCTTAATTTTTTGTTTATCTCTTTTACGAGTATTAGCGTTATTAAACTTCTCAATTAATTCCTTTATTGCAATCATTTTTATATATGAATGCTCAGTTGTTAATTTACCAGTATTTCTATCTCTTGTTGTTATGCTTTTGCCTAATTTTATTGACATTATTTAATCCTCTTTACGCTTCCTTTTAAATCTGCTAAATAAGCAAACATTTCTACTGAAGGAAACTCTTTTTTCAAATCAAGTAGTGCAGTTAAGTTTTCTTTGTGGTCATCAAATAATCTTATTCTTGCATACTCACCAGTTTTTAAATACTTTCTAAATATTACTTTTTTATTCTCAGCACTACTACCACTCATATTACCAGCTCTCTCAACGTATACATTTTTCATTGGTATACCATGAGCTTCAAAAGTTTTGATAAAGAGATTCTTATCATCCATATCACTTCTTGCAGTTACAACAATAACCTTTGAACCTTTTTTGGTTGCGTTACTTATAATTGCTTTCGCCTTTTGTACCATACGAGCAATTGGAGTTGCTGTTTGATAGAATATTTTAGCTGATCTAAATTCACCAAAGTCATATTCTTCGTTCTTACGTAGTTTATAACTATTAAACTCCATTGGAGTAAGTGGTTTACTTTGTCCAGTATTTTTATTTTTTACAATTACACGAGCTTTAGATACGAACATAGTATCATCAATATCAAATATTGTTAATCCTTTACCTGCTCTTTCTGCTAAAAACTCGTTAAACTTTTTCATAGATATATTATACCATACTTTTTTGTAAATGTAAATATCTATTTATAAGAATTTTATGCTTATAGATGCTTTTCCACCATATCTAATACATCTTGGTATTTAGCTGCTTCCATCAATTCTTTCTCAATGGTCTCAATTAAATCCGGATGTTCAGCAACACCGACATGAGAACCCATAAGAATGTTAGCATTCATTATATGTTTCTGTACATGAGCTGCAGCATGAACCTTAAGTGTATGTATTATTTTATCTTTATAGTTTGCCATTTTATCTCCCGAATAGTTTTCTACGTTTATATTCATTAATAGTATTAATTAAATCTTTTGTCCAATTGTCTCTATCTTCAACAAAGACCTGTGAACCTTCATCACCAGCAATACAAACAACTAATTGTTTTATTGGCATGCCAGTTCTTTCTTCCCACATAATCGCGTAAGCTGCGCATTGCATAAAGTATGAACTAATCCATTCTTTCTTTTTTAACTTACGTGATGTCTTCCAATCAATAATAGAATCTACGCCTTTCCATTGACCGACTAAGTCAACTCTTCCAGCTAAACCTAAGTGTTTAGAATAAAGCGGAGCTTCTTGTTGATATACCTTTGTAACACTCTCATCTAAGACAGGTTGTATATCCTTAAAGGTTTGAACGTTATGTGGCATTTCTCCTTTGATATACTCAGGGTCATTTGCTACATATTTTTCTATTATGTTATGGACTGTTGTTCCACGAGAACTTGCTTGACGAGATATCCTATTGGCTTCTTCTTCGCCAACTCTTGCTCTCCAAGCTTGTATCGCTTCTTCTGATAGTATTGAAAGGACTGTAGTAACTGAAGCGTACTTATTTCCTTCGGGATCTGAGTAAAACCTTCCCTTGTCGCCTGTGACGGCTTCTAAATCGTTGTAACCTAAATCTTTAGGTTCGTGTAAAAATTTCATAATTAATTAATAATGTAATATGTTCCTGCAATCAATAAGAATATCATTCCTAAAAAGAGTGTACCTACTATAAAGGCAGTAATAATAATGTTAAGTGGCGTAATGTTGTATTCTTTTTCTAATGAGCCCACGCCAAGTAAGAGCTTAAAATATGTTTTAAAAATATGCATCGTTGAGTTTAAATACTAAAAGCATCGATCCAAACATGAATATTTGTACAATTGTTGGTATAACTACAAAGAGTTGTAATGGGTCAAAGTCACCTTTCATAAAATAATCTGTGTCTTGCCATTCATCAACTTCTTCTGGAGTAGCGTCTCTATATTCTTCTTTTATCATAGTTTATTGTTCTCTAACATTTCTTTTGTCATTATAAAGTCTCTTACTAAACCACTACGTACTATATCTTTCCATTCAAATTCTATGTGGTCAAAGCTCTTCATATTATTTAATATATTTATAAAGTTATATAAACCGCTTTTATCATTCTGTTTAACGAAATCGCTTTGATAATAATCACCCGATATAATTAATCTACAATTATCTCCAAGTCGAGTTATCACACTACAAAGTTCATGAAAGTTACAGTTTTGAGCCTCGTCAATAATAACTACTGCGTTATGTATTGTAATACCACGTATAAAAGATGTTGTTAAGAATTCAATGTTCTTAAACTGTTCCATCTTTTTATATGCTTCTCCATCTCTGAATAACTCATTAACTATTGCTGTATATGGCGCTTTGTAAGCATCTTCTTTTTCTTCTATTGTACCAGGTAAGAATCCCATATCTCTTGTAGGAACAGCGCTTCTTACAACTACTACTTTCTCTTGTTTTTCATTCTTATCTAATGCTGCACTGATACCAAAGTATAAAGATAAAAATGTTTTACCAGTACCAGCTGATCCGCTCAATATAAGATTCTGATTATTATTCCATGAATCATATACTTTTTCTTGACTTTGAGTCAATGGTTTATATTTAGCTATATGCTCGAGTCTTAATTTGCTTGGTCTTTTTTGTTGCATTATTTTGATTTAATTAATCCTCTGTCTTTAGGTGGCATTCCGGATTTAATTCTTTCTTGTACTTCTTTCCAACCGCCACCAGCTCTTGTAAGAACTGACTTACCACCATCATGGTCTATATTTAATGTTGTATAGTGAGATTGAACGTCTGGATTTTCTTCTAAGAATTTAACTTTATTATCATAAGACATAAACTTTTCGAATACTTCGCCTGTCTTTGTATTTTTAAATTCATATGTTGGCATTTATACTGCTCCTAGTTTTTTAACTGTAAACCATTCTGGTATTGGTCTTTTTGTCCAATCCATTTTGAATCGATCTTGTTTTGTATGATAAAAGTTTCTGTATGATTGAACTGCATCAGTTCCACCAAGTCCATTAACAACACATTCAGGATTTGAACCCATTGCAAGTTTGAATGATGTTTTTCCTGTTTTAATATTGTTAGGCTGATGTTTAAGCGCTTCACGTAGTTTAGTATCAGTTGAATGTGTTTTACCATACCTATATGTATACTCATCGCAAAGTGCAATAAAATGATTGTAATGCCATGTGTAATTACAACAGCCTTCACGAGTCCATATTGTTGACGGATGATTGAAATGACATGCTTTATATAGTATATCTTCGCGTTCATCAAGTAGTTTCCAATATTGTAGCATTGCTCCTGATTTAGATGGTCTTCTTTCCATTACACCATCTAGCATACGATGAACTGTTGAAAGCATTTGAGCTGATTCAACAATCATTTTGACAACGTGTTTATCACATTGATCTTGAGCTGCAATCACTGGGTCATTATCGAGTACGAATATATTCATGCTGCTTTCTCCATGTGTTTGCAACTACCTCTGAACTTAAATCCAGGACATGAGCATTTGTCATTAACAATAGTATATGTATTACCATTGCTACCTTTGACAGTGATTGCTCCATCTGGTAGTTCTTCTGGCCATTCGCCAATAAGTTTGAATTTGCGTCTTGATTTTGAAAACTGCTTCATAGGAGTATTAAACTCTTTGTAAGCGCCACCTTTAGGCATATAACCTATAAGGTATCCGTGGCTGTTAACGTAGTAGTCGCCGTTTGATATTTGCTGGTCACCCCAGTCTGTTATTTCGCGTAGTATCTGTATCATAATATATATTATACCATACTTTCAATCAAATGTAAACGTTTTTTTGGGTTTATTTCATTTCATTTAATGTATGAGACATATAGTCAATTTTTTTACCTATTTTATAAGCTAGGTTATGCTTGCCCTTTTTTAATAATCTCTTCTGATAGTATATTGCCTCTGAAATATCTTTCTTTAGCCTTTCAATTTGTAAAAACATAGGTAGTCTCCTTGTGATATTAAAATTAAATTCTATCATAACGAAAGTGTTAACCTCCTATTTAACTATCAAATTTGGAAATGCATCGTTAACTAATCTTTTAGTGATGCCCTTGTATTTCATACTTTTGTCTTTTGCTGCAACGAGTAGATCAGCTTCTTCTGGATTAAGAGTTTCGAGCAAATTAAGAAAAAGACCTTCTCTCTTAAGTGGTTTCATACCATTTGCTACTGGTCCTTTAAAGAAATACTTAAATTGAGTATATGCTTTATTTAAGCGAGTATACTCATATCCTTTTGGAGCATCGTCTTGACTATAATTTGGAGCTCCAGCTGGAAGTGCAGATACTATAGTATCATCATAGTTTATTCTAAGTATGTCTGTAAGACCTGGTGATTTATTGAGTTGTAAAAACTTGATTCTTTCATCACGTTTTACGATTTTGCCTGCTTCAACCAGGACTTCTGATATTAATTTTCTAGCCATTGTAAAATTCCTCCACGACTTCAATCAAATGATTACATCTTTTCTTTATTAAATAGTTCAATACTTTCATATTTGGTGTTTTTGTTTGACCATTAAAATTATTTATAATAGTTTCTTGTATAGTTTCTGGTATATCAGTTAAATCAATAAGTTTTTTATTACGTTGATAATTACGATATGTATCATCATCCATTGATTCTCTTAGATTATCAGAGTTTTCTAGCCAAGCATCTATCCTTGTTTGTCTTAAAGGTGTTTGATTTTTTTCAGTTATAAAAGTATCGTCATCAGATAATACGTTTGGTATACCATCTCCACTATCGCCTCTCATAATATGATTAAACAAATATGTTCTTGGATTAGCATCTTTTACGAATTTCTTTTGTATAGGACTAAACTGTTTTACGTTCTTATACTTTTGTAGTTGTATAAAGTCTTTATCAGATGATATAATCATAACAGGTTCTGCTTGACCAAACTCTTGAGTTTCCATTGTTAATGTACCTATGACATCATCAGCTTCTACACCTTCTAAATGTATAACTTTATATGGTAGATAATCTCTTATTTCATCTCTTACAGTTTGTAATATTCTAAAGATTTCATTCCAATCTTGCTTAGATTCTTCTCTACCTTTTTTACGAGACGCTTTATATTCAGGAAAGAACTCTTTTCTCCAAGTGTTCATACCGTCAGCGCATATAACCAATTGGCCATATTCGTCTCTGTAACGCTTATTATACATACGTATACTATTAAGTATCATATGTCTTATCATTTGTTCATCATTTAGTTTTTGAACTATTATATTAGACAGCGCTATTTGGCTGTAATCAATCAATATCATCTGGGTCCTCTGGTGTAAATTCAATTTCAATATCACTATTATCTGGCTCAAATGTATATTCAGCAAGTTCGTGGTTTGCTTGTTCGTTTATAAGAATCATTTCTTTTATCTTGACATAAGCACTGTCCATCGTTTGATGTAATCCATGTGGAATTCCATAATAACGATTTAACATACCATTTATCATATTAACTATGACATACATATCTCTTGACTCTTGATTAGTTTCATCTCTGAAATCCATATCCATAAAGTCTTCTGATACTTCGCCAGCATTTATAAATTCTTCTAATACTTCAAAGAGAAAATGCGCACTATCGACACATGTTTCACTTGCTTGATCAAGCGTTTTTTCGTCTTGCTTTTGTTGTAATTCCTGTGGTGTAGGAAATTTAAGTATTTTTGCCATTATATATCTATTATACCATACTTTTGAGTAAATGTAAACGTTTATTTTAAGTTTTTTACAGCGTTTCCACCTATTCTACAATTGATAATACCATTGTAATAGTCTTCTGTTAATAAAACTTCTCTTTCGAATTGCTCTTTTGTTTCCATATAAGCGCATTCGCCTTTTGTTTTACATAAGTGTATAATCTCTCTATGGAAAAAGTCTTCTCCCATATCGATTACATCTTGTTGTAAGTGTTTATTTGAACCGTAATATGTGCGCCAATCTGACTCTACTTTAAGTCTTTGACGTCTTTTTCTTTTCTTTGTAATAGGTAAAGTCTTTGCTTTCCAGAAGAATTTCTTTCCAACATACTTTTTATTTTTTGCTCTGTTAGTTATACAGTAGACAAATCCATACCATACATCAGGTGTAAATTCTTCTGGTGGTTCGAATGTTCTACCTTGGTATAACCAATTATTCATTAAAGTCCAGTTCGTCTGAATCTTCAGTAGCTTCGCCGCAATGAGGGCAAAAATTTATTTTGATTGGTTCATCAGGTTTAATTACGATACGTGAATAGCAGTGCTCGCATTCTAGAATCATAGCTCTAAGTCCGTAAGTTCTTTAAGTTCTGTATATCCACCAATCTTACTACCATCAACAATGATTTGAGGAAACGTTCTTGCGCCTGGAAATATCTCAGTCATGTAACTTCTATCAAAATCAATTCCGTATTGTTTATATTCGTAATCCATTCCTTTCTGTTCACATAAAGCTTTTGCCATATCGCAATATGGACATTGTTCTTTTCCGTATATCTGTATCATTTCATTGTCTCCTCAATAAATTTACCTATTGTATCTATATCGCTATCAGATAACATACCAGCTTGAGCCCACATTGTTGAACTCATAGGACCAACTTGTTCTCTATTTTGATATGCATATAATCTACTTACGATATAATCTGAACTCTGTCCTGCAAGTTTAGGGAAAGGTCCATTACCTTGTCCTTCTGCTCCGTGACATGCTGCGCATCCAGCCCATAATCCTTTAATAGAACTAAATTCATCTTCAGCTGCTAATGCTTTCTTTTTCTGTTCTATTTCAGATGGTGTACCATTTAATGCTACATACTCTTCATAACATTCATGTATACACGAACTGCTACTACTATATCCACTATACGCCATGTTTGGCATAATCATTATCATAAAAAATATTACGATTGCTGAGCAACCTAATAAAACCTTTCCTAATTCTCTCATAAACTTAATCCTACTAATGTGTTATTATCTACATCTTGTTTTACTCCACCTACGACATAAGAACTTATCTCTGTCTCTTGAGGAGCTACCTGCACGCTACCACCTGATATCCATTTCTCTGTCCAAGGTAATGGATTCATTTGTGGAACTGTATATGGACAAGGTAGACCTAATGCTCTCATTCGTTTACATCCTATCCATTCTACATAATTTTCTAATATGGTTTCATTTAAACCAATCATTGAACCATCTTTGAATAAGTATCTTGCCCATTCTTTTTCTTGTTCAATAACATCTACAAAAAGTTTGACTGCATCATCTTCATATTTCTTAGCGATTTTTGCAATATCTTTGTCTTCTTTAATAAGGTTTCTTATCATAACAGTTGTACCAGCAAGATGTGTATTTTCATCTCTTGCGATAAACTTAATAATTTTTGCGTTACCTTCCATCTTCTTTAATTCAGCGAATGCCCAACTGCAGGCGAAGGATACATAAAATCTGATTCCTTCAAGGGCATTAGCTGAAAGCATGCACATATATAATGACCTCTTATGGTCCATTTTATTTGTGGCGTAATTATTATCAGCTATTAACTCATCATAGTATTTTGATATATCCTTTCCACAAGTTGTTATCTCTTTAATATCTAACATGTGGTCAAATACATCTGATGGATTAGGATATATATTTCTTATAATATGTGTATAACTTCTACTGTGAATTGTTTCGAAGAATGACCATGTCTCTACCCAGTTCTCTACTTCTGGTAAAGAACATATAGGAAGAAATGCCATATTAGGAGCTCGTCCTTGTACACTATCTAAAACAATCTGTCTTTTAAGATTAGATGTAAAGATATGTTGCTCATGCTCTGAAAGCTCATAAAAGTCTTTCTTATCTTTTGATACATCTACTTCTTCTGGTCTCCAAAAGAAACCAAGTTGTTTGTCTGTTATTTTTTCTAATTGTGGATATTTGACTTGATCGTATCTTGCGATGTCAACACCATTATCAAAAAACATGTTACGTTCTAGATGTGATTTTTTATTTTTCTGTAGTATCGGCATTCGGTCTCCAAGATATGTTCGATTTTGTATCAATTGCAAATTGTACGCCTTGTATATAATCTCTATCCTCTTCAGATAATACAGGCCAGAATTTACTTACTGTTAATGTATGTTCATAAACAACGTCAGGTCTTTTAAGATGGTAATCCTGCTCCATCCAATCTTGTAGGATATCCATTCTGTCGTTTATTTTTTTCTTTAAATCTTGCATGAATCGCAATCCTCATCATCAACAAATGTTTCGCTCTTGCCGTCGTAGGCATGATGAGTTTCTCCATCAGTCATTTCTCCAGCTCCATCAAATGTGTTGAAGTAATATAATTGCTTTAATCCATACTTATATGATGTTACTAAATCCTTTATCATTACTGACATAGGTACCTTATTATCCTCAAAGTGTTCAGGATTATAAGATGTATTTACAGAGATTCCTTGGTCAATATATTTTTGTAATATACCACATATTGCAAGATATCCCTCCGGAGACTTTTGATCCCAGAGTAAATCATATTTATTTTTAAGATGATGATATCCAGGCACAACCTGAGCCATCACTCCATCTTTACTTTGTTTGTACGATACCAATGCTCTTGGTGGTTCAATACCATTCGTACTATTACTTATCTGAGCGCTTGTTTCAGCGGGCATCAAGGCCATTAGCGTAGAGTTTCTAATACCAGTTTCTCTGAGTTGTTCTCTTAACTCTTCCCACGGTAAACGCTCTCTATGCACTATAAGATTATCTATCGCTCTCTTATAAGTATCGATAGGAAGTATTCCTTTAGAATATTTCGTATCTGTATTATATATCAATTTTCCTCTTTCAGCTGCAAGGTTTGCTGAACTTTTTAACAAATAATATGACCAAGCTTCAGCATATTCATCAACAACTTCGTATGCTGATTCGTCATATTTAAGTCCTCTTTTAGCTAGAAAATAGGCAAGATTGATAATTCCAACGCCCAAAGGTCTTCTATTAAGAGTCCCTTGTTTTGCTGCTTCGATTGGATAGCCTTGGTAGTCCAATAACTCATTAAGAGCACGTACTGTAAGGTCGCAATATTTTTCAAATTCATGTGTTTCATTTATAAGTCCCCAGTTAATTGCTGATAAAGTACAAAGAGATATTTCTCCATCTGTATCATCATTACTTTCTAATGGTGTTGTAGGTAAATCAATTTCGCAACATAGGTTACTCATTTTGATAGGAGCTTTCTCTGGTATAAATGAACCATGATCGTTAGCATGGTCTACATTCATAAGATATATCCTACCAGTATCTTTTCTTTCTGTTAAGAATGATTGAAATACTTCTAAAGCTGGTAATGTTTTTTTCCTTATACTGTGAGCTCTCTCGTATTTTTCGTATAACTCTTGAAATTTGTCTTGATCTACAAAAAATGCATCATATAAACCAGGTACATCATTTGGATCGAAAAATGTTATGTTCCCGCCAGATAAAAGTCTTTCATACATAAGTTTGTTAAATTGAAATGCATAATCCATGTGACGAACTCTTGTTTCATCAGTACCTTTATTGTTTTTAAGTACGATTAAGTCTTCAAATTCATAATGCCATAAAGGTAGATATACAGTAGCTGCTCCACCTCTTACTCCACCTTGTGAACATGATTTAACAGCTGACTGAAAGTATTTTAGAAATGGTATAAGTCCTGTATGAACTACTGAACCATCTCCTACCTTAGCGCCATTTGCTCTGATAGAACCAGCTCCTATTCCTATACCTGCTTTTTTACTTATATATTTAACAATAGATGAAGCAGTAGCATTAATAGAATCAAGGGAATCTCCTGATTCAATAAGAACACAAGAACTGAATTGTCGAGTCGGTGTTCTAACTCCTGCCATGATTGGCGTAGGGAGTGATATATAGAAGAGAGATGTTGCATCATAATAGTCCTTTACGTATTTTAATCTGTTATCTTTGTATTTACCAAATAAAGTCATTGCAATCATCATATACAATACTTGTGGAGTTTCAAATAGTTTTTTAGTTCTTCTATCTTGAACCAGATACTTACCTCTGAATTGTTCCATACCTGCATATGTAAATGTATCGTCTCTATCATGTTTGATATAATCACTGAGTTCTGATATTTCTTCTTGAGTATACATTTGAGTGACTTCACTGTCATATACACCTAGTTCTATATTTCTTTCTATAATAGTATTTAACTCAGGTGGTGTGTATTTACCATAAGCTTCTTTTCTCATCTTATAAGATATAAGACGAGCTGCAACAAACTGATAGTTTGGAGTATGTTCAGATATAAGCTCAGCAGCTGATTTGATTAACAACTCATGTATATCATAAGCTTCTATCTTATCATATAGTTGTATATTCGCTTTGAGTTCTATTTCAGACATTGATACGCCTGAGATATCTTCAACCGCCCATTCAAGGACTTTGTGGACTTTGTCTAAATTAAAAGGTTGATTTGTACCATCCCTTTTAGTGACGTTAATTGTAGTGTTTTCTTTATTCATTATATTATATATTATACCACAAAACGCGGCATTTGTAAACGTTTATTTTAAGTTTTTTAGCCGCGAATTTCTGATACTGATTCAGGAGTTTTGATACCAACTCCTACACCTTTATCACCATTAGGCATGGTAACACTTCGATAGTAGATTACTACTTCGCCTAACTGTTTAATGTATCGTTTTAATTCTTGCATGTCTTCTGCCATGACTTTATAATCGCCAACTGATGTGGCAACAAATACAATTTCGCCGTTATTCTGATCTTTCATATCATCTAAAAATCTATCAAGATATGTATAACCTTCAGGCCAATCTGGATTTTCTCTTTCAGATAAATCACAAGCCTTAGGTCTTTTATCATCTACCTTTTTACATGGATTAGTTATTCTTGCTTCAGATACAACATACCATTGAGGTGCTGTAAGTTCGACTGGTCGTGGTAAATCTGGTTGCATAATATCTATCTGCACTGGCTTAGATACTATATCTATTTGTTTAGTAGGTAATAAACTACAACTACTAATTACTAGGATTAGTGCTGAGATTGTACAATACTTCTGTATCATCTTCGAGTCCCTCCATTACGCCTTCACTTGCTTTATTAAATCTAAGTTCAATGAGACCTGGTTTCTTTAATGCAAGGTTATCTAAATTATGTCGAGAAAATATTGCTAAATATTCAGCCTTTTCAGCTTCTATTTGAGCATTAACTCGAGTCATATTCATGAGAGCTTTACCTTGCTTTTCGTATTGCTCTTTCATGATTGCCATTGTTTGCTTTTGCTCTTCAACAGCTGATTCTAATTTTATATTATTCTGAGTGAGTGTTTGGTTTTCGTTATATAGATAATAACCACCTAATCCCATAACAAGAATAATACCAATAAACATTTGATTCATTATTTGTCCTCTATTATAATAGTACCAATAAACAAATTAATCCTACCCACCATAACCAGTGAGCAGATTTAAGCTCTTCTTTGATATCGTTAATGAATTTTTTAATCACTATTCATCCTCTATCTTATATCTGAGTCCTTGCATACCTCTAATATGTATAACTCTTTTGTCATCAGTTCTAAACTTTAATTCTTTGAAATTTGCTTTGATTACTTTTCTTACGTGCATGTATACTTGATCGTCTTCATTTCCCCATTGGCTATCAAATGATACGTATATAGTATACCTCTTTTGAAATAGTCTTAAGAACCATTGAATCTTTTCCCACGTGCTAATAATAAAATTTTTCATATTATAATCTTTCTATATCTACACCAAGAACTTTTAATACTACTTTACGTATTTTTTTATCGTCTGTTCCCCAATGTTTACTGTATGAGTTAAACTTAATAGAATCTCTATTAATATCTACATCTCTACCATACACATCATATCCAGCCTTTTTAAATGCCTGTTCAACGTCAGATCCGTATGCGCCATTTCTTAGCTTAAGTTCCATACCACCTGATCTCCAATACCTAAAGTCGTTTTTATCAAACTTATAAGCTTCACTGATATCTTTTTTAAATTCTTTAAACGTTTTCATCGTTTTTTTCCATTGCGCTGATTTTTGCATTTCTTCTTGCTAATATTCTTTCTACAAACTTTTTACCTTCTTTGGTTCTACCGTCATAGATTCTTTTTTTATGTTTTTTAAGAGATGCTTTTGGCATCATGTCTGATGGCATTGATACACCACCGCCAGCTACTGAATTAGCTGCTGCGTCTTCCCACATACCTTCAAATTCTTTAAATGTCCTTTTCATTATGCTATCTTTTTCCTAAATTTTTCAAGGCCTTTGTTATCTAGAGTTTGTTTAGTATTATATTTTCTAGCTATTTTTTTTATTGTTTCTAAATCGGCTTTAGTTAACTTTTTCTTGTTTTGTAAATTTTTAACTTGAATATCAATTCTATTTTTATTTGCCCAATTAATAAATTTTAATGCTGCTTTTTTACCCATTAAAGCCATAAAAGCTCCTGCAACTGTAATTCCTACATAATATATTGCTTTAGCAAGCTGAGCACATGTTTCCATATCTAAGGCTAACCAACTACAAAGCATAGCACCTAATGATGCTACACTACCAAGTACTGCAGCTGGAACAATTCCTACTGCAAAAACTCCTTTTAATGCAGTTTTAGTAGCTCTATTCCATAACATTACTCTTGCGCCAGTTAAAACACCACCGGCTAGTCTTGCTAATAAGCCCCAATTTTCTTTTAATTCTTCTTCGTTAAGCCCACTTTCAAGTAAAAAATCTTTAAAAATTTTATCATCTAAAGTATTGCTATATTCGTTAAATGTCATCATCGTTTTATATCTCTATTACTTACGTATATCTCTTGCTTTGTCTTCGAATGTAATACCTTATAGATATTTATATTCGATACACATCCAATAGGTGTTTTAAAATCATCTACAATAACCTTTTCATTTATTCGTGCAATGATTTCGCCTGTTGTTGATGATGCCATATCTTCTGTTAACACGTAGTTACCAGGCATTAATCTTGACTCTTGATCTTGATACCAATAGTTCTCGTTAAGCTCATCTTCAATTGGCATGTCTAAAGCTTTTTCTAAGCTTCTTAAGAGTTTACCATCTGACATACCTGTATGTTCTTTAATAAGAAACAATGCAGCACCATAACGAGCTACTAAGGATTTACCACCCGGCGCTTTACCAATCAGTCTCTTAAGATTAAATACTAATCTATGGAATACTGTATAGGCTGACTTTTCTTCTGGTGTTCCACGTGCAGCGCCTTTTTTAATAGTTTTTCCTTCTTTGTCGATTATACCAAGCTCAAATGCTTTTGTTTTTTCGAACGGAGTGACGAGCAGTTTCAAAAATCGAAACGCATAAAACAAATCTCCTGTTCTTGATATAATTCCCATCAAAGTTTCCTTAATACTTCTACTATGTTAGGGTCCATTACGACCTCAACCTTTTCATCCTCTGGTAGATAATGAAGATAAACTAAAAATGGCTTGATATATTGATAGTGATTGTCATCTATCTTATACCACATCATTTTATTACAAGATTCTATGCCAAATACATTATAAAGAACTATGATGTGATTGAGAATAAGTCTCTCTTGTAACTCACCATGTTCTTCATAACGTGTTAGCAATCTTTTAAGGTACTTAAACCTACTCATATCTTGCTTAAATTCTTCAACATCCGTACATTCCGGATTGTTATAATTTTGTGCTGCAAAAAGTTTAAAATTTTTGCTATTCAATTCATCAAATATTTTCATCATATATTATCTATAAGAGATAATTAAGCCTTATTTGGTCCTGATACTTTACCTTTGTATTTCTTAACAATCTTTTGTACATTTTTATCTGCTATAAATTTCTTAAGAGAAGCTTCGTCACCGTAGAACTCTAAAGAAGCTGGCCCTGAAGAACCACCATCAAAACTAGATACGTGCATATTCTTGATTTTGCTAATAAGTTTATCCATCATAACCATCTCAGCTTTAGAAAAACCGAAGCCATCATCAAACTTATTGCTAGTATTACCTTTAACAACTTGAATACTCATATAAGCTTCATGACCTTTACGATCTCTATCTTTATAGTTTTTCATGTCTCTGACGTCTTCTTTGACTGACTCATCAGTAGCTTCGTAGTTCTTATCAATGTAATCAAAGAATTCTTTTTTCTTATCGCCTTCTAATTCAGCAGGAGATGATACACCAAATTTCTTTAAAGCTTTATTAAAGAATGCTTGATATTTCTTTTGCTTCTCTGATTCTTCATCAACTTCTTCGTCTTCTACTGATTCTTTAAGTCTTTTTAAAGCATATTCAAAATCTGAGATTCCATTGTCTAAATCTCCTAAACCAGTATTCATATCATAAAAAGCCTGAGCTAGGTCTTTATCATCAGTTCCATCGTCAGTAAGTTCCCTAGGAAAATTTCTTATTTCTTTACCTATTTGCATAGCCATTTTATCAATTCTTTTTAATCTAGTTAGCTCATTTTTTTTATTATAATCTTCAGTTAGCTCTGAGAATGTATCTTCAATTTCATCTTCATCCATAAGATAAGCATCTGACTTTAAAAGGTTGATAATGTTTTTTCTATCACCTGTTATATCAGCTGTTGTAGAACCAGTTTGTTTGATTTTAACTTTAAACTTTTTTTCTAGTTTTTTAGTAAGATCTTTACCGCCTATGTAATCTATATCTAAAGTAGCTTTACCGCTTTTATTTAGCTTTTCGCTAACACTAATAGTAACTTCTTCTACTTCTTCTTTATAGTAGTTACCTTTTTTAGCTTTGGTTACTTCACCATCTGGAGCTTCACCAGATACTTCAACGTTATCGTCGTGCATCTTTTTAAACTCTTTTTCGCCTTTTGCTTTTGGCTGATCAGGTGATTCCATTTTAGGTTTATCATGGGTATAACCTTTAGCTGCAAGAGCTTTATGGCCTGCTTCATCTTTAGCGACTTCTTTTTCGCCAGTTTTAGGATGAAACATGTCATGAGGATATTTAACTTCCTCTTTCTTTTCTTCCGGAGCTTTACCTTCCAGCACATTAGATACTGCTGCAGCAATGCTCATTGTTATGTCGTCATTGAATTTCATTTTTTTTCTCCGTTAATTACTTAAATGAACTATGTATTCCCAAGTTACTGCTGATATTAAACCAGCTAATATAACCCAGAATATTCTGTTTATAATATTGACAGTGCTTGCATTGCTATTCACTAATTGCTCTACTCTGTCTATTCTATTTATAAGCGACTGAACTTGAGTAGCCTGTTGCTTATTAAATTCCGCAAGTGTTGAAATTTTCTCTTCAGCTCTTGCAAGCGCTATTATCGCTTGAGCCATTTGGTCCAATTTCTCTTCGATTCTATCCAACCTTTGAGACTGAACAGTATATACTTGTTGCATTTCTTTATCCATCTTTAGATATTATCCTACATTTTAGGGTGTTAACACCTTTTAATACTCTATGATATTCACCCTTCGGTATATCGAATATCATCCCTGGTTGTAACAAAAATGGTAAACAGTTATCAAACTGTATACACCAACCTTCACCTTCGAGTATTTCAATTTCACGATGTTCATTATCACGATGCCAAACGTATTCTTCGTCATCTCGATCGACAAAGAATTCTCGTACTATACCATCTAAGGTATATTCATCTAAAAAAGGAAGGTCTACCAAAAGTAACTACCTCCACCTTTTAAGCCAAGTTCTTTAGCATACTTAGGTAACCTACATGCCCAATAACCAGCTTTCATTTTATCTTTCTTCATATCACAATTGTGTCTTGAAGCAAAGTTACGAGCAGCGTCGCGATCATTTATCTTTGATGTAAGTCCGCCTTTTGCGTCACCAAAGTTAATCTTCTTTACATTACCCGTTTTTGGATTCTTTACGTATACAACATATTTGCTTGGACCTGAAGACCTTTTAGGTTTGTTTAATTCTGGTCCTTCAATCATTGGCATCTCTAAAGGAACAGTTACTCCTTCATATAGACCAAAACTCTTTTCAATATGTTCTTTAAAATTATCCACCGAATTCATGCCCCGCAACTCTTTTCATCTGTTTCTTATATTCAGCAAAATCAGGTTTAGTCTTATATAGCTTTAGAGATATATTGTCTTTTTCTTTACCTTTGATTCTCCATTTATAACCATCTTCTTTATGCTTATAATCTGTTGTAGGTACGACTCTTCTCTTATAACCATCTTCCCAAGTTTCGCCTTTATACTTACCAGCGCCTTCTGAAGCATTTTTAAAATCTTGTTTTGTTGGAGCGCCTTTACTTCCAGGCTTTCTCATTTTCTTACCAGACTTTCTTTTCTTATGGATATTAGCCCATAAGCCGTCTCCTTCTATAAGATAGTCTCCAAAGGTAATCATACTGGTAGTTTTTTCTCAGCTGCTTTAAGCTTTTTGGCCATATCAGCAAGATCTTTTTTAATTTTATTAATAGGTTCTGCGTTTCTTCTTATAACAGCTCTATCTAATGCTTTAATCTTCTTTTGTTCTCTTGCAATAGTATCTTGAGCACTTAACAATTTTTGTCTAGCTTGTTTATATTTAGTAAGTCTATTAGCTTTTTTAGCAACCTTTTCAGCTTTCCTTTCAGCTCTTGCTTGTTTATCAAATGCATTTTTAATCCTATCTAATACAGGACCTTTTTCATTATCTCTTATTGCGCCAGCTGCATAACCAAGACTCATTTTACTTATATTCCAACTTATCGTTAATAAGTCTTTAGCTATAGTCCATATAAGTCCTACAATTTCTTCATTAATTTGTTCTTCGTTAACAGTTGTATTAATGTTTAAATGTTCTTTAAATGAATCCATATTACTTCTTTAGGTCGTATCTAAATGACCTATCCTTGTCTTGCCCTTTTTTTGTTAAACCATAACCTGCCATTTTTGATAGAATTTGCATGTTAGGCCAGTTCTTTTCGCTTTGTTTTTTTCTTTTGTTTTTAAACATGTCATCTTTAATCTTAGCAAAGAGAGTGTTTAATATATCCATATCATTAGCAACTAACGGAGCTTCGTCTATTTCAATATTAGATTCTCTTATGTCTTTAAAGGTTTTCATATTAATCTTCTAAGTCCACTTTACCATCCCATTTACCTTGTTCAATTTCTCGCATCATGTCATAACATGTTCTTTCAACCTGTTGTAGACCTTTAAATATATTAGATGGGCCATCTGCACGATTGTTATATTGAAACTTCTCGTGGTCTTTGTTAATCTTCTCAATAGCCTTTAAGATCTTTTTATAACCATTGATTTCTAATTTTCTATCGAAATCTGAGCCTTTTTTCTCAGCAGGACTTTTACTATGAAAGTTTATTCTTTCAATAATTTCGTCTCTCGTGTCCTCTTCCTTATTTTCTACCCGTCCTTGGTCAACTTTATTCTGTAAAAAGTCCTTTGCGGTATCAAGGTAATCATTAGCCTTTACCAATTTGTTTACCCACCATGATGGATACTCTGAATCAGGTTTTACTTGAGCCAATAATTGTTCTGCATTTCTTTTTAAACCTGTTAATTGATTCTTAACATTTGCAGATTGTTCATGGCCATCTTCACCTATTACAATTTGTTTATATGATTCTGTTAATGTTCTATATTTCATTATTAATCCCTTGGTGTTGGCTGAGATAATATATCTTTTGCTTTTGATTTATCTTTTTTAAGTAAAGCTGCTGCGTCTTGTAGATATCCTTCGGTATCTCCATAGCCAAGCTTTCTCCAAGATTTGCCATCTTCATGAGCAAGCCATTTAGCTATTCTTAAACCATCGAAAGCGCCACCATCATTCTTTGTGTATACACCTTCATTAACTGATTCATCAAACATACCTGAATCTTTCATCATTTTTAATGCATCTTTCTTAGCCATATCAGCATTTTTCTTATTGATTTTCTCTACAGCCTTTTTAATTAAAGCAAGTCTTTTCTTTTTATCTTTATCTGACATTGCTTCATTAACATCTTCTCTTGCAAATCTTGCCATGAAACTACCAGGTCTTACTTTAGGGTACATCTTTTTAAATACTTTATCATATTGCATAATGATATCAACAAGATCTTCTAGTACAACAGTATCTAGTTTAGCAATATAAGCTCTTGCAGCTTCATACTTACTACCTTTAATCAATTTAGAAATTTCTAAATAGTCTTTCTTGTCTCTGCCAGATTCAGCTTGAGCTGCAAGCTTAATAGCTTGAGATACTTCGTTTTCATCTTTACCTTCTGTTACTTCTAAGTTAACAGATTCATTTGCTTGTCTTAAAGCATCTTTGACCATAGAATCATCAGCTAAACCTTTTTTCATTTTTTCGATTTTCTTATAAGCTCCTGTCATATTACCACCCATATCAATTGCAATCTTAACTGCAGCTGCTACAAGAGATGAAGGATATTTGCTCTTATATTTTTCATCGATGCTCTCTGCTTTACTATTGTTTGCAACTTTATAGAATTTCTTTATAGAGTCAAGACCTTTTACAATACCACTACGAACATTATTGAATGCTGGAGCAGATAAACCTGAACCTTTCATAGTTTTTTCTACTTCTTTAAGCATACCCTGTAATTTCTTTTCAAGTTGTTGAACTTTCTTTACATCGTTTTGGTCATATGCCTTTTCTAAAACTGATGTTATTTCTTCTACTGATTCATTTAAATAATTTTCATCAAGTATTCTTAGTATAAAGTCATCTGCTTGATCTTTAGTAGGTGCTTCATTGTTATTCATAGCCCATACAAGTAAATCATCTTCTACCTTTTTAGGTAAATCGCTCTTTCCGCTCCTAAAATCATCGATAGCTTTTCTATGCTTTGTTACGATTTTTTTCCAATCGTTATCTCTAAACATCTTTATGACTTTTTTATAGTCTTCTCTTAATTCTTTAAACTTCATTTTGCTGTCCTCATAGCGTCTTTAGCTTCTTTTTTATCATACCCATAAGTTCCTACTAACCATTGTTCTAAAGCTTTTGGTTCTCCTTCAACAGTTACTTCCATTTTACTCTTGTTCCAGTTGACTATATAAACATCCTCTTCCTGCCAATCAGATGAATGTTTTCTTGGGTCTCCCATATCAAAGTCTAATGTGAGCTTTTTAACTCTTGCTTCTCTTAATTGAAAAAACGTTTTCATTTTTTTTTATCCTCTTACTTTTGCAGCTAAATCTTTATCTGCTTTACCCCAGGTTCCACTGGATTTTGTTACGAATGAATTGACTCTGGCCAATCCCCATTGTACGGCATTTGTTCCAGGCCTATGACCTGTCTTCCAAGCTGCTACTCCTCTTTGAAAAACTTTCTTTAATATAGCTAATGGCATACCTGACTTATCAGCTTTTTTCTTTAATGCTGCGTCAGCGCCCTTTGCTTCTATTACGTAATCTTCGAACGTTAAATGTTCATTCCACTCACCATACATTTGTTTATATTTCTTTGTATGAGATGATGGCTTAGTCTTTGCTGTTGCATCACCTGGTGCTGGCTTTGTTGATTTCTTTTTAAAATGAGCATCTCTCTTAAGTTTAGTAGATTTAGAAAGACCTGTAAAGTACTTAGCTGGTTGTGAACCTTTTCTATTACCTATTTGAGTATCTTCTGCTTCTTTACAATGAGAAGCTAATTTAATATCTTTGCTAAATGGAGTATCATTTAAATATTTCTTTGTTGTTGAGTCAGTTCCAACTTCATTATATTCAACAAGTTCTATAGAATCTAACCAATATCTTTTACTACCAAGTTCTGATTCTACTATTACGTAATTAGTACCACAAACTGTTATTTGACCTATTGTTGATGATTCCTTTATATTAACGGTATCTCCAACTTCAAATAGATTACCACTTACATATTCTTCTCTTGTTTGAGAAACAACTGGTAAATCTACATGCTGTCTAAATGTATTCTCTTCTTTAAGTCCCATGCCTTTTCTTACGGCATTAAACAATTCTTTTGAATCGATATCAGCTGGTAACCCTTTCGCGAAACCAGCTAAATCGTTTTGTTGAGCGGTCATGCGCATTTTAGAAGCAGACATTCCAGTTGCACCTTCTGCATCTGGGTCTCTTTCTCCTGCGCTTACTACATTTATTGCACCTTCGAAATTGTAAAAGCCGTGTTTAGCGTCTTTACCATTGTACTTATTAAGGAGTATATTAAACTCTCTTACACGATCGCTACCTGCGACCATAGTAACTTTGGTAAAGCCTTGGTCATACAATTTTACTGCTACATCGAGTACTGTACGAATATCTTTATCAGCCATTACATTACGAGCATGCTTAGGAAACATTTTACGTAAAAATTTTATTTTATCTTTGAATTCTAGAGGATTTTTCTTAGCATCTACAGATTTAGATGCGTATATACGATATGAACCACCACGTGATTGTTTCTTTAACATATCGAATAACTTTTCATGACCAATCGTAGGCGGATTAAATCGCCCAAATACGAATGTTATTTCTTTTGTATTTTCAGTTACATAATCACTGAATGATTTTATCGACATTTATATCCTCGGTTCCCATTTAGCCTGGATTATCCCAGCCTTTAATAATATCTTTGCTAAAGTTATTTGTAGAAAATTCTAATCTATCTACTAACTTAACAGCTCCACCTTCCATACGATCTATAGCAACAAAACCTTCGGGGTTGGTTACTTTAAATCCGGACTTAGTTTTTACAAACGTACCAATTTTACTTAGTTTGTTTAGTTTATTTATAATAATTAATTTGCTATCTGTAACTAAATTGTGTAAATCAAACACATTTTGTAAGTTTTTTAAGTTACTCTTACTAAAGAAAGATAGTAATTCATCTCTTTTATCTATTTGTATTTGTTTACCTTTATCAGAACTTCTTTTATCTATCTGTTTTTGATAACGATCACTTACAAACATAATTAAACCAGTTGCATGCTTCTTCGTATCTGTAATACGTTGACCATTTCTTACCTTAGTATTATTATATATGTTAATTATAAGATTGAGTTCTTTGTTTGACTCTATCTCTTTTAAAGTTGTTGATGATATCTTTTGAAATATCTTACCAGCATCAGATAACTTTTTACTGAGTAATAATGAATCAGCTTTTGTAAGCGTTGCAGTACCACTTAGATCTTTAAGTGTTGCATCATCCATGAATACATCTGGTGTTTTCTTTAATTTAGAAACTATGTCTTTACCAAATGATGCTGACATTCTTTCAAATGAACCACCGCTATATGATGTGTGCCATATAATACCAATCTTAGCTCTTTGTATTTCTTTGGCTAATGGCGTATTAAGAGGTACAGCATAGAGGATAGTATTAGGATGGAAAGTAATATGTCCAACTCCATTTATTTTCTCCTTTTTTAAATCACTTGAATCAAACATAAAGTCGCCTTGGATTACACCTTTGATACCAAGACCTTTTAAATGGTCGAATGCAAGTTTTAGTTTTTTAGATAAATCCCCTGAAGTATCAGCGTCAATATCGGCATGACTCTTATATACTTTAGGGTCGGCATTAAATATACCTTTTTTTGCTACGAAAAATTGACCATCTCTTGGGTCTTCTCCAGCAAATACGGCGGGGGCTCCGTCCCACTTTACAGTAATGTCCATTGGTGCTTTTGCATTACCGCTCAACATATCCCTCATAGATCTTAGCGCCAGGATAGCTTGGCGAGCCCCCTTAACTCCGCCGTCCAAGATTAAATCCTCAATATGTGTCATATGAGTATTCTTTCCTGCGGCTTCAGATAAGTAGTTTTTTAGTGATTTCATACTAGTCTATATTCCTTATCGACATCAAACATATTACCATAACCTATGCTAATATACCATTTGCCATCGTCAGCTTGAACATAACAAGAGAAGTTACCAATTTTAGTAGAGCCTCTCATAGATATTCCAGCTTTTATTATTTTAGACATATCACTTGATGATTTAGTATTTGATAATATAACTTCAAGAGCATTTGCTCCGGTAGGTATATCACCACCAAAGAAAGCATTTGCTGCTCCTTCACCTTCATCAAATTTTATATCTCCTGAGATTACTTCCATCATTTCAGATGGATTTAATCTATCTCCTATATTCCATTTTTTAGAAATAAAAGGAGCAATTGAATTTGTTTTAGTTGCTGTACCACCAATTTTACCAGTTGTATTTAAATCCTTTAATCCATCATTGAGTATTTGAGAACCTTTTTTCTTACCAAAGATTTCCATAAATCTTTTAGGCAACATCCAATTTTCAAAGTATGTAGCATTTGCTGCTTTTAAACTATATTTTAGTTTTTTTGATGGCATCTTAGGAGGTGCTTTATCTAATAATACTGTAACATCTGTTTTTGGATTACCTTTAAAAGTTCCAAGTGGAGCTCTCAACGCTAATACTTTATATTCTTTACCCTTATATTCAAACTGCCATCTATCACCTGTATGTTTAATCCATGCTTCTGTGAATTGACCTTCATGGCCATGACCAGTTTTAAATGGTGTAAATACTCTTGGATTTTTCTTATCAGATATATCGACTTCTAAAGCTTCTACTTGTTTACCTGTTGGTTTAAGTATCTTATTTAATGGAAGAAGAAAATCTTGACCGTGATATTGTTTGAATTTTCTATCAGTAAGTTGAATTCTAACTGCATCAGATCTACCAACCTTTTTAATAAGCTTAGTTTCTCTATCCATTATGTTAAAGGTTGTACCTTTTTTAACAGTAATGTCAGTTGATGAACCATCCATTCTACTTAAAACTGTTGTTTTATCTACTTTAAATTCTACATTTTTAGGATTAAGTTCAACATATTGTTTAAACGCGCCTAAAGCTCCTGAGAATTTAGTCGTGCTTCCTTGCAGATTAGCTTCGTAAATATAATTTTTTAAAGATTTCATAAACAGTTTCCTATGTATTAAATCTATTTATAAAAGATTAATCTTTAGTATAGAATTTATTGGGTAGTATATTTCCGCCAGCTTTAACAAAGATGATTCCTTCTTCAGAAAGTTTTCTTAAAGTTCTTTCAGCTCCTTCACGGATTCCATGTTGAAATGCTTGATAGCCTGATATCGCGATGATGAATGCAAGTATAATATATTCAATCATATGTTTACTCTTTCAACCCAAACTTGATATCCTTTTTCTTTCATTTTACTAGCAAATGCTGCAGCAGATTCCTCTAATTCATAGAGGTATTCTGCGACAACTTTGTGGTTTTTCTTAGCTGTTATTTTATAAGCTTTATCTTTGATAGACATAGACATCCATTTTCTCCGCAAATTTAAGAGGTAGTGACTGGTCGAAAGCTCTAGGATGTCTTCCTAATGCTTTTGCAAACTTAGCTCTTGGACCTCTTGCTTGACATTTAACATAGTATCTAGGAAACTTAGCTCCTCTTGGATTCATATAAGCAACCTTTTCATTTTCTTTAGCATGTAAATTTACGGTGCTTATGGTTTTTCTGAGTCTTTGGAGTTCAAGCATATCGCCTGCGCTTCCTGTGTGTACTGTCATTACGTAACTTGTTGATCTTTTCATTAGTGAAATACCCTCCCATCTATAGTTTCAATTTCAAAATTGCCTTGTATGTCATGGCCAGTTCTTCGTGCAACTGAATCACAAAGTTTGTCCCATGATAAATTAAGCGTTGTTGGATTTTTATCCTTAGCCCAGCTCTGTTCTACTAGATCTAGTTCAACATCTACTGGTATATCTGTTGCGATATGTCTCATTGATAATTTCATACTCCTGCCTCCTTTAGTCTTTTAGCTATTAATTTTTCGATAGCCCAATCTCTATCTGTCATTCCGACTCTTTCGTCCCAAGATTCGCAAATTCCTGGTTTCATTCCACCGTCCAATTCTCTTAGAATTGCGCTGGTGCTCATTGCAATAACCTCTTCGGTTATTGATATTGGTTGTTCTTTGTATGTCATATTAGCTCCTTATCTGAATATAGTTATATTATACCACAGTTGGGAGCAGTTGTAAACGGTTCGAGTGAAATTAATGAAAATAATTGTGAGAAAGTGTTGTTTGTGAAAAAAAGGGGAGTCGAAACTCCCCCACGAATTGTCATAATAAAAGGTTATTATACTTCTTTTGCAATAAAAGTGTAAACACCGTAAGCAAGGGCTACCCAAGCTACTAAGTCAACAAGTCCACCTAGTAATAGGTAGGATAATGATAGGCCGACTATAAGTCCACCGTCCCAAGATGTGCGTTCTGCCCATCGGTCCATTAACCATGCTTTTGCTGTATTTAACATATTCATATATTTCTCCTTTATATTTTAAAGTCGGCAAACGAGTCATTACTTTCGCGTTCACCAAACTTGTTTATCGGCTTATCTGGTACCATGTCAGACATAATATCTGATTGAGCCGACTCCTCTACATCATATAGTTTCATGCGGGAACGATCTACGCCAACTACAAATCTCTTATATTTGGTTGGATCGTTATAACGATTTTTCAATTGTTTTACCATTATTTGGCCAAGTTCTTCGAGTTCCTCTGTTGAAATAAGAGCAAACATCAAATCTGCCGTTGCAGGTAAACCAAAAGATTCAGATGTATCTTCAAGTCCAACATCAGTATTACTGAATCCAGACCTCGTGGTCTGAGTTGCCGAAACTATCGGTACATTGAATTCCACAGCAAGACCGCGAAGTTCTTCCGCGATTGCTTTTATATAGGTATAACTATTTATACTTCCGCCCATGCCTTTCATACGACTTGACGCACAAATATTTAAATAGTCAATATAGATCATATCAGGACTAAAGTTCTTTTTGAGACGAAGCTCATTAAGTAAAGCTCTGAAATGACCAGTGTGAGCTGAGCCAGTAGGATATTCTTTAACTATAAGTTTACCCGTAGCAGCTTTCGCTATCTTACCAATCTTATCATCGAATACATTTTTAGGTAATGACCCAAGTGATTCAATCGGCAAATTCATTAAGTTAGCATCGACACGTTCTGCAATACGTTCCTCTGCCATTTCCATTGTTATATACAAAACGTTCTTACCTTGATTAAGAACACCTGCTGCGCAATGGCACATGAATAGGGACTTGCCCACGCCCGTACCTGCAAGCGCAATGTTTAAGGTCTTATTGGGCAAGCCCCCCTTCGTAATCTTATTAAAGTAATCAAGGTCAAATGGTATTCTATCTTCTTTTCTATTATAGAATTCAAACCTTTCCTCTGAGTTGTCAATATAGTCATGGCCAATTGCTTCATCAAATGAAACACCAAGAGCTTCAGAAAGTATTTCAGGTATAGCACCTTCACTTCGTTCGTTGTCTTTGCCATCTATGATTTGTATTGAATCCATGATAGCATTATAAACTGCTCTCTCTTTACACCATTTTTCTGATTCATCTAAAAGATAATCAGTATCTATATCGGACTTTTCAGCTATTTCATTTACCAACCTTGATGCATTATTGAGCACATCTTCAGGAGCATTAATCTTTTTAAGTTCAAGCTCAAGTATTTTTGAGGTTGGTAGTTTATTATGTTTGCTTACAAAAGAAACAATAAGATCGAATACCGTTTTATGTGTACCTTCGAAATACTCATTCTTGAGATAAGGTACTACACGTCTACAAAAATCTTCATTATTGAGAAGATGATTGAGTATGTGTGTCGGTAGTTGATTCGTCATTTTCTTTTCCTATGATTTTTTGTTTCGATTCTTCAGCGTATTGTAAAGAATCTGATATTATATATTGTAGTATAGAACCAAGATAATTTTTAAATGTTTCGTCTTTATCAAGTTCTTCTATACTAAATTCTGCTGGATCTTGGACTGTGTAATTAAAGCTAAGTGTTGCCATATCAAGAGATTCGTCTTCTCTGATACCAACTTGTCCATAGACAACTATTACATCTTTCCAAGTTCCAGTCTTAAGAAGAACGCCTTGGAAGGCGCTTTCATTATTTTCTACTATTGAGTAGTCTTTTTCAGAAACATTATACATTATCTATCTCTAAGTCTAAGTCAATATCAAGTAATGGCTTGTGTCCTATTGAGTAGTAAGTTTTTACGAATTCTTTAAAGTTAGTATTTTCAAAGATTGGCGTCCAGAATTTTTTCTGTAATGTATCTTTTTCTCTTACTTTAGTTTCTTCAATTTCGCCTGTTTCCATATCGACTTTTGCATACCAACCAACATTTGGTTTAGTAACATAGCCACCAGCAAGTGCGACTTCAAGTAGACCTGAGTAGGTTTCGATACCACCTTCCCATGTAACACTTACAGGTATCTTAGACTTTTCTTTTACAAACCTTGATTTCTCAACGTTAATAACAAAGTGATACCCTTTGATTTCAGTTCCTTTTTTATCTTGCTTTCTACCTAGAATCCAGATGTTATCAGCTGAGTAGTAGATACCTGTTCCACCACCAACAACTTGCTTTGGAAATAAACCCATCTCTTGATAAGTATGATTCACAGCAAGCAAAGGGATGTTCTTCATAGTAAGATAAGGAGTGACCATTCTGAACAGTCCCTTCAATGCTTTAGCTCTTGACATATCAGCAACTGATTTCTCGTTGATAGCATCTTCCAATTCTTTCTTGGATGCTAGGTTACCAATTGAATCAATAACAATAACGACTTTATCGTCTCTTTCGATATTCTCCAATTGACCAACTAAATCAAACTTAAGTTGTTCGACGTCTGTGATTGGTGTATGTAATACTCTATCAGTATCGATACCAAATGATTCGAAATACTGTTGAGGTGAACCAAACTCTGAATCATAGAATAACATAACAGCATCTTCGTACTGTTCAAGATATGCTGCACCCATCAATAAAGCAAATGATGTTTTGAAATGCTTTGATGGACCAGCAAGTACTGTTAATCCTGATGTAAGACCACCATCAATGTCGCCACTTAAAGCTACATTGACCATTGGTACTGAGGTTGGTATGATGTCCTTATTACTGAATAATACTGACTCCTTTAGGATAGCGCTATCTTTGATTTTGCTATTCTTTTTTAATTTATCCATTATAGACATTATTTTCTTCTCCTGGCTTTGTTTGGCCTGTTGTATGAATCATTGATTCTTTGTAGTTTTCTACTTCTAGAAACAGCTTCAGCTTTGAGTCTTTTCTTCTTAGCTGTAGGTTTTTCGTAGAACTCTCTTTTACGTACTTCCTGTACGATGCCAGCCTTTTCACAGGCTTTCTTAAATTTTCTTAAACCAATGTCAAACGGCATTTCCTTGACAGGTCTTTTATCTCGTGGATTTCGATTTGGCCTTGGCCTTAAATCAATACTGGGCATATATCACTCCTTTGTTTTATTTTCTTATATACTATTATACCATAAAATCAGTGAGTTGTAAACTGTTTTTTTCAAAATTATAGGTTCTTTTTTTATTATCCTGAACTAAGAACTTTGTGTCTACCATCTCAAGCTGATTGTTTAAATATTTTTGAACCATTCGAGCAGGATGCTCAGCTGTAGTCACTGGTACATTTTGACATATGTGGTTCAACGACCTTTTAGGATTTAACAGTATAAAGTTAAATGGTAACTTCATAAGCGATAAAGCTTCTCTTACTGTTAAATATCGGTCTTCGTCTGGATGTGTTAAGCATGTTGGCATATGACCTACAAAGGCTCCTATTTTATCTTTAGGAATCTCAGTAGTTTTTCTCATTATGTTACCACCTGACTTGAGCTTATGGTATTGTCTATCGCATTTCTTTGCGACATTATCATATCCATGTTCTCTCATCCATTTTGCAACTTCTTTATAAGTTGTTCTTTCTTCTATATAATCCATAGGATTAGTAGTTTTTTCAATTTTATCTTGAAACTCTTTATGTGTGATTCCACCTTCTAATACTTCTAGTACGTATTTATAGTATGGATTCTCTGATGGGATAGCGTCATTGCAAAGTATCTGACTCATTGGGTCATTATCACATCTTTTGACTGCTCTTATATCATCAGCAATTGTTGTAGGTGGTTCATATATGTAATCAAAGAGTGGTACTTGGTCTCCTTTCCAAAAGAAGTAAAATGTACGATCTCTTACTTGACTTAATCCATGTAATATAGATTTTGTTTTAAAGATACTCATTGTATAACCATTCTTCTCTGCTATCTTTCGTAATCTCTTTACTACAGGTTCTCCCATCTTACTTGCAAGCCTTGGAGCATTCTCTCCCCAAAAGACTTTCGGTTGTACTTCACCAAGTACATATTCAGCTGATTTATACATCCATTCGTTCATTGGATTAGTGCTTGAAGCAGAGGGACTAAGGGAACTAAGCCCCGCACATGGGCACACTGTATTAATCACATCAACTTTTTCTGTGTAACTCGCTCCCTCTGAGAGATTCAAATACGGGACCTCATGTTTGTAATAATTGTTTAAGTGAGATTCATTATCTTGAAAGCCGTCAAAAGTAAGAAAATACTTTGGCTTCTCTTTAAAGACATTCTCCATTGCTATTGTTTCTCCACCTATAAGTGGTACTATACTTGCGTAACTCATCCAAAAAACTCCTGTAAATTATTGGTCTCTAATCCATTCCAATATGGATAAAACTCTCGTGATAAATGTATTGATTGCGGTTTTTCCATATATTTAAAATCAAGTTCTCCTTCTTGATTATATAGATGTTTTGTCCATCTTTTGATACCATATTGTTTTTCAATATAGTCATTAAATTGATTTCTTGCATCTGTTCTTTCTTGCCATGAACCATGAAAAGGTTCTTTCTTATAATAACCTGATTGTGGTATCTTTCTTGATTCGTTTTCTATTGGTAGTAATTCATATATTGTAGCTTTATATTTTCTTGCTTCTTCCATATATCTATCTGCTAGATCTTCTACCTTTTCATTTAATCTTATAATATGATGTCTTATATCTATATTACCAAAGTAACATTCAAGCTCATCGTATTCATGTGGAATAAAAGAATCGAATCCTTCTTTAAGAGCGCCATTCAATGTTTTAAATGGAACACTGTTTACTGTCCAACCTGGTCGATACATGCAAATAGAATGACTATCACCTATTACTACTTTACGAGTTGGATGAATGTAGTTAACTGTTTCTGCAGTATTAAACATTCGTTCTAAATTTTGTAAGTTAACTTTAGCCCATTCTGGTTGTACTTCTCTTTTGGCTGATTCTAACTTTGTTTTTATCATTTCATGGTAAGGTGGAAAGTCCATTCCAATAGAATAGACTTTACCTTTGAACTCAGAAAAATTGACTGTATTCTGTACGTAAGGAAAGCCATATACTCCTCCAAACATATTTAATCCACCTGAATAATCATTCCCATGATATACCCAAAGAGCGTCGTATGAGTTGTGGTCAGCTATTACACCTCCGTAATTGACATCACAATGTCCGTGTGCTTCACGAATCTGGTCTCCATACATAACACCTTGAGCTCCTCTATGCGAAGCAGCTCTCTTTGCTATCGGAATAAATGGACAGTTAATTATATTCTTCATTGTTATATTATACCATAGTTTGAGTCAAATGTAAACGTTTTATTCAAAAAATTCAGTAAGATTATTTGTCTTCTGTACTCTTGCTACTCGTCTACGTGCACAAGCTTTTTCATCTTCTCTTATCTGTAGATATACTCCAAACTGACATGACAATACTTCAGTTCCGTAGTATTTAAGAGAATCTTGTTCATATTGAAAAAGTTTTGTACCATCTGTTTTATTTATATTAAATGCATTAGGATGAAAATCTACATGAGTAGTAAGTCCAATCTCTTCTGAATTCTCTCTCATAAAATAAATGGCTTCATCATATAGTTTCTTTGGAGCATCTGGCCACATAAGCTGAATAGTATAGACAGCTCCTGGTCCTGGTGCAACGAATCTTTGGTCATGATGATACTTCATTTGTGGTAATACCGATGAAGATGCTGCACCATGAAATCCGTAGTAATGTCCAATGCCAGGTTGTTCTCTCAGTAAGTCATATATTTCTGACATATGATTACATTTTTGCATTCGATCTAAGAATCCAGTATCTCTAAAAGAAGATACCCATTCACATACATCAACAGCATGAAACTTTCTATCTGGTTCATTATACTTTTGTCTACAATAGTTTCTACCAGCAGTTTGTATAGATGTATGCAATTCAGTTGTTCCCCATATAGGTTGCTTACTCTGAATTGCTTTATCTAAATTATTTCGAACAAAGTTGATATACTCATTATCTCCATCTGCTATTCGATCAAAATCTACAAAGACATTCTCTTCACCAGATGCTAAGAAATGAACTCCTCTTCCACCATAGAAATGAGATATAAAAGTATTGCCAACGATATTCATAATTGAAGTATCTAAGCTTGCAATTTCTTGACCTATAAATCTCATACGATCATCAAGTGTTATTGTTGGATGAAAATACTCTACGTCTTCTCCAAGACCATAATCGATTTTACCATGACGATTTACGTTCTTATATTCTTCATCAATATAACCAAGTTGTATACCTGATCGTTGATTAACTTTATATAGAAACCAATTGAACTCTTTCATGAGTTCTTTATCGTAGTTAAACCAATCGTAATTATAATTAATACTTGACACGTTCCTCATTATCTCTTTTTAAGTGTACAATAGAAACGTTAGGACATCTCTTTTGAATCTCTTTAATTTGTATAGGGTCATCTTCAAAATGCATTTGAATCTCTACTCCAAGGTCTTTTAGCATGTTAATCATTTGACCTTTGAATATACCTGAAGCTTTTCTACCATAGAGTGGATTATTTTTAATTCCATTTGTGATTTTAACATTTGGCTGTACTCTTTCAAGTGGATTCATATACACTGTATTATATATCCCTCTTGATTCTAGCATTTTAATAGTAGCTTCTCTATCATGGAATGGCCGCCCTGTAATGATTACATCACCAGTACAGGGTCTCACGCCAGTGGCATCATCGCCGAAATAGATTACACCGTCAATATCGAAACTATTTACTTTCATAGTCATTTACCGAATCTTGAAATGTAAAAAGCAAGTCTTTTGCTTTAGGTCTATTATCTTTAAGCTGAGGTCTTGTCATATCTGTTACGACTCTTCTCGCTAAAGCATCACATTCGAATTTAGCATCTTCAGTTTTAAGTTGAACTGGAGGTGTCTTTTGAGTCCACGCAGAAGGTCCTCTTAAGTAACCAACAATACCCATCTCTGAAGCAACCTTACAGAATCTAATTGCTGAAACAACGACTCCACCTGAGTTAGGCGAATCTTGAACTGAAAGTCTTGCTGACATTTCATATCTTGCTCCTGCAAATCCATAAGCTACCATATCGAAGTTAGCTATTTTGTTATCAGATGAAACATAATCTCCACCTGGTTTTTGTTGTACAGTTAAAGAAGGACCAGCAAAGAGAGTCATACCTGAAGTAGATTCATCTCTTACAATGTTTTGTCCTTTTAATACATTCTCTTTTGAGATATGTTTGTTCTTTAATCTGTATTGTTTTGCCATATTCAAGAAGTCAGTATTTGCTGTTCTTCCTGTTCTTATATGTTCTTGTCCTTGTGTAGAACCAGCTGCCATATTCATTTGAATATGTTGAGTAATCATTAAGCCAGAATCTAGCATAGCTCCTTGCAGAACTTCAGACATTCTTGATGCTCCCCAAGCAGATCTCATATCAGAACCGATGAATGATAACCCAGCATCGATAAATCTTTGCTCAGTCTCAGTTGCATCTTCTGTTGAAATCAACGTAGGAATACAGTTTACGAAGTGAACACCAGCTGCAAGTGCAACATCAATCCAATACCTTGAAGCTTCTTCTGAACCTACTGGTAAATAATTAATGAGTACATCTACATTATGATATTGTAATAACTCAACCGTTCTTTCGAATGATTCAGCTGGTACAGCACCATTTACAAATGTTACTTCATCAGGATAGTCATGCATATGTGGCGCAATCCCGTCCATTTCTGGAGCAGAATAAACCATTGCATCTTTTGTTACACATGATGTGTTACTATCCGTACTGATTTTATCGACATGGTCCATAGCACAATTTGGTTGAGCTCTTAAAGCCTTTGCCAATTTCTTGTTTACTTTCCTTTTGTCGATATCAAATCCAACTACAAACTCGATGTCGTGTACTGAATATCCTCCGATATCTTCATACATTAGACCTATTTTGTCTTCTGGATTTTCGTTATAATATTGAATTCCCTCTACGAGAGATTTCGCGCATGAACCGACACCTATGATACCGGCTTTTATTTTTGATGACATATTTTTCTCCTTATATCAGTTTATTTGAGTGAGAAATTTGACTGGCTTACCAGAGTAGCTCACTATATACTATTAGTTATAACACTTATCAGACCACTTCCGAGGATAATGACTGCTGCCGTGTTTAAAATTATCAATGCTCTATCTTTCCAGATGAGAGCTACTATTAACCAACCGAATGTTCCAACTAAGGAAAACGTTTGGTCATAGAGAGCAAGTTCAGGATTAGACCTGCTTGCCATAGCAACTAAAAGAATAGCTGATGCTATCCATTTAATATACCAATCAATTGTATACTTAGGAGTTGCACTCTTAAATATACGGGTTGAATTTTCTAGTTCTTCTTTACTGTATTCGCTCATAACTTATATCCGCTTCACTGAACATATCAATAGTTCTTTCATTACTTTCTGCCCAAATGTTTGGTATATCGTCTGCTTGATATACAACTCTTTTGACACCTACTTGAATTAATCCTTTTGCACATTCACTACATGTTGGAAGTCCAGAAATATATAGAGTCGCTCCTTGTAGTGAGACTCCATTATATGTTGCATTGTATATACAATTCATTTCTGCATGAACTACATACTTATACTTAGTTTCTTTATCTAAGTATTTTTCTTCTGAATCATCGATACCTCTTGGGAATCCATTATATCCTTGAGCGAGTACTTGACCTTTTTCACCGATTGCGACAGCACCAATTTGTTTGCTTGGGTCTTTAGACCATGACGCAATTTCTTTTGCAAGATCGAGATATCGTATATCCCATTTATTTGATAAGGTCAAAATGTCTCTCGTATACATGTAAGTTTTGTACTTGCCAAATGATATCACCTTCATCAAGTTTATATCCATCGTAATACAAGTCATTTCTTAATTTGTTAAGAACATAATGCTGCCAAGCATAATCATTCTTATAACCAAACACAACGTCATTACTACGCATTTGAACTACGCAATGTAGTTTTTTATCACGAATGTAATATGTTACTGCATTTGTACAGATAAAATCATTCTTACCATCTTCGTCAAACTCATGCCAAATACTTGGTCTTTGATATATCATAGACGCTCTACGTGAATCAGGGTTTACTTCAGATAATTCTTGAAGAACTCTTTTATATTGTTTAAAGTATTTCTTACCGAAGATAAGCTTACCATAATTAGAATTGATTTCGCCATAGTCATTAGCTGAATATATCCAAGCTAGTGGAGCTTTTGGAACTCCATAGATTTCGGCAAGTTTGTTAATGTTAGTAGAACGAGATTCATACCATTCAATTTCTGCATCAACATAGTTTTGTTGTACAGCGCCAAATATTGACGGCTTATCAGCAAGAAAAGAAGCACCGAGTATTTCAATTGTTCTACAACCAGTTTTATCTTTAGTAAACTGTTTGCTTTCAAGAGCATTAGTAAATATCTCTGCTATATCTTTAGTCGTTTGCATTTTGAATCCTGTTATTGAACATATCTCTGTTTGGGTCTTGGCCTTCCATTTTACCACGTGAATAAGCAACTGCAAAAGAACAATAGTTAATCATATCTTTGTATGTATCTTCGATACTTTCGAAGTTTGGTTCATCTTGCGATTCGAGTAATGAAGTTGCTCTCATGACTTTACCAAGAATAATATCGTGTATTGTATCAACGCCACGTCTATAGTGCATTGCTTGTACTACTGTTGATTCTGAACTTTGATAGTCCTGTGATTTTTTTGATTGTAGTTCTGCGCATTCTTGCAGTACTTTTAAGCTTTCTTTCATAATGTCTCCATAATTAATTTTATATATCTATTATACCATACTTTGGCATAAATGTAAACGTTTATTTTAAAATATTTTGCTACTTGTGTGTTTACGTAACTCATCACCTTTACCTTTAAAAGTAGTTATAAGTTTCATTTTACTTATTGGCCAGCCTTCCATGACTCTGCCGTTTTTAGTTGTTATGATTTTTGTATCTTCTCTATCAGTACATTCCCATAATACTGCGTCAGGAGAACTATCATACTCAACAAAGAAAAGACGGTCAACTGATTTACATTTCTTAGCTTGATTTTTCCAAGCAGTGTTAACTGTAAAATAACCAAAGGGATGTCTATTTTGTGTCTTAACTTCTGCAGTTTCTTCACCAATCATTCCATCCTTTTCACTATCATACTTATACGTACTTTGTGTACCATTGTAATACTCAAACACAAGCTTTTCGCCTATGTCACCCATCTTTTCTTTTTTCGTATCCATAATTATTCTTCTGATATAACTGCTTTGACATGTTCTGCGTCAATAATAACAGCTGCTTTTCCATCAACATTTACTGCCATTGCTTTTGACCAATCTAAGAATACTCTTTGTCCTGACCTAAGTGGACCTACAGCTCCTAAAGAAACCGATAGAACTAGTCCCGGTTTACTTGCATTATCGATTGATTCAGTAAGTATGATTCCTCCTGATGATTGATTTTCTTCTTGTACTTCAGTAATAAGTACGTTGTTTCCTAACATTTTCATGTTTATCTCCTATTTGTAAAATATGTGATTATTAATATTGACTGTTTCATTTAACGATTCAGCCCAATAAGGATAAACACTATCGTTATGATAATGTGTTGACCCCTCTGTAATATCCGGATAAGCTCCTTGTATTACATCTCTTGCAATATGCAGAGATTTTAACCATGTTGGACTATCTACTGGGTTGTCAGATTTTCCATCACAGTACCAACTGAATTGGCATTGATGCAGTATTGGCACCATATTACCTTTCCAATTTTGTTTTAGTTTTGCTTGGTATACAACTCCACAAACTGAACCTGGATAATTCATGTGTTTTAATCTATTAAGTACTACATGTCCTACTGCAACTTTACCAGCAAGAGGTTGATTACCAGATTCAAAGTATATGTTTTGAGCCATACAATAAATATCATTGTTAGCATCACTTGCTTTTAATTTACCTGGTAGTAACAGTATAAACATAAGCAATGCTCCAAATGCCATTCCTTGTAAAAACGCTTTAAATGGATGTGTCTTTCTATTCATTTTATCGATGCCCATGTTATAATAATTGTAGCTACAACCATTCCTGTTATTAATAATGTAAGTTCCATATATTCTCCTATATGTTATTTTTAAACACAAATTCAATCGCTCGTGCTGCTTCTTTTTCTAAACCTCTTTTACCATACCATCCACCAGTATCTGCATCTAAATCTCTGCAGATATATTCGATTTCTTTTGGTGTAATAGGATAACCTTTACTCATAGCATTGCCAGCAGTTGTTAACATGATTTGATACATCTTTGAGTACCAACCAGTTCCGGTTATAGTTTTATATTCATCAACTTGTTTCTTATTAACGAAAGGACAATCTTGATATGATGTCCATGTGTAATTTGTATTGTTTAATTCACTTCGTTTTCTTTCAAGTAAAGCTTTTTGTATTGCTTCAGGAAAACGATCGAACATTGTTTGATTAGGTTTAACGTATGGATACTTCTTCATTAAGTCATGTGGATTCATAGTATCACCGTCATGAGAAAATATAAAGTTAAAACTATTTCTATATTTAGCAGGTACATAATACATTCTGCTTAAGTCTTTGGTTTGAGCATCAGCGATATCGCCAATCTCTTTGTTTAAAGCATACCAAAAATGCTTAATGTCTTCTTTATCAACGCTTGTAGTTAATGGAAAGACTAATCGAAACTTTGGATTTTCGATTGTAGATGAAGCTGTTGAATAACATACATAACGATACTTATCATACTTAGATTCAATATCTTTCATATCGCCTTCATAGTCATCGATATCAAGAATACCAAAGCCACCCCAACCAGTAACATTGTCATTGGCTCGAGTGGTATTTGGTTGATAGATTGCTGGACTCAAAAGAGGAGCATCTTTCTTTGTTGGATACTTAGTAGACTCAGATAGCTTATAGAGAATAGTTTCGAACTCGTCGAAACTTGTATAGTCCATACGCTTATTAGTTTTGTTATCGTATATATTATCGAATATCGTTAAGCTTACCATGATTTCCTTCGTGAGAAGGAGCCTCCCAACCTTCTGGTTTAATTAAGTCTGGTAATCCAAGTGGATTAGGCCTTGACTCTTTTACACCAACTTCTTTAGATAGATTTGCCTTAAGTACTTCATCCCATGCTTTATGAGCGTCGATACCAAATGCATCAAGTGTTCCAATTGCTACAACACATAAGTCAATAAGACCATCAACGATTTCTTCTGAGTCGTTGTGTGTAAGTGCAGCTTCAGTTTCCATAAGTTCTTCTCTTACAAATTTGATTCTGAATTCTAAGTAACTACGTAGCTTTTCAGGATTGTCACGATTTTCATGCATCCAGTTTTTTACGCCATACTTATAATGCATGTCTTCTATATCTTTTACCCAGTTCTTAGACATTAGTAATGATTCCTTGTTTAGTTGGTGTTATAATATCGCTTGACATTGCTCTTACCTGCTCTTGCAATTGCTCAACAGGTTCTACAATAAACATAACGAATTCGTTTTTGATTTCTATTCCTTCACTTGCTTTAGTGTAAGCCATGAAAGGCATAAAGCCAATCTTGCCTTCGCCTGCAGGTATAAGTGAATAGCCATCTTTAATAGTAATTGAATCGCCATTTTCTACGACTGTTCCAACTACTTCCTCTCCTGAGGATAGTCTAATTAGTTTCATATTTTTCTCCATTTGTATATCTATTATACCATAGTTTAGGTATAATGTAAAGGTTTATTTTATTTATTTTAGCCAAAGAAGTCCTCTAAGCTGGCTACTTCTTCTGATGTCCAACCGACAGCATCCAAGATCGGTTGAATCGGATCTAGGAATGTCTTTTGAAATTGTAGTTCATGATCGATATATTTTCTTAAGCCAAACTCTTCTGGTAAGTAGTCTGAGAATGAGATAACATTTTCATGAATTGAATTAGGCTGACGAAGATACAAGAATTTAATCTTTTCGCCTGCTTTGATTTGTTCGTATTTCTTTTTAAGTGACATATCTTCTACAAGCTTGTTATAGAGTATAGAACCACGAACATGAATAGGTGTACCTTTTTTATAGAGGTTGTTTCTATCCTGCCACTTCTTGACTTGAGTTACTCCACGTGGAAACGCGATTTGGTCAGGGTCAAGAGTTTTGAAATGATTTTTAAATTGCTCAATCGCGTCTTGTACTGACTTTTCGTCTTCTTTCATGATAACGTGAAAGATATCTTTAAGCGCTTGACGACATGGAGCTGGTGTAGAAGATTTGATAGCTTCAATACCCATGATTTTGAGTTTTGGTTCAGCGTATCTTACTCCTTCGTTGTCATGTACATTCATTATATAACGTTTCTTTGCAGTCCAAAGAGCACGATCAGCGATTGCTTCACGTTTCATGACCATACGATTATCTACACCACCAAGCATGTCATAAAGATCTGCGTATGCAGATTCAAGAGCTGGTTCAAGAGCTTCTTGACTGAGTTTATCCATAAAGTCAATTGGACTCTTAGGATTAAGTTTTGTTACTACATCGTCAAGAGATACATAAAGCGAATCAGTATCGATTGCAACAATATAGTCTTTCCATGTTGTGTTTTTTAAAGCTTTGTTAAGATAAGAGTTAAGAGCGTATTCAGCCCAACGAATAGTTAACTGTCCGGTAAGTGTAATAGCTTCAGCAATTCTTTGGTCAAAGAATCTAAAGTAACGATTACCCATTGCGCCATAAAGAGAGTTAAGAAGAATCTTAATCGACATTTGTCTGTTTTCTGCAATTGCAATATTACGTTCTATACGATACATTTCTTGCTTATCTTCTTTATCGACCTTTTGTAATTCTTTTTGAGCATTAATCATTTCTTGTTTGATTTCTACACGTTCTTTATACATCTCATCGATAATGAATGGAACAATGCCTGGTCGATTAGTTTCAAAGTATTGACCATTTGCTGCAAGAGCTTTACCACGTTTATCTGGTCTTGCTCCTTTTGCAAGTACGTTTTCAATATCGAATTGAGTAATCTCTCCACTTGAAATTGTTTCAGGCGACATATTATATTGCATAATAATAGAAGGATAAAGCGAGTTAAGATCGAATGATACTACATTATCGTGTATTCCTACATGCGGATCTTTTACGAATCCACCTGGATAATCTGATTTGACTTTATCTTCGATGAATGGTACAACAATGTTGTTTTGAAAGAGTTTACGATAGATAATCGTATCCCATATAAGAGTAGTACCAAAGGTATCATTGTAATTGACTCCACCTTTATATGCCATTGTCATACAGAGAGTAATCAATCCAAGTTTATCTTCGATACGATCGACAAGCTCAACGTCTTTGATATTGTAATCAATAAACTTTTGATGATTGTATTTGTAAAGAGTATGTAGATTAGAGTATTCTTCGTATGAAAGTTTCTTTTCTCCAAGAACAACATGTGCAATATGATCGAGTTTATACGATTCTTGTGGACCATAAGAGTAGCCAAACTTCTTAAATAAGTCTAAGTAATCAAGTTGTGATATACCTTTAAGCTCATAAGCAGTTTGTGTTCTACCCATCTTTGTTATTTCTTGTCTGTCAACTAATCCCCAAGGACTAAGTCTTTTGACATAGCTTTCGCCAAGCATACGATTAATACGATTGACAAGGTATGGAATATCGAAGAATCGACTGTTCCAACCTGTTACGACATCTGGACAATATTGTTGAGATGACCAGTGCGTAATAAAATTAATAAGTAAATCATCTTCACGATCAAACTTACGATATACAACCATGTGGTCTTTCATGTAAGATTTATCTGAATCGTAATCACCAAGTCCCCAAACGTAATATGTTTCTCCAATATTACTCTTCATACAGATTGCAGTTACTTTGTGATCTGCTTTTTCTGGTTCAGGGAATCCATCATCAGATTGTACTTCGATATCGATGGTGGTTACGTTGATTTTGTTACGATTGAATTCTATATCGCCTGGGTAGTAGTCATTGATAAACGCAGGAATATACTTTGTATTTCCATAGATTGTTTTACCTGATACTCCTTTGTTTGCTGTAACATATTCATTCGCAGTACGCATTGACTCGAATCTTTTACCAGCATTTGCTACACCAACAGGAGAACCATCAAGAGCTTTCCAAGAAGTCTTAAGATTAGTTGATGTAAAAAGAATTGGTTCGTATTTGATTTTCTTTTCGATTCTTCGACCGTGGTCATATCCTCTTAGGAGAATTTGATTCCCATATCGAGAAACGTTTGTGTAGTATTGTAGCATGTATATATTATACCATAGTTTAAGTCGTTTGTAAACGATTATTTCAATTTATTTCAAAAAGGTTGGGGCTAATTTCTTAGCCCCGCATGATTGTCAATGTCTTAAAAACTGGCCGCTTGTGCTATCATTAAAGCTGGTGCTAATCCTAAAATTAGTCCAGTTGTTACTATAGCAACTGCAGTTGTTCTTAAGGCCTCGGCAACGTCATCATACTTTTCAGCTATGTGAATTATATGTTTCATGTTGTTCTCCAGTAAATGTGTTTTATACATATCTACTGAGTTTCGCTGCTCGCCAGTTTATCTCTATTCAACGAGATATTCTTTCTTCTTTGATGCCCCAGCAGACCCTAATTTGATCTTCCTAGGACGCTTCTCTTCTGGGAGTTCTACTCTGGCATACACCACTAGTATTCCATCCTTCAGATCAGCACCGTCTATTACGACAAATTCAGAGAGTCGGAAGGACTTCTCAAATTTGCGGGACGATATACCTTTATATGCGTATTCACGTTCTGCTGGTTCCACCTCTCCTTTGACTTTCAGTATACCGTCTTTAAGTTCGATATTAATATCGCTTTCCTTAAATCCAGCAACTGCTAGCTCGATGAGAAATTTTTCATCATCGATTTTCACAACGTTATGTGGTGGATAGTTATCATTTCCAGATCTAGCACTTTGATGAATCCTTTCCAGGTCTTCAAATAATGTGTCAAATCCAACGAATAGTGAACGTGGTACGTTCAAAGTATTTCTTACCATTTTTAGTTCCTCCTATATAATAGCAAGGTTGTTGAGAACCGGTCCAATACCGCATTCTTCAATTATATTTATAATAGCTTGATAGCTAGTTTATAAAATTTGTGTAAATATACCTAGAATAATTCCTGAGACAAATATGTACATATATTTAAGTAATGTTATTTGCTCTTCTATCATTCTGTTTCTTGGTATTAAGTTTAATCTTTTAAGTGTTTTAGTTTGTTCTTTTCCTGTCATCTAATCCTTTTGAGTGTTTCCTATATTATATTTTGGACAGAGCTCCCATTGAGATTTTTCCTTGAAGGGAATCACCTTAATTTGTCTTAAAGGAGCAATCTCTTTTGCAAGATCAGGATTGACCATAGTTACAAGTCCCCAATCTGCAAGTAGTGTTGCAATCGTATTTCTACGATGTATGTCATTTTCTAATAGACTAGAAGGTTTTCCGTCTAAAAGAAAGAGCTCTTTAAAATGTGTTATGAAGTATCTACCTTGCTTATGTAATATATGGCAAGACTGATATAGCTTCTGGTCTTTTCTTGATGCGACTCCTATTCGAGTAAGAGTTTCTCTTATCTTTAAAAAGTCGTCTGGTTCGTTGAGAGTAACTTCTAGCATAGAGCCAGGAGTCCAATCAGTTATTTGAATGTTATCGTTTTCCACCTTTATAAATCCTCATTTTCAATTGTTCAATTTGTTCATTACTCATTAATGTTAATGCAGATTTAGCTTTCTCATTACTATATCCATAATATTCTTTGATGAGTTCGAGATTAGCAACGTCATCTGCTTTAATCCACTTGGACCATCTCTTTTTCTTCCTAATTATATTTATAAAAAAATCAAACTGAACGCGATTATCTAGGTGATGGTGGATGTTCATTTCATTTGCATATAGGATAGTATCCTTAAAGAATGAGAGTCCACGATTAATAAGAAATGCGTTGTATTCTTTTTCAGCAATATCATCTACCATAATGTCTTTCTTAGTTTCGTTGATTGCTTTTAAGTATTCGAATGGGTTCATGATTGTTGTGCGATATAAGCTTCTGCCATTTCTTTTGTATTAAAACTTCTTTCTGCAACGATAACATTATCATCATTATACTTTACTGCTCTATACTTTTCAGTTATAAAGCCTTCGTAATGAACTGTTACTACGTCCCATTTAGATTCTTCCATTTCGATTGGTTCGCCAGTCAATGGATTTATATTGAATTTTTTCATTTGAATTTTACTCCTGCCATAACTTCAGTTAGACAAGCAACCATATTAAGTTCATGATCTGCTACGAAGCTATTCTTATATTGATAATCAGCCAAAATCAATACAAGTTGTGGTATTGACTGCGGCTCTACGAACTCGTTCATGTTATCGTATACTTTACGAAACATTGATGCGGGTTCAGTGTCGATATTATCTGCAACCCAATGTCTCATCTTCTTAAAGTCCTTAAGTTTAAGAGAAGACATCAGAGTATCTAGACTAATATCTGTTGAGTTAACTAATATGCCACTATCGATTTTACCGAAGTTTGAATATCTTTGTAACTCATTTAATGTTCTACGAAAGTCTGGAAAGTATTTGATAATCAGTTCAGCAAGAACAGCTGGATCTGAATTAATACTTTCAACTTGTAAGATTTGTTGTACTCTTTGCATGAACAAACCAGCCAAAGCATCTCTTTCTTTCTTTGGCATAGTAAATTCAATAACACTACATCTTGAATGTAATGGTTCTATAATACGATTCTTAAAGTTGCATGTAAGTATGAACCTACAATTATTGCTAAACTCTTCGATGAATCCACGCAAAGCTGGTTGAGTGGATTGTGGATTAAGGTAATCCGCTTCGTCTAAGATGACGACTTTGTAGCCGCCTGATAAGGAAACCGACGAAGCGAATTGTTTGATTTTGTTTCTAAGAGTATCGATACCTGATTCTTCTGAACCATTGATTACGATATAGTCTAAATCTAATTCATTACAAAGAGCTCTTGCAACTGTGGTCTTACCAGTACCTGCAGTACCAGTAAACATCATGTTTTGCAGTTCGCCTTTGTTAACAACATTGAGAAAGATCTTTCTTAGATCTGTTGAGAGAACACATTCCTCTACTTTCTTTGGTCTATACTTTTCGACCCATAGGAATTCATTCATTATAGTACCTCCCAACCTTCAACTGTATCTAACCTAAAAGACCTCCATGCGTTTTTGTCTAACGACCAAACTGGAAAAGCTTCCATTGAGTTAGATGTGTAGTTGATTTCTGTTTTAACACCATTTGCTTTAAGCATTTCTGGATTTAGAGTACATGGCATGACTCTTACGTCGCCTGTATCTATTTTTGTAAATGTGACTGTGACTTGCCCTTTTTGTAAAGCCTCGAGCAGATTGGCTTTTTCAGTATTGTTCATAATATATCCTTTATAATAAAAATTTGAGGGGACTTTCACCCCTCTTGTATTAACCTTCGGCTGAATCTTCAGCAGGTGCTTCCACTTCAGGTACTTGACCTTCTGGTGTTTCACTACCTTTTGAAGCTGCGTTTAGAAACGTTACTGTTCTGTTTCTTAAACCGCCAACTGCTTCAAGCTCAGGGCCTTCAAATCCACCTCTTTTAGAACAAATATCAATTATTTGTACCATTGTAGCGATGTCCTGTAGACTTAACTGGACGCTTTCTTCAGCTTCAGTTTCAACGTTATTTACTTCTTCTGACATAATCTTCTCCTATGCATAGTTACGAAAATAAGAAGACCCGCCCCATGCGGCATCTTCCATTCCTACAATATATTTATACATTGTAGCTTGAGTTCTTCTCAAGAGCGATAAAATAATCTACCGGATAGTTACTATTAGTCCAGTTAGAGATTAGCTTTGAGCTGATGCTTACAAAGTAATCGCCTGGTAGTAACTTCAAGTTAGGAATACTTACCACGAAGTTAAACTCATTTTTACATGAGTTGTCTTTATCTAGCTCTATTTCAAACACATTGGAAGTCGAGTCTCTTGTATCAAGTACAGAGGCTGTAACAATTCCATTGTCGCCTGTAATCGCTAGTTCAGTATGACCAAGTACAGCAGCAGCTTTTCTTATTTGATTAAGTTTATCTTCATCAATAGAAACACCAAGCTCTGGATCTGGCATCTGAATATCTTTTTGAGGTGTAGTTAGGATATCGCTTTCTGAAAAGAAATATCTTATCTTTTGTCCACCACCTGTTACTAATACTGCTTTCTCTTCAAAATCCAACGTTGGATTATCAATCAAGTTTAAGACTGATAAGAATTCGTTTAAGTCATAGACTCCAAACTCTTGTGGAAAGTCTTCTACAATCGTAGCTGATGCTAGAATTGTTTTGGACTCTGATATAGTCTTTAACTTTTGTCCTGGTTTGAAAACAACATTAGGATTAATTGTTGCAAAGTTTTTTAACACATTTAAGGTGTCGTTTGATAGGTTCATATTTTCTCCGTTATAATATATTATACCATAGTTTACACATAATGTAAACGATTATTTTTCATTTTTTTTGTCATGGCAATTTAAAGCGATAATACTGTAATGTAGAATCTTTAGTAAGTCAGCTCGATTGTGACCTTCTTTTTTACCATACCTTTGTGCGTATTTCAGCACGTTACCTAACGCAAAGCCCATGCCATGTCCACAATCAATAATGAATTCAGTTGATTGAAACTGATTCTTTGAATAGTGACCGCCATAAGTTTTGTCTATATAACTCTGAAGCTCTTTAATAAGAGCTCCCTCGTTAAATTTATAATCTATTGTTTTAGTTTTCTTATTAAACATTTGACTCCTCTGGTGCTATAATTTGTTCAGCATCTACTTTACTGTATAAGTCAAGGAATGCTTCTTTTGTATCTTCGTCAAACCTTGAAATACATAAGTCAATTGCTTTGTCTCTTTTATTAAAGATCGAAAACGTTTGAACAATGTGGCAAAGTCTTCTTGTTGAAATGACTTCATCGACACCATCATCGTAAAATGTTTTTCTGATAATGTCAGCCCAAACAACTAGCTTTTCAGCAAAGTCAGTATCTAAGCAATCAAACTTTTCCATGTGTTTAATAACAATCTTTTTCTCAATGTTAAGAGAAGGGAACTGTTGATCGACTGAAATAGTAAACCTTTCAAGGAATGCATCATCAATGATTGAAGCCGCTGTAAATCTGCCATCTTCAGAACCTTTGCCTTTTGTATTAGCAGTTGCGATTACATTGAATCCTTCTGCAGGCGATATTGTTTCGCCAGTCTTTTTGACAAGTACTGGTTTACCTTCGAGGATTCCTTGTAAGCACATGATTTTGTTTGTTGCTCTATCGATTTCGTCTAAGAGAAGGATTGCTCCATTCTCCATTGCTTTAAGAACAGGACCTTTAGAGAAAACTGTTTCTCCATTGATAAGTCTGAACCCACCAAGTAAATCATCCTCGTCTGTTTCAGGATTGATTTGAACTCTGATAAATTCTTTGCCTACTTTAGCGCAAGCTTGTTCTACCATGAATGTTTTACCATTGCCTGAAAGACCTGAAATATATGTTGGGTAAAACATATTTGACTTTACGATTTTTACGATGTCAGTGAATGCTCCCCAAGCAATAAATGTAGGATCTGTTTTTGCGAAAGTCTTTTCTTCGTTAACAATTGACTGCATTTGAGCTGCAGCTGCTGGGATTGGTTGAACTACAGAATTAGAAACGATTTCTCTAATTGGCGATATGAAACCTTCGAGGTCATATGTACCAATTTTTACTCTGTTAGTTTTGCTCATCAATGGATCCCAGTCTTTGCCGGTGTATCCAAAGCTTTCGCCAATTTCGACGATAGCATTTTTTCTGAAATGAGTTTGGTCAGGATATCTGACAGCAAGCTCTTCCAAAATGATTTGTGTTGATTTTTTCAAGTTTTTCATAATATAGTTTCCTTATCAATTTATTATACTGTATATTATACCATAGTTTCACGGTGTTGTAAACAGTTTCTGTGAAATTAGTGAAAATAATTGTGAGAAAGTGTTGTTCTTACTCAGCAACTATCTTACCAAAATTAGTTAATAGTGTTTTGTTAAGCTTTTTAGACTTACTAAACTTCTTAAATGCTGTTGTTAACTGACCTTTTGATGCTTCTTCAGCTGGATTAAAGTCAGTAGTTTCAACTGAAAGATTTTTACTCTTAAGAATATAAAGTTCTTTATAGCCTAAGCCTTTAAGAGTTACGCATCTTTTCTTGTTAAATTCTTTATTGTACTCTTTTTGTAGTTCATCATCTAACCAGTACTCACCATGTGTTTCAGCGATTTTACTTTTAAATTGTGAACCATCATTAGCAATAAAGAATCCAATGTTAGTTGTATTAAATCTTTTAGCAAGGTTGTTAAGTAAAGACTGAGTACCTTCTCTTCTATTGCCAGCAAGCTTTACAGATTTACCCATAATGTTAATATTCATTTCAGTATGTCTTGAATAGCTTGGGTGAGTCTTAACTCTGTTCACACCAATTTCTTTTTTACAAATCGAAGTACCATTAGTATCTCCATCTGAAATAACAACGAAATTCATGTTTTCGACATTATGAGTCTTTTTAAAGCTATCAATAATTCTATGTGAAGCAATAAGAGCTTCGTTAAGAGGTGTTGAACCATACTCTTCGTTTGGAGACATAATAGATCTTTCTCCATAATGCTCTGAACTGAGACTACTTCTTAAAAAGATATGTTCCATTGCTTCTTCGAAGTCAGCTTTTTTAAGCTTAGACGTTACAAGCTGTGGCATTGAAAGTTTTTGGTGATATACCTCAGAGTCAAGTTGTTTTGAAGTGTCGATAGTATCGCCATCCCATGAATATCCACCACCAAGTAATGTATTACAGCTTGTGAATCCATATACTTCGAATGGAATATTAACTGCTTTACAGAATGTTACTAGGTGAAAGAGCTGATCTAAAACATGGTTCATGACATCGCACATAGAACCTGAAAAGTCTATAATCATAACCATACCATGATTTTTAGAATCAGCTAACTGAGTTACTCTTGAGAATATGTCTTCATTAGTTTTATATGACCATACTTTGTTTACGTCTATAGAACCAGTCTTAGCTGTTTGAGATCTTGAGTATCTAAAAGCAGCTTTTCTCATTTCGAATTCTTTTACTGCGTAGTTAACATCTTTCTTTACTGCTTTACTATACGCTTTGTAACCAAGAGCTTGTTTGTTTACTAAATCAGCAAGCCATTCTGAATGTTCTTGGTTTTTATTAGAATTCTCTTTTCTTTGTTGAGCAAGATCTTTATAAGGTATAACAATCTTATTAAAAACGTCTTTATTGAATTCGTTACCAATAAGAGTTTGTGTATTGTCTTCTCTTATATCGAGTAAGTTTTTCTCTCTTTGTCTAAAGTTTAAGTCTGAAATTGCAACGTCATCATCTACTGGATTCTGAGCATTTTGCTTTTCTTGTGGTGCATCATCTTCAACTTCTGTTTCATCTGATTCGTTTGACAAAGTTTCTTTAGGTTGATCGCCTTCAGCATCGTCATGACCTTGTGGAGTCATTTCGTCTTTATTATTTTCGTCATCACCTACTTCAGGCTCGTCTTCTTGTGGCTCTGGCTTTTCAATAAGCTCTTCTTCGTTTTCTTTTGTATACGCAAGAACATCTCTTACTAGGTCAAGAACTTCTTCGAATGTTTCAGTTGTCATTGCCCTGTTGTAGTATTCAATCTCTACGTCGTCTAAAGGAACGTCAAGATGAGCTCCAACTTTAGCTTTAAGATTAATTTTATCGATAAGCTTTACTTTGTCCCAGTTCATTGTAGTGAACTCTTCTCCAAAGAAGCCATCATCAAAAAGCTTTTTATAGCCTCTTGCCATAGGACCAACTAGACCAATATAAGAATCTTTGATATGTCTTTCGATTCTTGCATCTTCGATTACATTGATATATGTACGTGGACAGCCTTGTAGCTTTTCAGGGCTATCATGCCAACCTTCGTATGGTGTGAATAACGCATGGCCAACTTCATGGCCAATAAGTAAATCACTTACATCACTACCCATATCTTTCCACATTGGAAGACCGAGTATTCTATCTTTAATGTCAAACCATGCTGTTGAATAGTTACCATATTGTACAGTAACATTTTCTTTAGCAAGAAGTTTTGCGAGAGTGCTTTTGTGTTTAATCATAGTTGTTCCTTATCTTATATGTATATTATACACTATTTCAGCGCAAATGTAAACGGTTTTTGTGAAATTAATGAAAATAATTGTGAGAAAGTGTTGTTCTCACATAATGGAAGTGGAGCTGGAAGGATTCGAACCTTCGACTTACCTAACTTTAGGTCGTTCATTCCACATGAACTTCAGCTCCAAAGAGTGGTGGAGCGTGTGGTTCTGCCCCACAGTATCTCCTATTGCAAGTAGGAGATTGACCCTAGTCGCGCCCCTTACTTAATCTTTGAGAAATTTCTTTCTTTAAAGAATTCGATCTTACTTCGAAACTTATTCTCTAAGACATCGCCTTTATGCGATATGATAAACACGTTGCTTCCATCGTCAAGAGTATCGAGAATCTTAGTTAAGTTATCAACACCATCGATGTCTAAACTTGAATCAAACGTTTCGTCTAATATGAGTAGATTCGAAGCTGCGCTATTTTTCATCTTAGCAATTTGTCTCCAAGTAAAGAGTAAAGCTAAATCGATTCTTTGTTTTTCTCCTTCAGAGAAAGAAGCATAGTTAAACGAATCACGATGTCTTGACCTGATTGTCTCATTAAAGTTTTCATCTAAATGAAACGATACAAAGAAATCAAGTATCTGTAAATATTGATTAATCAATCTATTCATTACAGGTAGATATTGTTTAATGACTTTAGTTTTGATACCAGTGTCTTTAAGCATTTCTCCTATGACTTCGTTATAGGTTCTTTCTTCTACATACTCGAGTTTCTTTTCAGTCGATGTATCTTTATTCTTTCTTAAATCTCTAAGTTCGATTTTTGCTTTTGATACGTCTCCAGTTTGGCCTTGTAGACCATCAATCTCTTTTTGTACTTTATTAACTTCTTTCTGTAATAACGCAATTGCATCGTTGTTACTATTAATCTTTGATTGTTTTTGACGAAGCTTATTAAGACTATTAGATACTTCTTGCTGTTCAGCTTTCATTTCAGCAATATTCTTAGATAAATCATCTTTAGCTGTTTGAATTTCTTTTGCTTTAAGTTTTACTGACTCTATCTTTTCGACCTTTTTAGACTCTTCTATTTCTTGATCGCATGTAGGACATTGGTCATTCTCTTCATAGAATCTACTCTCATCTACAAGCGATTTAATTTTAGCATTAAATTGCATATCATAAGAATCAAGTTGAGACATTTTCTTTACGATATCTCCACTATGTTTTTCTTCAGTTGATATTGAAGCTGATAGATTCTTACCAAGTGTTTTACTTTCATCAAATAGTTTATTGATTTCTTCTTTATGGACATCAATACTCGATCTCTTCTTATCGATCTGATCATCATTAAGTTCTTGTAAGTCTTTAATATACTTACTTTGAGAATCCATCTTTGTTTTAAAGATATCGATTTGATGATTAATATCAGTAAGCTCATCTTTAATCTTAGAGTTTCTTTCTTTTAACAATGTATTCATCTTAGAGAATATATTGATATCTAATAAGTCTTCGATAATGTTTCTTCTTGACCAAACAGGTAATTGCATGAATGGTATAAACGAAGATGAACCAAGTACTACTACCTGGTGAAATGATTTATGATTAAGCTTAAGTATATTCTGTTCAAGGAACTTCTGATAATCTCTTGCATTGGAAGCCTGGTTAATTAGGTTACCATTTTGATAGATTTCAAACTTACCTGGTTTGATACCTCTTATAATCTTAAATTCATGACTTCCTATCGTCATTTCAACAGTCACTAATGTACCTTTTTTATTGATACTATTAATCATCTGATCTTTCTTAATATCTCTATGTGGTTTACCAAAGAGTGCAAATGAAAGAGCATCGAGTAAAGTTGATTTACCTGCTCCATTCTGACCAACGATTAACGTTGATGGTGTTTTATCTAATAATATTTTTATTGGATCGCTTCCGGTGGATAGAAAATTCTTCCACTCACATGATTTAAAATGTATCATACTACCTCTAGATTCTGTGCTTCAGTATATAGTTTTCTCAATTCGACTTTAAGATGTTCTTTATCTAAGTCGGTATCGACTGCATCAACATAAGTATCTAAAAGGTTGTTTGTATCTTCAAGGGATATTTTCTCGTCTTCTACGCTTTCTCCCAGATACTCTTCGAAGCTTTCAGCTATCTTAAGTTCATATGTCTCAATGTTTTGTAATCTATCAACAAACTTATCAAACATATACAAGTCATTTTTATTTATAACAATCAGCTTGATGAACTTTTTCTCATACTCTGATATGTCTACTTTGTCATAATCTGTTTTTGTATCATCATAGATTACTTTCTTAAACATAGTAATAGGATTACGCACTGGTGTAATCTCTCTTGTTTCAGTATCAAGTACATGAAAGAACTTAGGGTCATCAACATCAGCCCAAGTAAACTCCATTTGAGAACCAAGATACGTTACGTTACCTTGAGAACTTCTTGTATGGAAATGACCTGATAATACCATTTCAAATCTTGAAAATACATCAGCACTCATACCATGTGGATTAGGCATTCCTGCCATCATATCAAATCCTTTTAACTCTAAATGAGCTCCAAGAATAGGAGCGTTACAGTTAAGAGCCCACTTTGTATACTCTTCGTAGTTACCATTGTTAATCCAAGGTATTACTGCAACACCAAGACCATCATAATCAAGCACTGTTGGCTTCATGATAATATTGACATTAGACGTAAAGTAACCTAGGAGTTCTTTTAAACTACAAAGTTCATTTGTGTTTTTGAAATACACGTCATGATTACCAGGGATAATATCCATAGTCATACCAAGATCGCGTAATGGTTCTAGAAAATGTTTACGATTAGCTTGAAGAGCTTTAAAGTTAACAAACTTACGATGCTCATAATAATCTCCTAAATGTAATACATTCTTTATACCATGCTCTTCACAATATGGAAAGAATATTTCTGAATAGAATCTATCTTGATATTGTAAAAATATGTCACTTGAGTTTCTTACTCCACAGTGTGTGTCATTAAGTATCGCTACCTTCATCCTCTCGCAAGTCTCATCATTCTTTTCTGAGCCTTTTGGATTCTTCTTCCAGCTATCTTAATTTTATTCATTTGAATAACTACTTTCGATCTTACAACTTTTCTTTTGTCCTCACGTAGTGTTCTTTTCTTCATAAGACGTATATGTCTTTGGTTTTGTTTTGTACTTACTTTTTTCATTACATAAACAGCTCAAGTTTTTCTTTCTCTCGCTTCTTCTCCTCTTTTGCAAATTTCTTAATGGCTTCATCCTTTGTACGTATAGTACCAATCCTTTGTCTTAACGTATCAACATAAGCCATAGTTTGTTCAGCTCCTTCGGTATCCATACCCATTTGAACAAAATCTTCTATACCCATCTTCTCAATGAATTTGAATTTAATATCTTGTTGTTTCTTTTCTTTGGTAATTCTACGAATAAATGCAAAGTAGCATATTTGAGTAAAATAACTAAATGCATTCGGCTTTCCAGTCCTTGTAGCAGTTTCAATGTTATAGTTACCAATTGCTCTTAAGCAATTTTCAACGGCATCCATAACCATTTCTTCTCTATAAGTGTACCGAACAAAGTTCGGTCTGTGAGACAGTCCTTCAGATATTCTAATAAAACATGTTGCAATGTAATCAGTTACTGTTGGTACAGGTTTGTCTGCAGATCTGCATTCTCGAGCTTCGATAGCATAGTCCATGACTGCCTGCGAAAACTCTTTGTTATTTACGTAGTGTGGTTTGTCTTTAGGTTTAACCATATTATTTTTTCTCCATAATGTATTATTATACCATACTTTTGGCTAAATGTAAACGATTAATTGAATATAAAATTAATTTAATTATTTTCACTAAAACCGTTTACAAATGCTTGTTTTTATGGTATAATATATTATCACCCGGAGGGATGGAGGTATAGCAACTATTAATGTATAGTTCTCTTCTTGTCATCTACTTCGGGCAGTCCTTCATCAGCATATTGGTTAGCAAGTCGATCTTCGTACTCTTCTAAGAGTTCTTGATCAGATCTTGTATCAGGTATACTGATTGGTTTATCCATACTCAAAGCAAAATTAACATACGTATCTTTTATAGACTCTGCTATTGGTACGTGCTGTATGATTGCGCTTTTAAGTACTTTAAATTGTTTACTCTCTGAAAAAGGAAACCAGGCGCTAAATTGTATACCACCTAACATTCCCGGATTAAGTCTTACTGGTCTTTCAATGATATAGTTATCATCATTCTTTACAGCAAGTAAGCCTATTATTTCCTCACCATTCATGAGTTTAAAGTGTCTTATATTTAATCCTTCCATATTATTATTTATATGTCTATATCGAACATCTTGTAGTTAAAACGTTCTTTCGAATATATCTTTATCCTTTCTGCAGCATGTTGTAATGTATAATTCTTTTTAGACTTATAGTGTAAATCATCTGCAATATCATATATCTTTGTTACACTGCCATCTTCACTCTTCCTTAAACCTCGGCCTATCGACTGAAGTACTCTAATTTGGCTTTTACTTGGGCTAGCAAATATGATGTTGTGTAAATTACGAATATTAATACCAGTAGAAAAAGTGCCAATACTTGCAACGATAATTGCGTTCTTTTCTTTCTCGGTAATCTCACGTATTGATTCTCTTGTATCGACATCGGTTTCTCCTGACACATAAAAGAGTTTTCTATCTTTTTCTATCTTTGTTTGTAATAATGAATGCAATGGTTTACCATGCTTATCAACATAATTAAAGAGTATAAGAGTATTACCAGATTGGTCTAATGCTAAGTTAGAGATAAAGTTATTTCTTGGTTCATACCTTACGATAAAATCGAGTTCTTCTTGATATTTACTCTTCACAACTGCTTTACAAAGCTCTTCTTTATATTTCAATATAAGTATATTAATCTCTAATTGAGCTAAATCGTTATTATCCATTAACTCTTTTGTAGTCGTAACTTTATATACAGGACCAAACAATCCTTCTAATACGAGCTGATGAGTTTGACTACCATCTAATGTTCCAGTAGTACCAATACGATATTTAGCTTCAGTACATTTTTCTAATATACTTGTAAGTGACTTTGCTTTAAAGTTATGTGCTTCATCTCCTATCACCATCCCAAACCCGGAAAACCAATTGCCAGGTAATTTATAAATTGACTGCCATGTTGATATAATAACTCTTTGTTTTACTCCAAACTTTTCTCTACCTGAATATATCTTATGGCATGATTCTTCATGAGACCAAGTATCCTTACTTGAATAGTCTCCGAAGTCAGAGTACATTTGCTCTACCAATGATGTCGTAGGTACTATCAGCAAAATGCTACCATCAAAACAATCAAGGTAATATCTTATTGCTAAATATATGATTAAACTCTTCCCAGAAGCAGTAGGTGATAGTAATAAGGATTTCTCTTTTGAAAGCGTGTGCGAGAGTCCCTCCAACTGATATTGTCTAGGTATTATATCCCCTCCATTCACAGAAAGGGACATTTGGGATAATAGCCCTTCGATGTTAGGCTCTAGGGATGATTCGAGTGCACCGTATTGAGGTGAATCTACCACTTCTAGCTTATAATCCCTCACGTCACAAAACTCTTGCAAGTATTTATGTAATCCTGTGTATAATGTTTTCTTTCTACTATCAAAAAGTCTTATTTTACCATCCCACATTCTATTACGATACGCAGGCATAAATTTATAACCAGGTACAAAGAATTGGAAATGCTCTGATAGTTCCATCTCAATTGATGGGTCTGTTTTTATATGTAAGAAGACTTCGTTCTTCTTTTGAATAGTAATCTTATCCATTAGATTCCGCTAGTAAATTTTCTCCATTCAATCATGTTCTTTATGTTTTGATGTCTCCACTTTATGTTCTCTAATATCTCTTTAAGAGTTGAGCAGAGTTCTTCAAGGTATTGGATTTTTGCTTGCCATTCTTGAATCAATGGGTCAGCGTCATAGTATCTATCCATATCGCCTTTAAGTACAGTAAGACCGTTAAGTGGATCGTAATCCCATCCTTTATCGTCAATGTCTTCTTTAGACATCTTACCGTTGTAATGTAACCATTTATCCTTAAGCACTACTTTAAAATCTAACTCAGCTTTTTTAAGCTTCATTCTGTTTATTGAAAGTAGTTCTAGGTATTTGCCATGTAGTTTGGCTGAATCTCTTGAGGTTTCATCTAAGTTGACTTCGTCGATAACCGAATCGGTTTTCCACATCTCTAATATTGTTTGCAAATTATTCATACTATTATATTTATTATGTATCTATTATATTATATTTTAATGAATTTGTAAATATCTTATACAAATTCGAAATTGGTATAAGCAAAGCTTACATCCATTTGAACGTATTCAACGCTCTCTACTTGAGAATCAAACTCTATAGGACTTACACTCTGTGGAAATACACCACTAAATTTTATTTCTTTTACCACATTGTTATGCGATGAAAGAACAAGCAGTGTAGCATCAACTTTAAACTCTTCGCTTTTTTCAGCTTGTGCTAAGTTATGCATCCAATTGAATGTCTCTATATAGTTTTCTAAATTCTCTGTTACATTTATACGTAACGCTAGGTCATCAAATGTAAGTCTATCACCTGTAAATCTTAAATTGACTCCACGATAACCTTGTTCAACAGGTGTTATATTAATACCTGGCAAAGTTGCAGCAACACAGAAATACTCCATATTTGCATATTGAGTACTATTAATTTTAAACTGAAATCCTACCGGACTTAAGAAATTTTTGTTTGTAGTTAAAGTTGCCATATATCTATTTATAAAATTAGTGGGGTCAGTTAGACCCCGTTATGTTTACTTTTCAGTTACGAACTCGTTAAGTTGTCTTGCAGTTCTGATAACTTCTTCACCAGTAATTTCTCTTAGTGGTAAAGGTTTCTTATCATTTGGAAAACTATCGTTATGAGCGTAAATAGCATCTACCTCTCTTTGATAATTATCTGTTAGCAAGCCTTGTGCTTGATGTAGTAAGTCGGCTCTGATTTCGAACCCTGATTTTGTATTTGACATAATATCCTCCATGTGTGTGTGTATGTCCGTAAGATTTATTCTTACGTTATTATTTATACACATAAAAAAAGGGACTCCGAAAAGTCCCTTTAAAGAATTAGATTTAACTAATTACGGTTTACACCATAATGTCGTCAACTCTGAAGATTCTGAAGTACTGATTAGATCTGTCTGAGCCAGTTCCGTCAGCAGCTACGAATGGATTTGCAACCATACCGTACCTTGTTTTGAATCCCATTCTTGGTTGGAAGTCATTCTCACCAACTGCTTTAACCATTGTTAATGGTACGTAAGGACAGTAGAACATACCAGCGTCATACGGGTTTGTTCCTCTATAACCTACACATACAAAGTCAACAGTAGCATATGGATCGATATAAACTTTAACTCGTCCGTTAAGAACACCAGCAAAAGTATTACCTGTGTCATCAACATTTAAGTTAGCTGCTAGAGCAGGAGTATAATCCAACATTCCAGCTGCTGCTAAAGCTGAAGCAACGTCTGAAGAACAGATAATGAAATTACCTTTTCCACGTCTTGTTTCTTTAGCAATAACGTTACATTCCCTTTCGATCTGCATGATAAGACCTTTAAATCTTTCTACCATCCATCTTCCGTCGGAGTCTGTGTTTACATCAAATACACCACTTAGTGCAGTTGAAGTTTGAAGTGCGCCAATTTTAGCTTTAGTTAGAATTGTTCTAACAACTTCCCTGTTAATTTCAGCAAGAATTTCTGCTGATAGGATGTTAGCAAGTTCGCCTTCAGCGTCCAATCCATGAACTGCTTTAAGGTCTTGTGCTAATTCCATTGTGTACTCAGCTTTTAGAGCTCTTGACTTAGCTGTAACAGTTGATTTTTCGATTGAGAAAGCCATCTCACCGAATGAACCATCACCACTTTCGCCAACTCCAAGTCTTTCTGCAGCTGAAGTAGCTAAACCAGTACCGAATGTTGACACAGTGTCAGCTTCGTCTGCAATAGTACCATCAGTGTCAGCATCTGTAACACCACTTAATCCGGTTGGATCAGCTTGTTGTGCAGTAACACCAGTGAATTCAGTATCAGCTTCATTGAATAAAGCCTCTGTTCCACCTTGAGTTGAGTATTTTGATTTCATTGCGAAGATAAGACCAGTAGGTCCACTCATTGGCTGAACACCAGCGATATCATAAGCAATTAAGTTTGGCATAGCTCTACGAACTAAAGAGATTAATACTGGATCAAAAGTTCCAATATTTCCACCACCAATGTTATTTGGTGCTGCAGCTTCAGAAATATAATTTCCTTGTGCTTGTGCTCTTTCTTCTTGTAGACTTACCTCTTGGTTTTCTAACAATCTAGCTGTAACAGCTTTCTTGTAATTGTCTTGGATTTCAGGAGCTGATTCGTGATTTAGAACCGGACCCCATTTTTCCATTAAGTTTTTATCTGCGTTAAACATTTTTAGTTTCCCTTATTTTTGATAATGTGTTATAGCTTGTGTGTATTGACTCATAGAATCTGAAACGTCTACGTCGACTGTTCCTTCTCCTAATAAGCTGTCTACTTCATCAACTGATTCAGTAACTTCTTTTGCGAAGTATGATTCTTTAACAACTTTAACTTTCATTTCAAAGTTATCTTTGCTATCGAATTCTATATCTTCTACTAAAGATGCTAATTTCTCAGCTTCTGTTTCTGCAAGCCCTGAAGATTGTTCTCTTACTACTGAAGCTCTTTCGTGAGATTGAACTGAATTATGTAGTTTGATATTATCTTCTGTGGTTTTGTTTAAAGTTTCTTCGAGTTCAGTAACTTGTTCGCTGAGTTCATCAACTAAGTCAACTTTACCTTCTGGTACTTCTATATAGTGTTCTTTGAACACTGACTGTAGAGAAGTCATAAACTCTTCAGCGATTTCAGTCCTAAGACCTGTTTCAACTTGTAGTTTATTCTCTTCCATCCATCCTTCAACTACGTAGTTAAGGTATGAATCTACCTTTTCTACTAATGAAGATTGAACTTCCGATACTTCTTCTTCTAAATTTTGCGCATATTCTGCTTCTAGTCTCTCAACTTCTTCGCTTAACTTACTTGTAAGTACTGCTTCAAAAATTGCTGAGGCTTTTCCACGGAATCCGTCTGAAAGTGTAGCTTCCTCTTTGATGATTGCATCAATATCTTCGTCAAAATCCATTGACTCGACCTTAGCTTTCGCTTTAGGTTCTGCCATTTTGCCTTTCACAGCGTTAGCTGCGTCATCGCCGGTTTTTAATGAATCAGATTCACCATCAATAGTAACTAACTTTGCAAACATCTTTTGCGCGTCTTCTTTTTTTGCTGCTTTTAGCATATCTACTGCTGCTTGAATTACTCCAGCTTTAGTTTTAGGGGTTTCGACTTTAGGAGCAGATTCTTTCATCTCCTCTTCATCGTCTTCTTCGTCAACCTCTTCTTCTTCGCTTTCGTTTTTCTTACTAGCATTGACCTTTTTCTTGTCATTGCCATAAGTTTCTTCTTGCTTTCCCTCGTCTAAAATATTTTCATTTTCAACAAGCTCTTGCTCAACTTCAACAGTTTCTACTACTTCTTCAGCGTTATTTAAAACGTCGTCTGACATAATAATAGTCTCCTATGATTTTAGATTTAATTTAGAGAGGAAATTCTTAAAAGCTCTTATTTCAGCTTCTTGCAAATTTTTGCGAGGAGCGCTTCTTATTTCAGTCTCAATTTCTTCAATATCTTGTTGACGAATTAGCCCATTATCCCATACCCATTCAACACCTTCCATAATTCCGTTGACAAATGCCGACGGAGCTGAAGGGTCTTGAACAATATCTACAGTTGATAACATAAAGTCATCTCCCACATATTGAGCGCCATTCTTCGATACAAGACTTCCCATACCACGACTTGATACACCAAGCTTAACTCCACCTTCGAGTAGTCCTTCGACTATTTTTCCCATAGGGGTTTTAAGTATTGATGCCTTTCCTACAACATCATTTCCCTGCCAATGCAGATCTGTGATTTTGTGTGAAACTTTATCAAGGTTAACTGTTGGTCCTTCTGGATGATTTAACTCTCCAACAGCTCTCCCTGTTCTAACTTGTTCGACCATATATTTTTCTACGGCTTTTTCCATAGTTTTCTTTTCGTATATACGACCATTTCTGTTCTTTTTATTAGATTGCATAAACACACCTTCGATAAAATAGCTTTTCTCGCCATCTTTCTTAGCTTCGCATATTACATCTAAGTTGTTTTCTACGTATTCAGTTATTAATTTCATTTAGATACCTAGTAGTTTTAACATATCATTTGCTGCTTTTTCGGCTTCTTTTTCTGTTTTGAAGTCGTTATCGAGAAGTTCGCTATCTACGTAAACAGCAAAATTGTTACCCTTTTTAGTAAGGATAACTTCTTTGTCTTTTCGTTTACCAGCTTTATAAGACTTGACTTGTTTTTCGCCGCCTTTAAGCTTAACTTTTTCTCTTAATTCAACAAATGATAGCACGGATTATTATTCCTCGTTTGTGTTAGAATCAGCATTTACCTGATTCAAGCTAGATGCTATTTCTATCTTTTTAGCATCCATAGCGGCAGTCATTTTATCTGCCATTATAGTATTAAACTGTTTATTGGCATTAACGTTATCGCCATCATTTAAATTTTTAATCAATTCATTTGTATTCATTTTTTTCTACCTTGTTTATATATTTATAAAAACTCTTGTCCCATTAACCATCCCAACGTGGGTCATCGCCATCTGGTACTTCGTTTTCACCATCTTTATTCTCTTGATCGATTTGTTTTTGCATTTCTTCAATTTCATCGTCTGAGAATCTTAATACGTTTTTACGTATCCATTCATTTGATATGTATTTACCTACGTACTCATCGAGAGAACCTAGCATATCGAATCTTTCTCTTAACATTTCAGATTGTTTTAACTCTGAAAAGTAGTTGTCTTCTATATAATTAAAAGCAATACTTTCTTTCCATGTTTTCCAATCTTCTTTGGTAATAACACCTTTAAGTAAGAGTTGTGTTTTAAGTAATTGCATGAATAAGTCAGAGAATCTTTTTCTCAACCTATCAATAAACTTCTTAAACTTGACTTCGTCTCTTGTTATCTCGGATGTTCTTCCAAGACTAAACTGAGCTTCTTGTTCTAATCTATTAACTGGTACATTTAAAGATTTATATAGTTTCTTTTGAAAATATACTATATCATCTATTTGACCTAGGTTTTCTCCACCAGGTAATGTTGTGATTTCAGTTCCTCTTCCACCTTCTCTTCGTGGTAAGAAGAAATCTTCTAACATACTCATATGTTTTTTATCGTCTTTAATATCACCAGTGTTAGCATCATATACTAACTTGTTTCTATACTGATTCATAATACCTCTTAGGTATTCTTCAGCTTTACCTTTAGGTAAGTTACCAACATCAATATAGAATATTCTACGTTCTGGAGCTCTTGATATCCTATAGATTACCAATGAGTCTTCCATCATTCTTAATTGGTTAACTGGTTTTAATGCTTTATGTAGATAAGATAATATTTTTTTCCTACCTGGGTCCATTATACCAGATGTACAATAAGCAATTGCTTCAGGGAATATTTTAATTCCTTGCTCATTACCTATCATTTGTTTGTCTTCAAATACAAAAAACTCTTCTTGATTTGTTATAATCTTAGCTCCAGTCTTAGGGTCAGTCTTTTCTTCGATCTCTTTCACCTTCTTTAATTTGGTAGGATCGATATAACGTAACTCTTGTATACCTTTCTTAGGATTCTTATTGTCTATTATAATATGATATGGTAATCTACCATCTACATACCATTTTCTGTATATGTCATGAGCATATGCATTAAAGTTTAAAAGCTTTAATACTTGATCAAACTCATGTTTAACTGCTTCTTTTAATTTATCTGAAATTTCTAATTCATCTAATATTATATTAACTGGAGCCTCATCATGATCTCCAACAATTGATTCATTTATAATATCTTCAATAGCAGCATCGCACTCTGGCTGAGCTGATATATCTCTATACTTATAAATTAATTCAACTTCATTCTTAACTTTGTCGCCGTCCATATCAACGTAAGCGCCAAAGTGACCGCCTGCTTGAACAACGCCTGCGCCGTCCTCATCAGTATTGGGTACAAAGGAAGGAAGAAGCTCCTTGCTCTTTGATGTTTTTCTATTGATTTCGAAACCAAATAATTCGGCCATTTTTATTCCTCACATTATCGGAGGGGACATTATATCCCCTCGTCTAATATTATTTATATACCTACGAAGTAGTGTTAGATTCCCAGTATTGTACTTGGAATTCAACAGTGAACTCTTCAATAGTATTTTCTGAATCATAACTCACTTCTATCTCAGAAATGTTAGTAGGGAATAGACCTCTAAAGTCGTATCTCTTAGTAACTTCTCCAGCTTTATTCAATTGTTCAACAATTGCATCAGCTTGATAGTCAGTAGGATTAGATAATCCTGTATTTGAGTTATTATTATTAATACCATTCATCCATCTTTCCATAGAGTTACGAACACTAAAATCAACATCGTTGATTACAGTAATTGTCCAAGGATCGAATGTTCTGTCACCAGCAATTTGCAATGTTCTACCTCTGAATAATACAGGGATAGGTGCAATTATTGATGCAGGCATTTGAGCTGTTTTACACATAAAGGATGTTTGTTCAACATCACCTTGTGCATAACTTGGATAGTTCATAGTTACTTTAAAAAGGTTGGATCTCGCTCCACCGCCTACTAGTTTTGATTTAAAATCATCTACGCCTAATATTGCCATTTTCTAATCCTCCTATGAACCTGAAATCTCGGAGAATTCAACTCCGGATCTCGTTGCTACAAAGCTCAATGTTATGAAGTTAATAGATCTGTTAGGCTTGATAAAGATATCAGCTACAAATTTATTACCATCAATCACTGCGCTAGTGTTGTTAGTTTCGTCACAAACTACTGAAAAGTCTGTAAGTCCACGTCTACCTTTGACGTCTCTTAAGAACGGTTCAACTAAATTTCTGAACTGTGCTCTTGTAAATTCGTCGTTAAACTCGAATAGTTGCGCTTTAGCTGCTGTGCTAACCGCTTTCTCTAATGCGATGAAGAGTCGTCTAACATTAATTCTATCAAAAGCTGAAGGTCTGCTTAATAAAGTTTTGTCACCAAATAATATTGTACCTTGTCCAGGTAGTGATACTAATGGATTAACTCTGCCTTTATATAAAGCGTCTCTTTGTGCTTTAGTAGGATTGTATGCTAATTTAGTTATGCCTAACAATTGACCTCTATTTACGCCTGCTGGTGAGAACCATGCATCTGCTACTGAATCAGTATTAGCACATAATCCTGCGTGATGACCTGCAGCTCCAATCCATCTATATACGTCGTTATATTTGTCGTATACATAGACTGCGCCTGAGTCACATGAAGCGTAAGAAGTAGATGTTAATGCGTCTGCAAAAACTAAAACATCAGTGTGTGGTGTTGAAGTGTTTACTGAATCATCAATTGGTGGCGATACAAAAGCCATACAATCTTTACGACTGTTGACTATTGATATTAAATCGTTAGCAATTGTTGTTGAACCATCGACATCAGGAGAAGCAAATAATAGATTTACATCTACTGTTTCGCCATCTTCTAATAAGTCATACCCTAATGCAATTTCTCCAGTTGTTGGAGCGTTATCGTCTGTTCCACCTGAAAGTGAAGCTTCGAGAGCTGCAGTATGAGTATTAAATGTACTTACTCCTTCTGAATTAGTATTAGCTGCTTTAGCTGCTGCTAAAGTAAATCCTGCTTCAGATAAGTTAGTGTCATGGTCAATCCATCTAATATAATTAGACTGATTGTTAATAACATCTTTATAATAGTTAGTTGTGCCGTCGTCTTTCTTTGCGTCTGATGCTTGAGATAAGAAACCAAAAGTTTCTAATATAGTACCAGCTGTTCCTGAAATAGCGCCGTCTTCATCTATAACAGCTACGTGTAGTTCGTCATTAGTGACTCCTACTGCAGTTGCTGCTGTTGATGTTCCCGGTGCGCCATCAAAGTTGTCAGCATAGGTCCAGTCAGTATACGTTGATATACCTTGTGAAACCATTGATACCTTAATGCTATTACCCAGTACTCCTGGATGTTTAGCTGCCCAATTACCAAAGGCTAGACTTCCGTCAGCGTAATTATTCACATAATCTTCATCATTTTTTATCAGCTGTCCTGTACCTTGCGCGGTCGCGTTTAAATGACCGGAAGCTACTCGAACTACTTTTAGAGCATTGCCATACTTAAGAAAAGATGCTGCTACTAAGAAGTATTTAGCTGTGGAATCGTCTGGAGCGCCAAATGTTGAAGCAAGTTCGTTTTCTGAACCTACTGTAATCACTTGGTCTACAGGACCCCAGTTGAATGCTCCTGCAAATCCACCAATGCTGGTTGATACTGCTGGGACTACATTCGTAGCGTCGATCTCATTGACCTGAACGCCTGGTGATACTTGAAATGCCATCGCTTTGTCCTCTTTGTTGAGTTAGTTAATATGTCTCATAATAAGAATATTCATACTTTTATTTATAATAAAATGATATTCATCTACCAAATGTCCTTATCCTTAAACATGTTTATAAATTGTTTTGTAATACCGCCAACATATCTTTCAATACCTTGTAAGCCAGGATTTGAATTAACCTCTAAACAATAAGGTAAATCCTTTTCTCTATTATCGGCTGGTAATAAATCTATACCTGCTAATCTTGTGCCAAATATTTGAGCTATTCTTAATGATTCTTCTTTTTCTTTATCTGTAAGTTCTATTTCTGCCGCTTCAGCTCCAAGTGATACATTACTTCTACCATCTCCTGAAATAACTTCTCTCTTCATTGCACCAAGTATTTGTCCTTCGCATACAAGAACTCTTATGTCATAATCAATAGGTACAAACTCTTGTATTATAAGTGGTAAATTCTTATTATATAAAAGAATCATTTGAACTAAAGCTCTTAATGACCTCATACTTTCTACGATAACAACACCTACTCCAGTTTGAGTACCTGTAGATGATTTAAGTACGATTGGAAAGCTTGTCTTTAATTTTTCAACTGCTTCTTCAACTTCTGATGAATGTGTTATTGGTACTGTCTTTGGAGTACGTATTTTATTCTTTACCATTTTAAGATAACTTAAATATTTACTACTACATAAATCAAATGCTTCAGTATCGTTAATTAATGTATAACCAAACATCTCTAAGTTTTTCATCTCGTCATACCAGTTACGATTACCGGTAAATCCTATTGTTCCTAAACCTCTTGGCATAATTAATGTTTTTTCTGGATGTATAAGTATTGGCTTTTGTTTTTCTTTATTGCCTTTATCATCTGGCATAATAACAAGACCATCTTTATCAAATGCATATGATGTTAATACATGGCCATCTTTTGTTTGAGTAATTTCTAATCCTGGAAAATCTACAGTGTGAACCTTAATGCCTTGTTTAGCGGCTTGTTGTATAAACAATAATTGATTACCTGAATCCTTAGAATCAGTATCTCTTACATGTGCTTGTGAATGTGTAAGTATTAAAATTTCGTATTTCATATGTTATTTCCTGTCCATTCTTGCTCGAACCAAATGTTACCATCATCGTCTTTAGTATATTTATCCTTTTCGTAGTTTCCACTTTCGACAAAACCGAAAGGTAACATATCGTCTTGAATAGCTTTTAATCTTTCTTTATAAAGCATATCTTTCATATCAATATTTGTTAATGATTCAAATACATCAGTTGTTGTAAACCAAGCAAAGAGAACTAAGTTCATCATAAGGTCATCATGATTTGGTCCAACAGCCATATAACTATTCCCTTTACTTACAAAAGTACTCATTTCTATTATTGTTTGAGCATCATTTATCTTAAGTTTGCCTTGTTCAATTAAATCTTTTATCGTTGAACAACCAATACGCTTTACTCTTCGTGTCATTGTAGCACCAAGAGCATTTGCTTTAATACTTGATTCTACAAACATGTTTTCATATTCTAAATCGTAATATAAACCATTACAAACTACACCACCTTGATCGTTACTTTCTACAACAACATAAGCTTCATTATATAGATTAGCATACTTGTATATGATATCTGGTAAAAGCATTGGTGATATATTATTATCTCTAAAAATAGCAACCTGTTCAAATGGCTGTTTACTTACATCTATTATAGTAAATGTGCTATAGTCTTGGTTTCTACCTTTAGAAACATCAACGCACATTACATATTCAGCTTCTTGTTCTGGTTGAGAATATATCATGATATTCTCTTTTATAAACTGTGGCTCAACACTTTGTTGTGCAAGTAAATAATTTGCACCTATTAATGTATTACCTCTTCCATGAAAGGTATTACCAAACTCTTGTTCAAACTGTAACTCGGATGTATTTGATACTGTTTGTTGTTTCCACTTATCATCTCTTCCTGGAACATCCCACCAATCAACTCTAAAAGGTTTAAACTCATTTGTTTTCTGTACAGCTCCTTCCCATAGTTTATGATATACATTACCTATACCATTTGCTGTAGATGTGATAACAATCTGAGTATCTCTACCAGCTGATACTACAGGATATGTAGATGTATAAAACTGTGCATCATTTTCAACGAATGCAAACTCATCTAAAAAAAGTAAGTTAATAGATAAACCACGAATAGAACTACCACTTGTAGCTGCAGCTATTATCTTAGAATTATTACTAAATTCAATACTACCTTTATTTAAAGCTTTACATCCAGGCTGTAAAAAGAATGGTAGGTTCTCTAATGCAAGTGTTATACGTGCTAACATCTCTCTGGCAACTGCACCTTTATTAGCTAAAACTGCAATAGTCTTTTCAGGATGAAATACAGCGTACCATAAGAGATATACAACTGATGATATTGATTTACCACTCTGTCTACAAGCTAAAACTATAGAAAATCGATTTGCTTTAAAATGATCGAACATTTCTTCTTGATATGGATAAAGATTAAATGGTACTAATCCCTCATCAAGTGATATAATTTTTACATAGTTTCTTGCAAAGTACGATGGCGAATCCATACACTTCTTATATTCGATAATCTCTTCTTTAGTAAAAGATGATTGAACACCATCTCTCTTAACATTTGGATTACCTAAGTAACCAAACTCATTATTCTTTATTGTCTGTTGCATCGATTACATTATCTTTATTTAATAACATTCTTTGTAAGTCAGTAGTACTACCCACAAACATATTGTTATTTGTCACAGTTTTTGCTTCTTCTCTTTCTTCTTTAGTTAAATCTTTCTTTTGCTTTTGCAAATCCATAAGATTTTTAGTAACATCACTTATATTCTTTATTGTTTGTGCAAGGACTTCAAATGCTCTTGGATGTTCTGATTCTATTGCAAGTTCAGATAATACATCCATTGACCTTGTTCCGTTATATATTAGGTCTTTATAAGTCTTACGTGAAAAGTCATAATCGTCTTTTATGTCTTTATCTATTTTAACTGGTCTATCTTTTTTAATAGTTGGTAAGTTCTTTTCTAAACTCGCAGTCATCTTTTCTTTCTTGTCCATTATCCACCTTCAGTAATTGTAGTAGTAATAGTGTAATCATCAGCATCATCAGTACCACCTACAGTAAAGTCCATTTCCTCAAATGTTCTTCCTACATTATCTTTATCATGAAAGTCTAAGTTAACTTCACGTATTATATTTTGGTCAGCTGTTGGACCAAAGAACTTCATCTTCATTGTAAAATCTAATTGATATATAAGTACTCTTCTCTCTGAAAAGTCTCCTTCATATTGGTCATCAATAGCAACACTTCCAAGTATTACTGATACATCTTGTTTATAATCAAAACCTGCAACCGGAGTTATTGTGACATTATATTCTGGTTGAAAGTATGGTAAAATTTGTTCTACAATTTGTAGTCCATCATCTTGATTTTTAACAAGTACATATAAAGACATACCGATATCGTATGAAGTATAATGTTTAATTGTTTTCTTTTTAGTAATATCTGAACCATGAGTTTCGGATATTATATTTCTCTTAGCACCTTTTTGAGTTGGGTCTAAAGTAATACCAGTAATCTCAAATCCCATCCTTGGTAACTTAATCGCCATTTGAGCGTCAAATCCAGTTTCTTGATCAAGACGAGCTAAGAATTTTTGTTTAGGTCCATAAGCTAATGGTACTCTTGTTTGGTTTAATACGCTTCCATCAGCGGCTTTTCTCATAACTTTTAAGTTATTAAATAATGTGCCAAAGACAGCTACTGACTTTCTCATTGTTGCGTGATAGAAATGGTCACCAAACATTAGTACGTCTCCGATGGATCGCCAAATGGATTCGATTCAGAAAAATCAATAAATCCATCAGCTTCTAATTCAAAATCAATATTTTGAGCAGCTTCATCGGCAGCCCAAGCGCTTCCAGTTGTATCTGTTAAATCACTATAAATAGTAGCTACTGTTCCAGTATTAGTTGAAGTTCTGCCTGTTACTACACCACCAACTGTAAATTCTTTTGCAATTGATGTACCCGATGTTCCTATATTAGATACCCAAAGCTTACTTAAAATATCTGAAGCTTTTGTTCTTTGTTGTACCTCACCATATACTATAACTGCTGGAATGTCGCCATCTGCTGGAGTTATAACTTGTTCTATTATCTCTCCAACCTGGAAGTGATTACCACCTGTAATTGCAATATCAATTGGCATTTGATAAGCAGCTTTTGATGTTGCTTCATCAATTGATGTAACACCAGTTTCGAAATCTTCATCGTTATATTCAAATAATGAACATTGCATTTTATATACTGGTAAGTTAGATAACTGATAAAACGGTGAATCATCTTCAACATAACTAATTTCAAAGAATGAATTTGTCATTGGTAAGAAGATTAAATCTCCTTCTTGAGGTCTTGGATCTGTTACATTGCTTGAGAAAGTACCAACTCTTGTTTCCCAACGTCTTCTTGATACTATAAAAGTTGCATCGTCTCGTATTTCTAAACCAAATTTAGAATATAAGTCGCCTGAACCTTCAAACCCTTCAGTATTTTCAATATACATTTCAAGAAGATATGCATCATCAAAGCTTGAAGCTGGATCTTCGCCTAATATAGAATCTCTGTTTACAAGCGTACGTGGAATGTAATAGACATCTTGTCCATATATTCCTAGTGATTCTATTATCAGGTCTTCGTATAAGTGTTGTTCACTTTTAACGGCCTGAGAAAAGTATACATTTCTCGGCATGTTTTATCCTGTCATGAAGTCGACTGGCTGTTCCCAGTTAAGTCTAGCCTCTTCTTCTAATTTTGTTATTTCTTCGTTTGCGTCATCAAATATTTGACGTCCATTAAATGTTACACCGCCCGGCATAACCATTCCTTCGAATTTAATAAGGTTTGTACCCCATTGTCTTTTGATTAATGCTGTTGCATATCTTTTTAAGAAATAATCGTTATATACTGCTGTATAAGTGTCTGGGTCTATTATACGATAACATTCAACTACTAAATAATCTCCTACAACAACTTCTTCTGACCAATCCATAAAGATATCGATTCTATTTTTATGTCTATCAAAGTTAATATGTTTTTCATCTGAGTCAAGAACGACATCTAAAAGAGATAAAAACTGTTGCGACATAACGTAATCAGTAAGGTTACCCATAAAGCCAACTGAATGTATATCATTTAAATGTATCTGATATCTTATATCAAACATATCACTTGATGTTACAGAATCTCTTATAGGTAATACTCTTACAACATCTGTTATTAAATTACTTGTTGTAATATAACCATTTGTAATATCATTCTGAGTTACTTCATGTTTTAAATAGAATTTTTCTATAGAGTCAGCATGATAAGTCTGATAGAATTGTAGAGCTTCGTCTATTCTGTCATCTATTTGATCTTCATCTACATTAATTTCGATTACAGGAGCTCCGAGATTACGTAAGCAATAATCGATAAGTGTTGTTTTACTATTTGGTGCTGCCATATTTATTTCCTATTATATTCTATTTATAACAGTTTAAGCCTTACTAGGAAAGATCTGAAAGAGCATTTCTTTCTGTAACAGTTAGTGCTACATCTAATTCGAATGCTTGATTTATTTGAGCTTCTTCTCCTACAGCTAATGCAATTTCATTTTCATTACAATGCTGCATTAAAGCCGTTAAAATTTCGCTTTTTGCTATCGCAAGCCTACTAATTATAGCGCCTTCTACCCAACCCGTTGGGTCATTAGTTACATACTCAAATACTTTATAATCTGTACTTGTTAGTTCATTTGTTATTATTGCCATTTTTTTTATCCTATCATTGTTATAGAGGCTGTTCTCCAGGCCTCAAAAGTTGTTACTGTTGCGTTGTACCAATCATCATTTACAAAAGTTACGTAATCATTATATGCAAGTTTTACTACAATACTTACACCTCTATAATGGTAGCCGGTACCATTATTTTCAGATAATTGTTCAGTAACAACGTTGCCATTTACCAAAACTCTACTATCTATTCTTCCAGTTGTAGTATCACAGATAGTATTAAAGTTTATTAAATACAATCCACCATGAGGAGCAATAAGTCTAAATTGGCCACTTACTACTGAACCTGTAATAGTATTGTTACTAAGAGCAGTATATGCAACTCCAGAATTTGCTACTCCACTACCATTTGTATTTGTTACACTACCATACCAGTGAGGTTTATTTGGTTCATATGTAATACCATTTAACATAACTCCAGTTGAGTCCCATTTAAGCTTTCCGTAACCACCTTGCATAAGCCAACCATCTTGGCTAGCTGCTGTATTAACAACAGTGCCGTTTGCATATACTCCGACGTGATTATTTGTGTAGTTCCCAGCATTAGATAAATGAACATGTCCCACATTAGCTCTATTTGAAAGGTGTAGGTCTTTAAATCTTTGACCTGATGCACCTAAATCAATCGCATTATCTCTACCGCCATTACCTGAACCTGAAGATGTGAATGGTCTAATACAATCTAATGAATCAGCGAATTGCACTGCTGTATCACCAGTACCAATAACTATATCACCACCTTCAGTACCAATACTTCCAACTGTATTAGATTGTTTGCGAAATACTAAGATACTTCCATCATTAGAGTTGTTCTTGCCAAGTTCCATAACAGCAGCATTAGCATCTGTAGCAATTTCAACTTTACCTGTTGATGCTGCATAACCAAAACCTTTTTGAGAAGCAAATCCACTAGCAGGATTAACAACTGTATTACCTACCAACAAGTTGCCTGTATTGGTTAGAGTCATTCGACTTCCCCAAGCAGAACCATTGTAAGTTACAAACTGAAGATTATTAGTACCTGTCGTTCCTATAACAGAATCTTCATTACTACTATCTGCACCTAAACGGATACCACCACTTGTATCGCCAAATAATCCATATATATCAAAATTAGTACCTGCAAAAGTATAGTTTGTAGTAGCAACTTCAAGACCTGTTGCAGGACTAGTCGTTCCAATTCCAACATTGCCATCTTTATTTATCATAAATTTTGAATGAGATGTAGCATCAAAATAATCACTATTTGAATTTCCAACTCCAATATGAAAATCTCCATAGTTAATCGCAATATTACCTATACTCCAGTTTCTAGAATCAGCTGCTCCAGTCGAATCTCTAAAAGTAATCATAGGGGCGGTATTATAGTTAGTTGCAGAACCTGCAATATCTACTATCCCTACAGTTGATTGCGGAGTTGTTCCAATTCCAACGTTTCCTGATGAATCAATACGCATTCTTTCTGTTAAATTATCTGTACCATCGGCTGATGTATGTAAAGTCAAATAACCAGGAGAATCGCCTGATGTTGCAGCCGCATCACTACGACCTATTATTGCTGAAGTATCAAATCCTCCGCTTTGCCATTTAATACCTGAACCTTTATCGCTGCCATTATTTGTGTTATTGAGTCTTAGTGTCATACCAACACCTGCACGTGAATGTGTTGCTAATATTCCTGTATTAACATCTCCTGAACCAGGAACAGTTAAATCTCCAGGTGTTGTTAAAGCGCCACTTAGTTTTGCTGAAGTAACGGTATTATCTGAAGGTACACCAATAGAAACTGGTGTTACGTGATATACTGTAACTACTCTATTTAAAACTATACCAGTAGAAAATATAAGCGTTGTTCCTGAAACAGTGTATGTATCATGTGCTTGAAATACACCATCAACGAATACGATAAGATTATCTTCGTCAGTGACTGTTGATGAAAGTGTAAAGTTAGTTTGTCCTGAAGTAGCAGTAAATTTATCTGTTGAATAAGAGCCATTCCCACCGCCAGCAATTGCACCCCATGCATCAGTGTATCCTTCAAATTCTCCTGTTGTAGAATTATATCTAAACATACCTGCAACTGGACTACTATTTCTTTGAGCTGTTGTACCTACTGGTAATTTAATTGAGTCAGTACTATTAATGTGTATACCTTTGTTAAAGTCCCACTCATCGTTTGTACCATCGTATGTAATTGTAGCACTTGCGCCGTCAATTGTTATTCCAGCTCCATTTGCTGCAGATGAATCGGCTGCGCCACTTGCTAAAGTTAAATTTAAGTCATCAACTGCAAGAGTTGTACTATTAATAGTAGTTGTAGTTCCATCAACCTGTAAGTTACCAGCGATAACGACTGTTCCAGTATTGTCTCCTACTCCAGCTGGATCGATTGTAAACGTAGCAGGTCCTGCAAGATATCCTGTTGTAGTAATATTACCATAGCTTCTGTTACCAGAAATGTATGTGCCTACACGAGCATCAGTGTAATAAACATTTGTTGAACCTTCTTCAACATTATCAGTATCAATTGATGATAAGCTACTTGAAGGTACTAAAAAACCAGTATGCAACATTGAAGTTGTAATAGCATTATTAGCAATATGATCTGTAGTTATATAATCGTTAGGTATTTTACCCGATAATAACTGACCACTGCTGTCTAATAGTTGAGATAATCTTCTGTTTATTGTAAATGCCATAGTACTTATTTATATCCTATTCTTCTAATGTTTCTATTCTTGTTGTTAAATCTTCTATTTTTGTTATTGCTTCTTGTAGTGCTTTAGTTAAAAGCGGCACAAGTTTTGCGTGATCGATACCTTGATATTCAGGATTGCCATCGCTATCAAGTTCATCCTTTGTTCCGTGTGTAGCTTCAGGAACTATGTCTTGTACTTCGTGAGCTAAGAAACCGTCAAGAGTAGTATCACCGTCTGCTATAAAGTTAAACCTTGATGGTTTTAATTGTTTTAATCTTGTTGTTGCATCCCAATCTGTAACTACATTTTCTTTTAATCTATAGTCTGATGAGGTGTAATATGATGTACTTGACCCATTAGTTCTTATAGTTCCTACAGTACCATTTGGGTTTCTAAAGTTTGCTACATCAATAAGACTTGTACTTGTTGTTGCCAATACCAGATTTTTTCTACCTACACTATCTGCGATAAATCCTGAACCACCTCCGTTACTACCCGTTGGTTCAGCCGTATTACCAACTATAAAACTTCCACCATATGTAAAACGACCTCTTTCGTTTGGAGCATTGTTATAACTAGCAGTAGTAAAGGTCATATCACCGGGAGGACTAGCTTGTCCATCAGTACCGGTAACAACTTTTATTTCTGCAACGGCATGTGGTCCCATGCCTGTAGTATCAGAAGTCATAAATTCTAGAGTAGCAATCTCTCTATTTAAAGTCCAAGTTCCGCCACCGCCATTACTTGAATCTCTTATACTTATTCGCGGTTGTTGGCCAAATACTTGAAGTTCATGCTGAGGGTCATCTATTCCAATACCAACGTTTCCAGTTGAACCTTTAATTTTCATTCTACTAACTAAAGAACTA